TCAGGAGGACATTTCCTCTCAGGAGGACATTTCCTCTCAGGAGGACATTTCCTCTCAGGAGGACATTTCCTCTCAGGAGGACATTTCCTCTCAGGAGGACATTTCCTCTCAGGAGGACATTTCCTCTGGGGCGGAAGAGCTTGAGGAGCCCAAGACTAAGCTCACTGGAAAGGAGAAGACGTTTGCCAGACTCGACGAGCTCTACGCCGGACTCTATGAGGACGAGTCCGACTCTGAATGGGAGGATGCAGACAGCTATGAAGAGGATGTTGAGGAGGCCAGTGAGGAGGAACGCAAGAAGATCGACGAGATGGTTGAGGAGGTCAAGATGTTCGCCGAGAACATGATCAATGACCTGGGCGATATGATAGAAGACCCTAAGCCCGTCATCAAGTCCCTTGAGAAGGAGGTCACCAAGATGACTGAGGTAATAAATTCCCTCAAGGATGAAGTTGATGAGCTCAAAGAACTGGATGAAGATGATCGAAGCGAAAACGAACTCAAGGAAAAGAAGAAGGAGCTGGCCAAAATGAGGAAGGCCCTCAGGACTACCAAAGCCAGCATCAAGGAGAAGAAGGAGTGTATCTCAGACTACAAGAAGTACAAAGAAGAAAAGACTAAGATTGAAGCCGAACTGTTCAGGTTTGAGAGCATGGCTGCCTACTTTAACACTGTTGAAGATCTGATTAGGTACGCCACCTCATATGTAGATGAGTATGTAGATGAGTTCAGTGCCTACTTTGCTCCGTTCAATTGCAAAAATGACCTACTTCGCTCTCTCTTTTTCAACGACACTTATGATGTCCCCTATACGACTTGCGTAGACATGGATTCCCCCTTGGACTTTTCTAATCTTCGCATAGAAGAGGAGTATGAGGAATACAGGATAACCAACGGCATGTCTGCCCCTGAATGTTCTGTTTCCCAGCTTGAGTGGGATGAGATCTATGAGAGTTTGGGAGAAGAGCACTATGAATATACTGGGTACATAAGCAACAAGCTGAACATGAAGCAGCTCAAGTTCATCTGCGTCTACAATAATATCCCCAGAGATGGCAAGAAGTCAGACATCATTGAGCGCCTCAACTCGCCTTATGAACTCTATGTTCCCAAGAGCAAGAGGACCGAGCCATTTGACACCTTCGCTATAGCCGACCCCAATCAGGAGAAGTATGACGAACTCATGAAAGACAAGTCCTACTACAAGAATAGCACCACTATGAAGATCCTAAGGCAGCGCAAGATCATGGGGTGCCAGCTCATGAGGGCGACCAATGCTGAAATCAAGTACATCTTCTCAGAGCTTGGTCTTGAAATTCCCAAAGGCAAGCATGAAGACCTTGTGAAGAAGCTCATTGAGCACTACCATAAGATCTTCTAGATACCTAGAAGAAGGTAGGGTAGCCTCAGGTAAGTACCTATTCGGTCCGCGACAACACCACCAGTCGCTCAAAATTCGTTACCCCTCGGGTAACGAATATGATGACGAAAAAAATCAAATCAAGCATAAATACCTCCAAAACATGAGTTATAGTTTAAGGAGAATAAGGATAAATTAAAGAAACATGTTTGATCACTCAGTTACTATTTCCAATGAATTGGTTGCGTTACAGCCCATGTACTTGGACCGCCATATCCTTGAGCACATCAGGCAGAAATTGAGGAATGCGAAGGTTGGTATATGCAGCAAGGAGTATGGCTACATCAAGGACATAGAGATCAAGAATGTGACGCAAGTTGAGATCTCAATGGCTGACGGCGGCACGCGCTTTTCGACCACGTACGCAATCCAATCCATGTTGCCAAAGCCAGGGAATGTCTACGTGTCCAAAAACGTGATCATATTAAACAACTCTGCCATGTGTTGTATTCTAGCAACAGTCGACGATACATGCGACACGCCGTTTCAGATCTTCGTCATGAATGGTACAGTCAAAGGTAAGAAGTACAAATTTGATGACTGTAAGTGCACAGTACCCGTCATCAAACAAGGAGTGTCCATGGACTTTGTCTTGGGTGACATCGTCGTGGACACAGTGGCATACCATGAAAAGAAGTTCATAGTCACTGGTAAACACACCCATACATCATGCAAGACCACAAAAGATGATAAAGAGGGTCATACAAAGACTGAAGGAACTAAGCATCATGGATTACATAAGTATGAATAATATAAGCATGGATACTGTCAGAACCTACACTGAGCTCATGCTCACCAGACGCGGCTACACCATTGGGGATTTCATGGACACCGACGAGGAAGGGATACCCGGTAAAAAACCCAGACTAGAAGTAACCAAACCTGACGGTACAAAGGCAATCGTATTCTTTGTGCACAAAAAAAACAAGGCAGATAAGGTTACAATCAATGTAGTGAAGGCCATCATCTCAATGGCCAAGGAAATCACACACATACTGATCGTTCACGACACCGTTCTCACACCGGACGCGAAGCAGAATATCACCAACTCCACAGACGAGCTCATAGCCCTCTATCAGTTTGAGACTTTTACGTTCGACGATCTCAGCTACGACCTACTCGACGTCCAACGCCATTCGCCAGACATTACGATCCTCACAAAGGCACCCCCTCAAGCCAACAGGCTTCCCGTCCTGCTGGCCTCAGATCCACTTGCTAGATATCTGAGGATCCGCCCTGGCGATATCGTCCAGGGAAGATTCGGAGACGAAATGATTACGATAAGACGATGTGTAAACGCATAACGTGTAGCATATTCCGTCCAATCCTAACCGCCCAATCCTAACCGTCCAATCCTAACCCTTCGGGGTTACGATATACTCGCGTGTTTTTGAATGTAGGCTATATATAACATTTCTGAAGAAAACATGACTATGAAAGTATTGGTGACAGGAGTAACAGGGTTCATCGGCTCTCACTGTGCCGTTGAGCTTTTGCAACAAGGCTACGATGTCGTAGGTATAGACAATTACGACAACTCATACGATGTTAACGATGAGATCTTGGCCTTAAGCGACCGATCGTTGTCGAGAGGCACTTACTCTTTCCATAAAGTCGACCTAATGAACAAGAACGCCGTTGAAGAGATCTTCAGGGAACATAGTGTGGACATTGTGGTGCACCTAGCCGGCAAGAAGGCCGTCTCCGAGTCCATCACCAATCCCATCATGTACTACCAGACCAACATCCTCACCTCGTGCAACGTCTTTGCGGCCGCCCTTCGATACAACGTGGACAAAATTATCTTCAGCAGCAGCGCCACCGTCTACGGCATCCCCCAATACATGCCCATCAACGAAGACCACCCAACCGGCCAAAACATCACCAACCCATACGGCAAAACCAAACACGTAATTGAAGAGATGCTCAGGGACCTGGTGGCCTGTAACGACACATTGAGCGTTGTAGTTTTGAGGTACTTCAACCCATGCGGGGCTCATCCGTCTCACATGTTAGGTGAAGAGCCCAAGGATAACCCCAACAACCTGTTCCCCATCATCGCCCAATACGTGAAACAAAATAAGCCTGTGGGTGTGTTTGGGACCGACTTTGCCACGCGAGACGGGACGGCCGTGCGCGACTACATCCACATCCACGACCTTGCCAGGGGGCATGTGGACGCTGTCCGCTACGCTTGCTCCACATATCATGGATTCTTTCCTTTCAATCTGGGGACGGGTGCCGGCTACAGTGTCAGGGAGATCTTGGACACATATGGAGGTACAAACAACATCGAAGTGAAGCACGAGGATAGACCTAGGCGTCAGGGAGACGTGGACGAACTTGTGTGCGACGCTACCAGGGCCCGTTCCGATCTGGGATGGGAACCAAAAAAGACCCTGAAGGACATGTGCTACGATTCGTGGTTATACAGTTATGAGTAAATATATCATTATCTAAAGAATGGAGTTAAAGACGCTGTTTTGTGAGTTGATAAAAAATGCTCGGGTGGTCGTGGGTGAAGAGGATGGCCTGAGATCAGATCATCCATTTGAGTTGGTGGGATATGGCGAGCAGATGGGGCGCTACTGGAGGCTTGCTCGGTTTGACGACCCTGACTCTTTCTACATTGAGGACTTTGGGGACTTCCACTATAGCGGGCGCCTCAACATCGATGCCTACGGGGAATACATTGTATGGTAGAGTAGTGTCGGTACTACCAGAAGAACGACTTAATTCAAGAGCACCTGTGGATATAGTCTCATTTGCAAACAACAATATAGGTGAATTCAAAATAATGTTTAAAGGTAGTAATCCTTGTAATTTTATGAGTTTGGTCTATATATGGACAGTCTAAAACAACGAAACACTGGAATCTCATGATGTCTAATTTATAACCAGAGGAGGTTATAAAATTTTCAAAAATTACACTTTACATGAACTACAATCTTTGTAATACCAAAAGAGGAACAGACTGATGATGAGGATGACGATGCCTGTGGAGATTATAATCCTTTTCCTTTTTTGATAGTCTTCTTTTGAGGATAGGCCTGCCATACCAGCACCAGCTAATGCGATTGGAACAGCCATGCACATACCACAAAAATCTTCGCGAACTTCTTCTTTCATTTTGGTATACTGTGATTTTTTTCATCTGGCTAGCGGCTGCGCCGCCCGGCGACCTTGAGCGAGCTCGGTAGAGGCATACGTCTGGACTCTACATCCACTTCATAGTTGGTCTGATTTCTATTCCAGATCTGCTTGCTCATGAGATCCTCTCTGTGGAATTGACTATCCCTGATCCAACTAAGGCAGTTCTTGTTGTCCATGCTGGCTCTACAGTAGTGAGGTTTGTACGAATCCATGGGATCAACGTAATCCTCCTTCACTACGAGGCCTGGCTTAATAAATAGTTCAGAGATAAAGGGTACAGCAAGATCCTTACCATAATAGTATGTATTCTGACCTCCGTGTATATTTGAGTAAGAATTATAACTCGCCGCTCTGTACCCCGGTATATATGGTGTATCCCGTACCTGTACTTTACCATTGAGAGGTATATTGTCAAGGGCTAACCTCTGTCCACTGTGTGCGGAACTTACAAGACGTGGGTCTTGACTGACAAACGCCACTTTGTTACATACATCACGTGCAGACTGTGACACACAGGGCACTTTCTCGAAATCAGTATCCCATGAGCTTAAGACATTCATCCTCACATAGTCATTACTATCGGCAACGGGACGAATTGAAATGCGTACAGGAGGTTTACAATCTAGCGACCGAGCGGCTAGCGACCTTCGGTCGCCGGCGGGCTTGCGGGGCGCACTACCCTCAATTGCCGAGTCATTAGTGTTTTCACTCTGATAAGTAGTCATTTTTTGATATGTAAGGAGAAAAGCCTGTAAAAAATATCTATGTTAAGCAAAAAATGGACGACATTATGATATTGATGAACAAAGTCATCATTGACATCCACGGGGGGTTCGACGACACCCAGTTCGGGATTTTTGATGACGATGAGCAGGAACAACTTCGTTATATTTGGGACAAGGTTGCCAAACGTGATGTAATGAAGTTCATGAATATCCTCTCCCCTGCCCAGAAACAAAGAGTTGCAATATGGGTGGCAAACCGCACAGACTACTCAGTTGACGACCTGGTTAAGGCCCTCAAGAAATTTACCAAATTTCTTGAGTCTGCCAGTTACGCCAATCACACCGTTTACCCTAAGCTCGCATCGTCTAAACCCAAGCGTGTTAGAAACGCCTCCGTGTTCCGTAAGAAAAAAAACACCAGTTAATGAATGTATTGGGGCAGACTATAGCCTGTTGTTTTTTCCAGCAGATGTATATTGAAGACGAAGACGAGGATGACCTGCTCCCGTTATGTCAATTCAATTGAGCGGCCCTGCAGTAGGAAAACAACTTGAATTTTAAGGATTTATAGATAAGGCCGTTAAAAAAAAATCATGGATCAAACGAAGCATAAAGATGCGTGCCTGGATATACCGAGCGACCTTACCGAGCTTCGCTCGGCCGGCGGCGGAGCCGCTCGGTCGCAGGGCGGGGCTCCGCCCCGCAGCCCTGCTCGGCCGGCGCGACAAGAATGCTCGGTTCACATCACTTTCAAAAATGCAGAAAATCACTTTGTGAAACGTATTTGGAACACCTTTTTTAAGCTAGACGCTCTATGCTACTACAGGATGCTTGATGTATTAACATTTCTTTGCACCCTTGAAGTGATCGATATAGTCACCGCTGCCTTAAGCTGCGTGTTCAACTCTATCATGTTCAAGTCCTTCAAGATCTTCTCCACTCCCGAGTTTAAGAACTTCCACTACGACGAGAACAAAAACATCATCAAAAACTTATACAACTTCGCTCGCAATACTATTAAACAAGTGACCACGGTTAAAGTTCCTAAAAGCAGAAGTAAGACTTGCTTAGTGTTTGGCTTCCTTTTTTGTATCCTCCCAGAATTCATCCTGAGGAAGATAGTTCTTGGACCGCTGATGATCGTCACGTTTGGGCTCCTCCTGATGACCTCGTGGGTGGGAGTTTTTATTTTCATTCCTCTGTTCTATCTTTTATGGTACATCATCAAGTTCGTGTCAAAGATCATTTTAGTCTTCCTAGCAATAACAACAACAATCATCCTCACTATATGCGTGTTTTTGAGCGCAGGCCTGTATTTTGTTTTCATGACCGTTTTCATGTTAACCATAGGTATTGTATTGTTCTTCATCTACCCCCTCCTCTTCGTCCTCAGGGTAGTTATCCTGAGCGCGGTCACCGTCATCTACTACGTCCTCAGAGCTCTCTCAATGACCAAATCGTGTTGCTTCATCACCGACTCTTCGGCCCGTATTGGCAGTTGTGACCGAGCGGACGAGCTCCGCTCGGTAACGCTTCCTATAAATGTAGTACAAACTCTTGAAGTGTCATAGCGTCTTAGCGTCTTCTATTCGTAACCATACGTGGTTATGAAATCATATGTCTTTATAAAAAGAAACCAGGCCCGCAGTCGCACTAAAGCTAATTATCTGTATATCAAAATGGAATGTCAAATCTGTTGTAACAAATATACCTCAAAATTGAGGCGAAAATATACATGTCTCGAGTGCTCGGAAAGTGCGTGCACAGGCTGCGTATTCAAACATATGATGGACAACCTCGGCGACTTCAAGTGCCTCTTCTGTAACGCCCAAGTCCTCATTACCGACCTGAGGGAATACTTGTCCGCGGCCAAGTACAAACAACTAGCCGATAAAGAGATAAGCCACCTCTTCGATCTCGAGATCGCCATGCTCGACGCCACAAAAGCGGCATTAGATGAAGAACAACGCATAATCGAGATGGAGATCGTTATCAAGTGGCTGCGCAAGGATGGCATGGACGATACGCAGATCTTGCACGCACTAGTCGAGATGGGGTACATGAAAGAGGGGCCTAGTAAGCACCTATCCTTTGTTCATATGTGTCCCAAGTGTAATGAGCTCCTACCTACCGGCTCCGCCGCCCGGCGAGCGGAAGGCGGGGCTCTGCCCCGCAAGCCGCAGGCCGAGCGGAGCTCGGTACCTTCGGTCGCTACTGAGCTTGCGGGCAGCCCATACACATGTGATTCTTGTAAGGCTAAGATATGCAGTATATGCATTGAGGAAGCTGAACCAGGCCACACTTGCAATAAAGATATGCTGGAAACGATCAAGCACATACATGCAACCTGTGAGACTTGTCCCAAATGTCATTCCATTATTGAGAAAGAAAGCGGAGGCTGCGACCAGATGTTCTGTACCAAATGTAATACAACATTCTCATGGACCACACGCCGAATCCTGACTAAAGACGAGGTCCGACACAACCCTCATTTCTATGACTGGCAACGCCAACAGAAAGAAGGTGTTCGTAACCCTCTGGATAACCCATGCGAGGGACACTTTTTAATCAAGTGTCAAGACAAGCTCAATAACGTGGAAGTCCTTCCTGAGAAGTTGGATGAGACGCCGATCAATAATGAAAAACCAAAAAAAAGGCCCAACATCTCTGTTACCAAGGGCTCATACCTAAAGTTTGTTCAGGGGATGTTGATCCACTCGGTAGAGACCATCGTTGGGATCCAGGAGAGGGATGACTTTATAAGGCAACAGTTCAGGGCACGCTACCTCACAAAACACATTAATTTCAAGCGTTGGAGGAGAAGATTCAAGCAACATATCAATACCCTACGCAGGAATAACGAAACAAAGACCCTCCTCCTGGCATGCCTCGACAGTCTCTATTACATCGTCCTGGAAGCAGACGCAGACATATATATGATTAAGCAGTTATTTTACATCTTAACAGTCAGTCTCAAAGCGGTCCAAGACCACTATGGACGGACCCTCAACTATTTAATCAGTACCGAGAACGTGATGCTACCATATATGACCTGACCTGGCAAGTTAGACTTAGCACGAGTGAGTTATAAACGTCTAATCACACCCAAAATGCACATATTCAAGACTAAATTACTTGAGTTCATTGCAGAACTGTTGGCCCTGTTTGAGGATAAAAACAAAATTGTGTGTAAACGGCTCATTTACTACCGTCATCAAGTGAAGAACAAATTGGATGAAGAGGACCTGTACGCCATGGCAATTGATTTCCTATCACAAGAAAGCGTAAGAGAAATGATGTCTGTTCACAACCATCGAGTAATGAAGGGGACGTCGCTCGAGATGGACGTTGATCTACTGTGGGAGTCGTGTACCTCCAAGAATAAAGCCATCATATGGAAGTGGGTTGATGTGATCATAGAGACGCTCGATCCCTACCTTGCTTAGTTCTAAATTGTATAAAAATATTGACTGAGGAAAAATGAGAGGAAATTTTTCTAGAGCCCGGACACCCGCGAATTCAGAATACACGCTCCGCGTCATGCCTTATAACGAAGACCTGAGAGAGAACTTCATTGACCTCACGAAGCCCGACAATATACCCATCTTCCTGCTGGTAGCTATCGTCGTCATTCTATTTCTACTTTATAGACGCTAGCGGCGGACGGGCGACGGAAGGTCGCTAGCCGCCCGGCGACCAAAGGTCGCTAGCTCGTTGTTCATAGTCATTTTTATAACCCTTAGGGTTATAAACATCTGTTCCCATCATTCATACTTCCATCAATCATACCCTATGTATTGAGGACATGTTCTTCAGTTTAACACAGTCAAAGGTTCTAGCCTTCTCAAGTGCTCGCTTCATGTCATCTATCCCAATCAACTTACCGTCAATGAGGCACATCTCAAGCTCAAACTTGACATCACTACTGAGCCATCATGAGCGGGAGGTCTCCGTCTACGTATCCAATATAAAGCTCTTCTCCGTCAAGGAAGCGAATGAGTGGCAGCTCCTCTCCGTCAATTTCCTCAATGGCCACAACGACGCCACGGGATCCCGCCCTTCTATCGCGATACTTAGCAGTGAGAGCTACCTGAGATCCGGGGCCGAGGTAGAGTTGTTTATTACCTTTGGTTCCGAAGTCATAGATATGAGTATTGCCCGTTATAGTCTTGTAGGAGTCTATGGTCTTTTTCAGGACTTGCCTGTCAGTCGCATTGATGATGATGGTGGGCTGAATGGAAAGGGGGTCTGACGGTGGGGAGAAGACAAGGGTCCTGTTCTCCAGTTCCTCAAGTTTATGAGGAGTGAATGAGTTGACAAACTGTTGGTAGTCTAGATGGCTGTTGATGATATACCTGGCTATGGTACGATCCTTCTCTTTCTCATCTTCGGGAAGATCAGCGTACTTGGTGGCGGCACATTGATTGCGTCGTTTGTCGCCGAGAGCGACATTGGGCTTCCTGTAGCCGTCGGTCCAGGGCTTGTCTTCCACCCAGAAGGTGTAGTTCTCTGCCCACGCTTCATGGACAATGTCAGAAGCGGCTCCACGTCAAAAGTGAGGTTCTGGAACAGACATACACATGTTGTCATAGCCGAACGCTCCGGGTTGGAGAGGTGTTGCCTAGTACAAGCCATATGTCTGTGGACTGCTTGAACCCAATCTTTGAGAGGTATTGTATTGAAGGGGTGATCATATCTGAACGCCCCGGTCGCGGTACAATGCTTCTTTGTTTTCATGATGATGATTACTTACGACAGTCATTATGCAAAGTGTGTTTTCAACTATTGGTCTTGGTCTTTTTTATAACCCTCCGGGGTTATAAAACTTAAAAAAAGAAGGTGGTCTAATCAGTCTGAGAAGTCGAACATGTCAATGCCCAGCCTACGTCTGATGGTGGTGACTGAGATTTTGAGGCGCTTGTCCTTGATGCGTTGCTCTATCTTCTCAAGATCTGGCTTAGTCCCTGCGACGAGCTCCTCGGGGACATCATCGCACCTGAAGAGGGTGCGTGTCTTTTCATGAGCCAGCGCGGAGATGTCGAGCTTCGTATTCTGTTTGGGTTTGGTCACCGACTCGCCTATCGTCTCTATGTTTTTGTACTTCTTGATGTATTTGAGAGAGGTGACCGGTCCAATACGCGGTATGTTATCGTTGAAATCGGTACCGCACATGATGCACAGATCCAACCAGCTCGCCTCGTCCAAGTCCAGTCCTGACAATATGGTCTCGGTCTTGATCTGTGTGAACTCCTTGGCACCTATGTCCACGTCGTAGAGCATGATGGGGACGCAACACGCAAGCACGTCCGTGTCCTTGGTCATCACCGCGTCTGCGATTCCCCTCTTCACGAGCTCGGCACAGATGACCTCGGCCTCTCCCGCTGCCGTGATGTAGGGAATGCCAAACATGGTCAGTAATTCTCTGACGTTCTGGAAGTCTGATTCTGTGATGTTCAGGATGTTACCACGCAGCTTCTCAATGTATTGCTTGACTTTTGAGGATGAAAAATCGGAGGACGACACACCAGACGTCTTGCGGGCTGCCTGTGTTCTCCCACTCATGATGATCTGAGTTGAGCGTACCTTCGCGTTGATGTCGTGCAGGTCTTGGCTAATATCGCCAGTCTTGTTGTATTGTTCCAAGTCGTTCTCGAGCTTCTGGACGCGCGCGATGGACGCGTCCTTCTTATCAGCGCGCTTCTTCTTCTCATTACTCTTCTCTTTGGGGGATTGCCCGTCGAACACAAATGTTGGATGGATGTTGTGCTCGAGTAGGGCAGTAAAGAGCGTCATGAACATTTCTTCATACATCTCCTTACGCGCGGCTTTGTACATACAAATGTAGAGCGACACGTCTACGACGATCTTCTTATTTTCAAAGTTTTTCATTGGGACCCGCTCCTCGTATGAGGGGAGCTGCTTCTTGAGTAGATCTCTGAGTCCTTTAATACCCATCTTTAATTTATCTCATATATTGTTACCGTTAAACTTCATATTTTTTGGATGCATCCATGTATCCAAGTGTATATCTCGGCACATCGTGATGTGATGAGATTTTTTTGTTTTTTATGGTTAGTTAGTGCCGCCCAGTAAGTGATGTGTGATGCGACATGTCGCTCGGTACACACTACTGAGTAAAGATGGGTTAGTACCGCTCCAAAGAGGAGTGAGCGATATTGAAAGTATTGAAAGCCGAGAAAGGAAACATACCTTACCTATGCGCGAGGGCTCTGAGTACGCATGATGAAGTCGGTGACACGCTCCTTATCATGGATCTTGACGCACCTGCGGGTGGAACTGTTGTTGTAGCGCCTCGTCTTCCTCTCCTTACCATCACTGTCCTTCTTGGTGATGAACTCAATATCGACGCCCTTGCAGTCCTTGTGCTTGCACTCGAACTCATTCAGATTGTCCTTGATCTTATTCTGCACCTCAATGCGGGAGTGAGCGAACTTGCACTCGGCCCCGAACCTGCATTCACCATTATTCTTGATGGCGTTGGCCTCAACCTTGAACATGTTCTTGCAAAGCAGGAACTTCTTATCCACAGGCTCAAGAGGTCTGGCGCCGGGGGAGCTGTTGGGGGTGCGGATCGGTGACTTGTTAGGTGACTTGTTAGGTGACTTGTTGGGTACACGCTTATCGGTCTTGGGAACAGCTGGGGGCTTCTTGTGACCAGGGGGGTGCGTGAATGTGCACTTGCGGTTCTCACACTTGAGGTCGTTCTTGCACATGGGTTTGACGCTCTTAGCGCCCGTCTTCTGGTCAGTGCTCTTTCCTGATGGCTTTCTGAGGAGGTTGATGTCGTGAGAGAACTTGCAGCGTCCCTCAAACTTGCACTCCTCACCATTCCTGATGTGATTACAGAGCCTGGTAGAGTAGTCGACCTTGGGCTTGGGGACGTCATGCGAGTACCTGCACTTGGCGCCATAGGGGCAAGATTTGCCCTCATTGATGGCCTTGCAGATGATGTGCTCAAACTCGATGTAGGTCCTGTTGCCCACACGCACCTTGATGTTCATGGCAGGCATGTACTTGCCAGGGGAGGTGTTGGGCGTGCGCACCCTGAGCTCCTGCTTCTTGGGAGCGGGCTTGACGATTGCGCCCAGGACGGGGTAGTCGTCACTGTCGAGGTCAGACTCGACGACAGGCAGCTTCTCAAGCCAGTTCAGCTTGCCCTCCAGGACGGACAAGCCCTGGAGCTCCTTCTTGCTCTTCTCGCGAAGCAGCTTCAGACGAATCGCGTTAGAGATCTCCTCGTCTGCCTCTTCATCCTCCCAGATCTCGTCCTCAGAGTCTTCATCCTCATCGTAGTACCTCTTCCTGTCGAGGTTGACCTCGCATTCGTCGGAATCGTAGCCGACGTCGCTGAAGGCGTCTATGTCTTCATACAGAGGAACATCTTCCTCGTACATGTACTCCTCCTCCATTTCGTATCCGTTAGAGAAAATGTTCTCAACGGCATCAGTGGTAGCGATAGCTTTGTTGCAATACATATTTGTATTCAGTTAATTTTACTCCATATTTCTACGAAGTGAGATTTCAACTTTTCATAGGGACTTGGTAACTTTAACTCAAAAGATTTCTTTAAGTACCTTTAATTTCAAAGTCAATAGTTTGAGGATATGGCTCCAAAAAATAGCCCTTGTTGGAGTGATCTGTAACCCATGAGGTTAGAGATGACAAACGATCTACTCCTTGGATGGTGTGTGATTCAGGAGCTTGATCTCTGGCCTCTTGAGCCTGAATGCTGACTTAACGAGTGGCAACAGTTGCTTACGGTTGCCTCGGATGTTGAGTTCGTCGAACACCTCCTTCTTACTGATCTCGTCGCATTTCAATTTCACCACGTAGTCCAGAATTTTCGCGACGAGCTCTTTGTTTGTATTCGCCTCCAGGGTCTGGGTGTTCACGCTGCCATCCTCATCACATTGCGTGATGGTAGTGAAGTTACACTTGGTGGGTGGAGGCACCACTGGTCTGAGGTTGTATTTATTGAGGTTCTTGAAGAACCTATCCAGATGTTCATTGACGTATTCTACCTCCTCATTGTAATGATCACTACAGTACTTGACGACGTATTTGATGTCGTTGTAGTGCATATTATACATCTCTTTCCTGGCCGTGTCCCTGAAGCGGGAGAGCAGCGTCTTGAGACGTTCCTCGATCTGTTTGTAGTTGACGACTAGGAAGAGGTCTGAGAAGAACATCTGATCATTTTTAGGCCGTCCTGTGTTGTATGTACCCAGTCGGCTGTCAACCTTGTGACACGACTCGATGCCACCAACCTTGAACTTGTTTTCGGACGCATATCGATCTGTGGTCGCGATGTAAATGACCTGCGTGGCCTTAAGCTTGGTGTTGTCGACCAATAGATCGTTCATGAGCTTATTGTGACGCTCTACCTCTGCTGTGTAACGGCCCTGTTTCTTGAGTTCTTGTTGATGTTGTTCATCCTTTTTCTCGAGTTCTTGTTGATGTTGTTCATCCTTTTTGCGTTGTTCTTCCTTGAGTTGTTCCTTTTCGAGTTCACTGATGCGCAGTTGTTCCTTCAAGTGGCGCGCGAGGGCATCGACGTCTTCCTGGTTTGACTTCACTTCATACTTCCCCGTCCTCCTCAGGGATGGGAGGACCTCTCCTGTGATCCAGTCCTTGAATTGGACCGCTGCCGGTTTCTTAGACTTGATGGCGAGGTCGTAGAGGCCCGTTTCTGAGACGTAGCGGACTTTGGTCTCATTATTAAGTTCTGTATCGTTGTCCCCCCAGGATCGTCTCAGCTCATACAAACTCTTTTTATCCTCAGCCTTGACATGAGTTTTGAGCGCGTTTCTGTAGTTATCATATTCCATCACATCACACACATCCCTCCCACAGAACCAAGGCTCTTCCTCGGTCCCCACCATCTTGATCTCCTTGTCCTCAAATATGAGGACCTCCTTCAGAAACTGATTAATATCCATTCCGGTTGTCATTTCGTATTGTTTTACTTTTGGGGTTGTTCCAGAAACTTAAAATCAACTTATTGACACCGATCAATCGGGGGGATCATATTCTTGATCATATTTTTAGCTTTGGTCTCATTATGCAGATCCTGCGTCGTACTATCCGACAGTACGACGCAGGATCGTCTCAACCCATACAAACTTTTTAAGCTTTGGTCTCATTATGCAGATTCCTTTCCCATAGTCGTGGCAAGATTGAACATATTATTACAACGCAGTTGGCGTATGTATAGCTCTGAATAATCACTCATTTATAGGCACTTTCTTGTTTCTTAGAGTGAAATTAATATCTTGGATAGTAGTAAATTACCGACCATGTTTCTGATGACTAGATCATATGGCTCTGCCGAATTGGAGTACCTTGAGCGAGAACTTCATAAGCGTTACAGGCTAGGAGATGTGTTTGCCGTACATCTACCCTGCTCACACAGATACCGTGTAAAGAAAGGAGGCCGCAAGGAGCAGCAGATCATGGACTCGGACAGCAACGTGCTGGACGACCAGACGTGCTCCGTGTGCTTCAAGATGCGATGCCTTGATGACAAGCCCGCACTGTCTGAGATCGAATACGTGAAGGATAAGGACGGTGATGAGGAACCGAGTATAGAGCTATTGAAGGCAAAGCATGGCTTCTATCAATGGCTCTATGAGCGCTTGAACTGACGGACAAGCGACCTTTGGTCGCCGGTGTTGATCTGTTACCCTTCGGGTAATAGATGTAAATGACCTGACAGGTACCGAGCGAACGAAGGCGAGGCTTGTGACCATCACGTACGGATCTCATCTGCTATAGATTGACTGAAATCCCAGCTTCTGGCGTTCAACAAGTTCATCATTCTGATCCCATAAGAACACTGCTAGGCCAAAGTGGACGCAGCGCATCAGCAGCCTGTTCCATCTGCCTGGGATCTGGCGTAGGGTTCAGGTGATGATATTGCCGGTCACGCTTGGCAGAGTCCGCTTCAGATCGTATTCTATCCTCTTCACGTTCCTTCTCATGCTGTTGTCTATCCTCTTCACGGTCCTTCTCATGCTGTTGTCTAGACTTTTCACGTTCCTTCTCATGTTGTTGTCTAGACAATTCACGTTCCTTCTCACGTGTTTGTCTATCCTCTTCACGGTCCTTCTCATGCAATTGTCTATCCTCTTCACGGTCCTTCTCATGCAATTGTCTATCCTCTTCACGTTCCTTCTCATGTTGTATTCTAACCTTTTCAATTTCTATCCTCATAAACCTCATATGTTCTGCGAGTTCACATACCACTAGAACTGTAACAGTCAAGTCCATCGAACACGAGAGATCGCCAGGGCAAGCAAGACCATGGATGAACAACAATACACCTTCATGGCGATAAAGGAGCGTAAGATATATCAGGAAACAGATGTGGCTCTTATCAAGCGCAAGGTTGGTGGTTACCCCTTGATTATTTACTCCTTGATTATAACCACTTTCTGACATCTTTTTTATTATGCTTACTCTTACCTTTAAATGACTTTAAGAAGTCTGGTTAAAACCTACCTAGCATCCACTTTCAAACTCCATACTTTCTTTGCTATCAACTTACTGTTTGCTTGCCCTATATCATTTGTAACCTCTTCTATGATAAGTTCTTTAAACTTTTTAGTTTCCCCTTTTTCAACGTACACACTTGGTGAGTCAAACTTTGTCAAGGCACTTGCAATTGCGTCATCAATTGCGTCATCCAAGGCGTTTGCAATTGCGTCATCCATAGCAGCCTTATTTTTTAGATTTTTCTTCTTCTCCTCCTTATTCTTTGCTCCTTCATCTATGACTTCTTTGAAATAAATGAAAGTGTTAAGTATTCTGTCATCTATGTCCATAGTTCTGAGCTTGTCCAATGCAGACTGTATGTGACCATCCACCCTATCTTGCGCCTCATGTCCACCCTTCCACTTGACCAATCTAAAGCCTTCTTCCTTATTTCCCATTGTGATGACAATTCCTTCACCCTGCCCCTTTTTCATCCAGTCCTTATTCTCCTTTACAATAACATCTATGGTTTTTCCTTCCCCGGATTGGGGTGCCACAGTTAGCCCACAGCTCTTTGATAGAGCATACAGTTTTTGATTCATTAGAAACTGAATTTTCTTTCCACTGGCATCCTTTTTCATTATCCTGACTGTGTAGCCAGCATTGAGAAGTTTTTCCAGGACCTCTTCGCCACCCGAACTATCCTCAAGTACTGCTCCAAACACCTGCCATGTTCCTGTTAACCCCAACTTCTCATATTCGTAATAGTTATTACACATGAGTTCTCCGTAGACTACAAACTCTCCTAGACAAGTTCTATCTTGAATCTGGATCTCCTCCAATATCTTCTCCATGAGACATTGAACATCTGACTTTTTTACAGGATCTAGACTAGTCTTAATATAAGAGGTGGCTGTTGGATCGATGTAAATCCTTCTTCCAAGGAGTTTTCCACTTTTGGCACATTTCGCCACGTTTGTTCCATCAAATTTCACTGTAGCAAATACTTCTAACTCGGTAAAGTACTTGAGCAAGTCATCCCCGTGAAGTTTATTGAGTGCTTCAGAGAAGCACTTACCTCCGTTTTCAATTCTTGGCCACTGGGTATCGTGGTATACAAGAGGTGCTGACATTTTTATTAAATTTACCTTACCTTTAAATGACTAAGACGTTGACTAAGACGTCTGTGGTTAAAATTACACTTCTATTAACTTGTTCTATTACCTTGAGGGGTAATAGATCCTACGAGCGAGCGGTCCCACGCCGCTGGCAATGCCGCGCACTTAAAAGAAGACCATATCTTCAATGAGCGAGTCCCTATGTTCCTCAAGTTCCTCTCCATTCGTTCCCTCAATTGGTCCCAGGTTCGTGTTCATCAGGAATGTGTCATACGTCTGAGACAGCCACTTGCCCCTCTCCATGAACGGCGAGTCCTTTGAGATCTTGTATGGCTGGAACAGGTTCCTCACGAAATCGCGCTGTTCCTGACTCTCAGGTGAGCCCCTCGTCTTCCAGAACTCGTTCTTCCTGGGTTTGGTCGAGTGGACTGGTCGTGTGGCGTGGTACTCGGACGTCCTGATGAAGGACTCCCTCGGTGTGATCTTGTGTAGGTAGCAGAGGATGGCTGACACAAGTAGCCCCGCTCGCCCATGTCCTCCCTTGCAATGGATGTAGATCTTCTTTTCTTTTCTGATCTCACGTGTGAGATGGATAACTAAGGCACAAAATTCGCGTACTTCTTCAGGCACTTTGCGATCAGGTATGGGAAAATGAATGACTTTAATTTTGGTTCGGTATGATCGTATCTTTTTTTCATCATTCTTGGTTAGGTTGACCACGATGTCAACACCCCATTCTTCAAGTTGTTGGATCTGGTGTTGAGTCGGGTAAGCCCCGAAGAGACATTGATTTGGGACGAAATACGCCGAAGTCTCAGTGATAAAAGCCATGCTGATTGGTATATTCTTACCTTTACCCTTTATATTTTCAAGTTAATTTCAACTTCCCGACTTAGATATGTAAGTCATTTGTGTAGAGAACGGAGGTTCTCGATTCCAAGGACAACATGGGTGGCTCTTAAATGATTTGGAGGAAAGGAATGTATCAATAAATTAACCATGAAAGTTATAAAACGAGACGGTAGACGCGAGCGCATCGAGCTCGACAAGATCACCAACAGAATCAGCTCCCTTTGGTGCAGGGAGCCTCAACTCAATCAACTGGTCGACCCTGTGAAAGTGGCCATCAAGGTCGTTGAAGGTCTGTACGATGGTGTAACGACCATAGACCTTGACGTGCTGGCCGCAGAGACCGCCGCCACGATGGCCACCGTTCACCCCGATTACGCAAAGTTGGCAGCGCGTATAGCCGTGTCCAACCTCCACAAGGAGACCAAATCCCTCTTCTCGGACGTCATATTTGACCTCTACCACTACATCAATCCAAAGACCGATCGTCATTCTCCTCTGATTAGCGATGAGCTCTACAACCTAGCCATTACCAACAAAGATCTCATCAACGAGTGGCTCGATTACAACAAAGATTACGATTACGACTACTTTGGCTTCAAGACGCTTGAGAAGTCGTACCTGCTCAAACTGAATGGCCGTGTGGTGGAGCGACCCCAGCACATGTTGATGCGCGTGGCTCTGGGTATCCACGGGCCCGACCTGAGGTCCGCCAGGAGGACCTATGACCTCATGAGCGACAAGTACTTTACTCACGCCACACCGACCCTCTTCAATTCGGGGACGCCTAACCCTCAGATGTCGTCTTGTTTCCTACTAGACATGAATGAGGACAGCATCACTGGCATCTACAAGACCTTGACCGACTGTGCCAAGATCTCCCAATACGCGGGTGGTATCGGCCTCGCGGCTCACAAGATCAGGGCCACCGGATCTTACATAGCCGGCACGAACGGCACCTCGAGCGGTATCGTGCCCATGCTGAGAGTCTACAACAACACCGCTCGCTACGTTGACCAAGCCGGTCGTAGGAAAGGATCGTTCGCCATGTACCTTGAACCCTGGCACGCTGACATCTTCGAGTTCCTGGATCTCAAGAAGAACACTGGGTCTGAGGAACACAGAGCTAGGGATCTGTTCTATGCGCTCTGGATCCCTGACCTCTTCATGAAGCGTGTGAAGGAGAACGGCACGTGGACCCTCATGTGCCCCAATGAGTGCAAAGGTCTGTACGAAGTCTACGGTCACCAGTTCGAAGATATGTACCTCAAGTACGAACAGGATGACTCCAAAGTGAGGAAGGTGGTCAAGGCTCAAGACCTATGGCTCAAGATCATCCACTCTCAGATCGAGACCGGCACACCCTACATGCTATACAAGGATGCGTGCAACTCAAAGAGTAACCAGCAGAACCTGGGTACCATCAAATCATCGAACCTGTGTGCTGAGATATGCGAGTACACGGACAAAGATGAGATCGCCGTATGCAACCTAGCCTCAATCTGTCTTCCCAAGTTTGTACAGGGTGGTGTATTTGATCATGATAAGTTGTATACCATCGTGAAACAGGCAGTCTACAACCTCAATAAGGTAATTGACAAGAACTTCTATCCTCTTCCAGAGACGAGGCGGTCCAACATGCGTCACAGGCCGGTGGGGTTGGGCGTCCAGGGGCTCGCCGACGTGTTCGCACTCATGCGGTTACCGTTCGCGTCTGAGTCAGCGAAACGCCTCAACAGGGAGATCGCCGAGACGATGTACTTCGCGGCTCTGGCCGCATCTCATGATTTGGCTCTGAAAGAGGGCTCGTATGAGACGTTTGACAGCTCACCCCTATCCATGGGTATGTTCCAGTTTGATCTCTGGGATGGACAAACCCAATTGAGTGATAGATGGGGTTGGGATGACCTACGCGACAAGATCATGAGGGACGGCGTGCGCAATTCGCTCCTCATTGCGCTGATGCCTACCGCATCTACTGCGCAGATCATGGGCAACAACGACGCCTTTGAACCCTTCACATCTAACTTGTACACGAGGCGGGTCCTATCAGGTGAGTTCATAGTAGCCAACAAGTACCTTCTTAATGATCTCACTGAGTTAGGGCTCTGGAACGCCGACATGAAGGAACAGCTGATGCACGACAACGGCTCTGTCCAGAACCTCGACATCCCTGACTATCTGAAGGATATCTACAAGACTGTGTGGGAGATATCGATGAAGGACGTGATCGATATGGCTGCGGATAGAGGTCGTTTCGTAGATCAGTCTCAGTCCATGAACCTGTTCTTGGAGTCGCCGCAGATTTTACGCGTGTCAAAGATGCACATGTACGCATGGAGTAAGGGTCTGAAGACAGGTATGTACTACCTGAGGACCAAGAGCGCCACGAACGCAGTAAAGGTGACGGTGACTCCACAGCGGCAGAGCGAAGGACCGCCCGCCGGCGGAGACACCGAAGGTCGCTCGGTAAGGTCGCTAGCGCTGCTATGCGACGACATGTGCCTCACATGCAGCTCATAGATAACCTAGCGGCGGCCGCCCGGCGACCTTTGGTCTAGCGGAATTTTTTATGGTCGTTACCATAAAAATTTTATTACTCAACATCATCATCATACCCACTCATAGTCTTGTTGTTCTTTTTCATAGACCTCTAGCTGTAGTTGAGTCATGTTGGCTATCAACACACGCTCCCCGTCCTCGTTTGTAGCGTTTGTATCATTGAGCATGTGCATGAACTCGTCGGGGAAGGGGATGCAGTACCTGAAGTAATACGGTACAAGGCCTTCATTATCAATCTTGGCACGGCACAGATTTGAATAGTAATCGGCGCGTAGGAGATAGAACTGCCCATCGTCCTCAACATCCTCAAAGTATTTGTCGAGGACCATAGGCCAATTCATGCACACGTTGTAGGGTATGCTGTTGATGTCCTCAATGTAGTAGTGGTCACAGAACCATTCATAACGCCAGTTATATAACTTGGCAGCGAGGTACTTATCAAAGATATCTTTGATGTCTTCCAAGTTGTCGAGGAGTTGATCCGCGTGATCGTAGAACTCCCCCATGTATTTGCGCTCATTATTGAGCACATTGATTTTATCGCTCATCGTTTATTTTAACCATAGACTTTGGTTTAAAAAATTCAACTTATTTACCATGATCTATGTTTCAATTCGTAATAATCGTGTAGGAGGAGAATACTCTCCAAGACATGTATCCGGTGCCATAGGTCATCAATTACCAGATCAACTTCCTGTGTGTACATATTCCCATTGATTAGTTGCTGCGTTATATTGCATGATTTCTCCAGCTAGAGGAGGACCTGCTTCTATAGTTGCGCCTTGAATGCTACTAGCATCTCCACCAGCACCTGTAGGTCCTGTAACTCCTGTAGGTCCTGTAACTCCTGTAGGTCCTGTAGGTCCTGTAGGTCCTGTAGCTCCTGTACCAACAGTTGCATATTCCCATTGACCTGTCGTTGCATTATAAACTAACGACTGACCATTAGTTGGGGTTCCTGAAGCGAGAGGTCTCCCTGCTAATTGGAAGGCATTTCCGGATGATGAAGATGATGTTCGTTCATTTAGATTACTCATATTTCTATTTTAAATGACTAGGAAAAAAATTAGTATTTATTACATCATCTTATACCTTGTTGAGGTATTTGTCACACTGGCAGTTCGCAGCATACCTAGGATAATATATACGTGCCTGCCAATGGGTATTGGGGTACCGGCACATTGAGAAGTTGCGTGTGAGGCACGATAGGTTCTGATAACAAAGAGGATTTGGAGGTTTGTTCACCTTATCGGCACACGTGCGAGGTGACACATATCCAATCTTGTAGTAGTCGTTTTTCGGGGTCACAGTAGCTGACATTTTAAGTGACTTAGATATTCTTCCTATGTCATGGGGCTCCCGCTATAGCGCTATATCTTTATCTTAGGTCTGAAAAAATGGCACTAAGCTATTCAGGAATAGTTAATTACGGTAAGGTCACGCTCCCGTCAGTGGAGTCGTGGGGCACCAACATGAACATCTTGAAGGATCCCCCCAAGTCGGTCCATACACGAAAGATCGACAAGGTGGGCGAGACTTCGGCCATCACAACCTCCATCGATGAGAGCGGGGACAGGTTCTGTGAGGCCATCAATTATTACGCCAGAGGTCAGAACCCAATGGTATCCGTCTCATACGGTCAAGGACAACAAAAGAGTAGCAACATCAGCAGAGGCGAGGCCTTCCTTCCATACAGGGTCGCCAGGGACGGCGCCTTCAGACCCCCTGTCTGGCGCCAGGAAGACCTGCTACCGTTATCCAGGATGCCCAGGATTTGGACAGAGGTCAACACGCAGCCATACAAACCAGTCTTCACGAAGAGGATTAGGGACTGCGGCACGGCAGAGGGCATGCGCGAAGTCAAGAACCAAACCCTCCAGGTCGCGTGCGCTGCCAATAAGACAGTGGCCGCGTACCCGAACGTTAACCAACCCGACATGAAGCCAGGTATCGTGACGGATCCGCTCGCGCTGGGCCAGGTCGGGTCACAGAGGTCTTGTGTCGGGGCCAACGCGTCTGAGATTGTCCAGAGGATGGACCAGGGTCCTATCCTTCTGGCTCCGTCTCGGCCCATCGCGTCAGGGGCTACCAACCCAGCTGCAATCAAGGAGATGCCCATAGTTTTGAACAACGTCAAGCTTACCCAGAACCACCCTACCGCGAACGCGACGACCAACTTTGCCGCACCGTCCATGTCGGGCTACAATCCTCATAGTGACCCAATGTACGGCTCCGCCTCGGGGCTGATGGGGTCGTATACGCGTCTGCCTCACAGGTCGCAGAGAGGAGGATTTGATGGAAACCAGGGTATACCTAGCGTGAACATGAATCATCCAACTAAAAACTTGATAAAAGTAAGATGATGAAAAATTAAGGATAAAGGTAAGTACAAATAAATAACAATGGCTAAAACCGACTGTATATGTTGTAGTCTCCTTACATGGGACTATATGACACCAGTGACCTTACCGAGCGACCGTCCGCCACGCAAGCCGCTCGGTCGCTCGGTAGACCCGAAATGTGACTTCCGCAAGGCCGGTGGCATCCTCATCTACAACGGCAAGGTGCTGATCGTTCAGTCTAGAAGTAACAAATGGGGCTTCCCGAAAGGAGGCTTCGAAAAAGAAGAGAACGCTGTCGAGTGCGCTCAACGGGAAGTGAATGAGGAGACGTCATTCAATGTCAAGTTCAGAGATGATGATATGAAGGTCAAGTACAAGGATACCACATTCTTTGTCAAGCATCTCCAGAATGAGCCACCAGAGATTGATGACACATACCTCAAGACTCCCGGTAACGACTGCACAGGGATCGGGTGGATCAGGCTATCTTGCCTCAAACGACTCGTCCGGGAGGAGAAGATGCGTGGCCTAATTGAGAGATTGAAGACTAGCGCGCTGACCATCGACGATGATGAACCGCAACCAATGTATTTCAATCTAGGTGTTCGTAAGTTCGTGAAGGGGTATATGTCTCCACGTAAGAAGATACACGACTGATGAACGCGGCTATGTTGAATTACCGAGCGAGCTTCGGTCCCGCTAGTTCTGGCATGTGTGATACACTATCCATATCCTTCAAGGATATGGAATGAATAACTCATACGTACGAGTCGGGCAATAGCTCAAACAGGGCGTTGATCTGAAGATCATGATTGGGCTCTCCTGGCGGTATGTTATCGGCTAGCGTTGTTTGGAAGGTTTCGCCCATGTTATTGATGATCCTTATTTTGATGTTCGAGTCCAACCTGAATCTGACCGTCTGCGTCATGTTGTCTCCATCTATGGCCACAAACTCTTGTTCGTCTGGGTTGTTGACGCCCTTCACTGTAGCCCTGAACATGGCCCTGATCGCATGTGGGTTGTTTGAGAAGATGTTGAGCATGTTTGTGCTGGAGGGGTCTATGTTGCTGATCTCTACGTAGAAGTAGTTCTGGAACGCCGTCTTACCCCCATTGCCTATGGCCAGGATTCTGTTTGGCAGCACAAGCCTATTAAGACGTATGTTGAACACTGGGATCTCCTGACTCAGATTAAGGCGCCAGGTCAGCGGGTTTGCGTTCTCATACCCAAACTGCATGATCTCAAAGTTCAAACCTGCCGTACTTGCCGTGAATGACGGGAATACGGTAGCTGTCTGTGTGGCACCGTCGTATGCGACGATCCTTCTAACCTCCCCTTCAGGAGCTGTCACCGTGTTGTTATAGAGCGTCTGTGGGATCCTGAGGAACCAGCTCTGGTAGATATTGTCCACATTCACTGCTGATGTACCCGTGAGGACGACCTGAGTAGTAGTTGACCCACCTCCTGATGTGAAGATATAGTTGGGTGTGGTGTTCCTGATGTTGTAGTTGTGGAAGCGCTGCCACGTAAACGCAGGATCACCGCCCACACTCAGGATGCCGGTCTGGCTGTCGTAGGCGCTCACAGGGCGCCACTCGCGCAGCGTCTCGTTGTAGATGATCTTGTTGAGGTAGTCCTGTCTGTTGTCAGAGCCCGCGGGCACGAATAGGTACAGGGCCGTGGGGTCCGTGTCATCGCTGGGATCCACAATGAAGAAGAAATCGCCAAAAGTAAACTTGAAGGTATCGTCACTCAGCGTCACCTGAGCCCGCCCGTTGCCCAAGTAGATGTATTCGAGGATGCGGGCGAATTGGTCTGGCTGTGATGAGTTCCTGAAGATGGAATGCTTGTAGTAGTTGTATCGCGTCTGGAGCGTAGATGGAGCAACCTGTCTGAACTCGATCACGTTCTTCGAGTTCGCGTTGCCAAGACCTGTACTGAGGATCTGACCCTCTACACTCTCATTACCTAATGTGTTTACGTCAAAGTACCCACCGGTCCACTCGTTCACGGGACAGGCTATGCAGATGGGGTCCTGGGCCTGCTCTCCCTGGGCGCGTCCAGATTGAGAGAGGGCGACTTCAAATTCCCCGGGGTTAGGCCACCGAGTCCTGTTTCTGAATGTAGAATCTATCTCAAGATAACTAGCCATTTTTAGTCATGTATGAGAACTTTGGCGGTCCGAGCGCAGAGTCGCTATGAATTGTCTTTACAATGTAAAATGATGAAGGAACATACCATTGGCACCAAAGGCAACGACCTCGTTGCCGCTCTGCTGCGCAACAGGTTAGCGACAAAATTGCCCAAAGACGAGCTAGCCATCCTCATTGAAGAGGTCAATGCTGTTTATACGTCAGATGACAATGCACAGAAACAGGCGGCTGAAGGTCACATGGACAGAGTGAAGAGCAGCATCGACTATATCGAGCATAAATGTAAAAAGATTGAGAGGTCTCTGCGGGCGAGCGATCGTCACGTGAAGCCGCGGAATTGTAGGGAGCTATTCAGAGACAGATCACCTCTGGGACCGCTGGCGACCGAGCGACCGGAGGCCGCTCGCAGGCGGGCTTGGCCTCCATCGCCCCGCCTTCGTTCCGAGCGACCTTCGGTACCGAACGACCTTACCGAGCTTCGCTCGGCCGGCGGCGGAGCCGCTCGGTCGCAGGGCGGGGCGGAGCTCGGCTCAACCGAGGGTATGTCCGATGATGAGATTGACAACACAGAACACCCGATTACCCAGCGCAACGACCTTTGGGGACGAAGGCAAGCCGCTCGCCCGCCGCTAGCCAAGCTATCCTTTGGGAACTTAGATGGTCTCATGTATGGTGGTCTCAATCCAATCAGTAGTACACTAACGAGCTCGGTAAGGTCGCCGGGTGGCGTCAATATGACCGGAGACCGCTCCCCATGTCTAGATAGCTACTTCAGTTAGCGATCTCGGCCGACTAATGAGTTGAAATATTCTTCTCAAAAGTAATTATGATAGTAAACTATGAGAAAGTTGACTACTCAATTTGTGGTTGATCACATCGATGAACAATTTATGATAGGAATCAACGCCCTCTATTGGGCGGGCACACTCAGGTCTTCTATGACCAACGTGCTTGAGGAAGATGAGTACCCCACATTCTCAGAAGAGTTCTACAGACGCTACGGGTCCTTCTCGCCCGTTAACCCCGACATCGCCATACGCAATATACAGGAAGATAAGTGCAGCATAGAATACTTGGACATAAGCATCCAGTGGGAGGACTTTGTGATCGATGTTATCGGATTTTTCCACCACAGTAAATGCCCCCATGATGTAAAGAGTGACATTAAGGAGAAGTTCTTGGATCACTACGAGTACACAACCTTTGGCAGCGACGACCAACAAGAGGCTGTAGCGAAGAAGATTCTTGACGAATATGGTGACACACGTATGCTCACCTTCTTCGAATTCAGGGACTATCTTTGGGGATGGGATACCGGAGACGTGGAATCTATGAGCAACGACACGGAGTCTGACACGGACGAAGAACCAATGAGCATAACGACCGCGGCACCACGATCACTCGCCCATAGCCGATACGACTCCCCATACTGAATGTAAGCGCAACAAAAGTCTAACACATAGAAAAGACGACCAATGATTAACTTCTTACCAATACTTGAACCCATGGACTCTAAGGGGTGGGTGAGTGGCCGAGTGCTCGGTACTTCAATTACCAAAGCGGGACGGTCGCTGTTGACCGTCATATTGGGATCCTGCTACTCAGGGAGATTTGTACATGAAGATGCGTACCAAGACGACGAATACGACTACTACTTCTACAAAGATGACGATCTCGACTCCATACTGTCTGAGGACTTTATGTTCTAGCGGCGCAAGCCGCCCGGCGACCGGAGGTCGCTAGCGACAGGCATTCACTTTATAACCTCTAGAGGTTATAAACACAGGAGACATAGATATACTTAAAAGTCGTCGTCAAAAATAAACTCACCTTGTTTACGTTCATTCTTCATGACACCTGCCTTCTTGTACTCACTAACCCTCTTCTCAAAGAAGTTGGTCTTACCCTCAAGACTAATCATATCCATGAAGTCAAAGGGGTTCCTAGCATTAAACTTCTTCTCACAACCCAATTGGATCAGGAGTCTATCTGTCACATACTCTAGGTAGCGGGTCATGAGCGAGGCGTTCATTCCGATCAGACGCGCGGGCAGTGACTCTGTGATGAACTCGCGCTCCACATCCAACGCACTCAGCAAGATCTCCTCAATCCTGACCTTACTCAGTTTGAATTTGATATGGTTGTTGTAGAGGTTGACGGCAAAGTCGCAATGAAGCCCCTCATCCCTGGAGATGAGCTCATTTGAGAACGTGAGTCCTGGCATCAACCCCTTCTTCTTGAGCCAGAAGATAGAACAGAAGGACCCAGAAAAGAAGATACCCTCCACGGCCACGAAAGCGATCAGGCGCTCAGCAAACGTGGCCTTATCCCTATCTGTCCACCTCAGAGCCCAGTCGGCCTTCTTCTGGATGGCGGGGAACGTCTCGATGGCCTTGAAGAGCGATTGCTGCTCATCGTGATCGGTTACGTACGTCTCGATGAGGAGCTTGTAGGTCTCGCTGTGGATCGTCTCCATCGCGATCTGGAAGGCATAGTAGGCCCTGGCCTCTGGGTATTGGACCTCGCTGTAGAAATTTTGTACCAAGTTCTCGTTCACGATACCGTCACTGGCAGCGAAGAACGCGAGGACATGCTTGATGAAGTAACGCTCGTCGTCGTTGAGCGAGGACCAATGAGCTAGATCTTGTTGGAGATCGATCTCCTGAGGGGTCCAAAACGAGGCCTTGTGCTTCTGATAAAAATCATCAATGTCTTTATGGTCGACGGTGAGCACAAATCGATTGTTATTCTCTACTAGAATGGATTCCATTTGACCTTTTATATCACCAGTGTTCTTCATAACACACTACGTCCTATAGATACATGACTCTAAAAGTAAATGGAACAACCAGGAGCTACAGGTCCTACAGGTGCTGGTGGAGATGCCAGTAGCATTAAAGGCGCAACTTTATAACCTCTTTCTCAATTCTGGTATTAAGAGACATTTATATTTACTAATTATCTCTTAAATTTTCCAGTTGTTTGGTTATAAATTCTGAAATATTTTTTTCAGTATATGGTACAGTGATTAACCTCACCCCGTTTTGCTTACAAAGTCTTTGTTTCATTTCATCCCTGTACTTCAGGTTATAAAAAGCATCTTTTGTTTTATGAAAATAAGGTATATATTTGTAATGCTGTTCGCCATTGTACTCCACGGCTAATTTTAACTCATCGTTATAACAGTCAAGTTCCAGATTATGACCACTGACCTCATTTAGCATAAAATTAGGTCTAGTTTTTGGGAATGGTTTACCTAAGAGCTTTTCAATAACACGCCTACATTCAGTTTCCCCCTTGCTTTCAAATGATACTTTTTTAGGCTTAGCTACTTTTTTACCTAATAAATCCCAAATCATGGATGTGTGATCCATATATGTCCCTTCCGTACCAGAAAACCAATTCCATGTAAGTAGAATTAGTAATAGTATCACTGCAATCCAGAATAATAGCAAAAACATTTTATTCTCAATCATTGCGTTGGTTTTTCCGAACCACATTTTTCATAAAAAAATAAGTTTTTATTATTTAACTCTGTGTCATAGCCTGATTCTATAGCTTTCTGGCATGCGTTTTTACCTATTTCATACTCATCCACATAATAAGCCACAATCCCTAACTCCTGCCATCTATCATGGTTATAACATTTCTGATTGACCCATAACACGCAATTAGAAGGATAGGGCAGATCGCATGCCATTTTAGCGAATAAGAACGCTAACTTAAACTTGTCCTTCTGCCTATAAATTTTTACAATTTCAATCAAAGGTTCAGCCCTCTCAATGATCTGATACGCTTTGATGTACCACTTAACCCGCTCGTCCTCGTCTCGTTCAAGATCACCACACTTCATCATGGAATTGAACCTTTCCTCAAAGAACCCATCCTTATTGTTGGCTCGTTGTTTGTAAAAGAACATGGCATCCTTCTTCATATTGAGACAGTCGTATGTTTGGGCTAGATAGTATTGAGTGCGCCCGTTATTAGGATTCCTCGCAATGTCCTTCTTAAGCAGCACCAGATCTTTTTTCCAACGCGCTTGCGATTTACCGTCATTATCTTTTACTCTGTCTTGATAGAGGGTAATATCGCCATTCATTTTACCTATCATGGCTTTGGGTGGTACATCTATATACTCGTGAACACATCCCTTGTACTTGAGACCGACGTTAGGTTTAATCAACCTAAGATTGTAGTAGTCGAGATAGTTTCCAGGACCAATGTACCACTGTTGATGGATTAAAAACCCCTGTTCTGATTTACTATTCAAAACTTCTTTCAGGTTGTTGTCAGATCTGTACTCATCATTGCTGTCTAAAAGCAACAAGTAGTCGTAATGGTGCTTGTCCGCAAACTCAAGAAGCTTATTTCGTGAGGTGGCAAAATCCTCAAACTTGCCTTGAAGCAGATGAAAATGAAGGTTATACTTCTTAGCGAACATTTTCATGATATCGATGGTCTTGTCTTCAGACCCCGTGTCAAAGACAATGATGCCATCAACGACATCCTTCACGCTCGATAATGTAGCTTCAATCCTCTGTTCCTCATTTTTAACCATAAGTGTAACAGCTAGTTGTAAATGACTCATTTTCCATCCATATGATGTCTATAGGCCTTTATGTATCATTTTTTACGACACCACGAACAGACTTTTTTGCGGCCGTTAGTTCTATCTGTTCTTATTCTTGAAGATGATGATCCCTATAATGCCGAGTCCGATGAGCCAGATGATCCAAGTGGACCCAAAGAAGTCTGCGACCGAGGAGAACGACCCCGAGGAGGTCTCTTCGTCTTCGTCTTCGTCAGGGACATCGTCCGCATCTTCGTCATCGGGCTCGTCCGTGTCGTCCGGCACAACAACTGGAGGAGGCGGTCCTGGGGCCATCGAGAAAGTATTCATGTAGTCCTGCGCGGCAATCCAGAACTTGCGTTTGATGCAAATCAATACTGTGTCGTTGGGTACCTCAATCTGTCTATTGGAGCACGCTTTAGAGCAGACCTCATTACTCGCACATAAGCTTGGCTTAATCCTCCGTGTGCACCTGTTGCCGTTCCACTTCAAACACGTGTAGCATGGTTGTTTCTTATCTGTTCCACACCTATTGTCAGGATTACATTGCTGTCCTTTTATGGGGGTACATGTGAGTGACGGGATAAGACATTTGTAACCGTCAGTTTTCACAGCCCAACACCCTCCAAGTGAGGATTTGTGATTGTTGATGGCTTTGAATAGAGTGGTAAGGTCGTATGTTTTGGCCTCGCACCCAATTCGCACCCAATCACCGTACGGTTTATCGTTTGGGTTCACCACGTATGAGCCTCGCAGTTTTTGCAGGAAGCTATCGAAGCTGGCCTTGAGATTGGGGTCCTTGTTCAGAACTGCCTCCAATTCCTGTTCGTTTCTGGGACTCTTCCCGTAGCGGCCGGCGATGACCTTTGCGATCTTGATCCTGTGCTTCATTCTCATGATTTGGTGGAAGCCGACGACGTTCACGTATTGGGTCTTGATCTCATTCTCCTTTGTTTGGGCTGTTGATGTCGTCGTAAGACCGAGGCGTTTGAGGAAATTGAGGAGATTGGCATTGTACCTCAGATCCTCTACTCCTCGGACAATGTCTAGGGCCTGGCCGTTGGAGACAAGGCGGTAGTTGCCCAATATCCCCTCAAGTGCTAAGTTGTTGATCTCTATGGTTGGGATGTCGATACCTTGAAGCATCTGTTTAAATCCATTCAATTCTGTGGATGGATTCAAGGTTATGAGGTTTTTATTAGCAAGGTCAATCCTATTCGCCAGTTCGGCTACTGGAGTGTAGATTGCTAGATATTGGTCCATCTATTTTAGTAAGTATAGAAGATTTAGAATAAGTAAGGATGTCATGCTTATAATGACTCATATTAGTAAGCCATTACTGTTTAGCGCAGGCTACTGTATGTATGTTTTCAATAGTATGTTTTTATGGTTCTAATGACTCAAAAAAAATCTTATGATAAGAGGAGTAATAGTTGGTTATAAGGTTGTTTTTATCTGACGTTAGCGATATAAAGCTGGCTCCTACACAACAAAAATGCCGAAGCCAAGATCTCCAGAAAGGCCTCCTAAAAAGAAGGCCGAACCTAAATCTGCGGTCGTCACGCGCAAAGCCGCCCGCCAGCGCTCACCCCTTCCTGTCTATGTCCACGATGCCTCTATTGAGCAACTGGAAGTCGGGGCCGCTGCTCTTTCTTTAGGCGGCAACGAAGGCGACTTCGAAGCCTTCGGACAAAGCCCCGCCTTCATTCGTCGCGTAGAGAGGGCTCAGTTGGAAGACGCCGTCGAAGTGCCGAGCGACCGGAGGTCGCAGGGCGGGGCGGAGCCCGAGCCCCGCAGCCTCAGATCTGATAGGTTTGACAATAGGGTTGATAACAAGGTATACCCGGCCCTCATCGCGCAGCTTTTGAACATCTGTGTTAGCGAAGCCAGCGAAGTGAGATGTGCATTCGCGAACCGCAACCGCCAAAAATACAAGAACATCTTCAGTAGGTATGAGCACAACCTCTCTGAGCGAGATCGTTCAATAATCAAGGGAGCTCTGTTCTACCTCTACGAATTCAGCCGCGTCAAATCTATTGACGCGGACACCGCTCTGTGGATGCTCGGTATATACGAGATCCCTAGTAGCCAGATCATCTCATACACGAGCAAGGAGGTCCTGAAGGGTATAGCCAAGGACCATGGTCTTTTGTATTCGAACAAAAAGGCCGAGGACCTCGTAGAGAGCATCCGAGGCGTCATCGACCCCAGTAGCTAGCGACCTTCCGTCGCCCGTCCGCCGCTAGCTAGATAGTTCACCGTTTCACTATTACCCCTAGGGGTAATAGAACTAAATATGTGGGACAATGGTCTTTACAGACACGATTTCATGGACGATCCTAGACGACCCATCGTCGAGATAGGTGCCACTCTACGTTGCCACAACTCTGCATTGCGCTTCCTCATGAGTCGTTCCTGCATCTCTGTTCTGAACGTAAGTGCCGAGTCCGTGAAGGCGTTGTTGGCCAACTGCCTGTACTCGTCGCCCTCGCTTTGTGACATCATCGTATCAGGACCGTACGTGTTGGCCCATGGGAACACATCGACCTTGCTGCGAGTCACGTAGTTAGGCATCGTGATCGCCTCCACATCATCATAAAAGAACTTAGATCTACCCGTGAGCCGGTCCGTGTATACCCTGTAGCTGGTACCGTATCCTGTAAACCTAGGATCATAGACGTTTGCGTGATCTTGCCCAATGACCTCTTCTTTGATCTGAGGTGTGATGATGGCGTTCTTGGGATCACGCATAGTGTACTTGATCATGTCGTTCGTCTCCTGTACCTCTGTGGGGCCCCACTCTTGGGTGTATGAGATGCCGATGTTGCTCTGGATCGGTTCACCAATGTGAGACTTCTGGAAAACGCCTGGTTGGAGTGTCTGTGTGATGATGTTGTCACGTCGGGGGCTCTCGAAGCAGGGGGCGATATCGGAGGAGTCGTTCTTCTTAGGATGAAGGCTCTTGTCAATCTCGCCAATGATCTCGTCAATCTCGAGATCGCTCACTTCTCCGAGTTCCCTGTCAAATAACACGTCCCTCACATACTTCCTGATGTATGGTTTATGTTTATTGGGTTCGTTGTCTCCCAGATTATTGATGAGGTCATGTATGATCTGTCTGCGATGAGCAAAGAATCCTGGTGGTATACCTCCTGGTCTACCTCCTCCTGGTCTACGTCTGCCTCTACCTTCTGGTCTACCACTCCCTGGAGGTCTGTTTGTCACTACATCCGGATGTCGCTCGCCTCGTCTGCGTCTTCCTCGAGAGCCAGGGCTGCGTTGCGTATCCATATGCAAGTCCTCGCGGAACCCCTCTATCACATCTCCATTTCTGTTTATCATAGGGTCCTCCTCGATTTCATTGGAGATGGTAACTTCAGGAAGAGGACCCAGGTCTTCAGGAATGTCCTGCATCGTCATCCCTCCTTTTGCGGCTAGCGACCGAGCGGCTAGCGACCTTCGGTCGCCGGCGGGCTTGCGGGGCTCTGCCCCGCCTTCCGTCGCCCGTACGCCGCAGGCCGAGCTTCGCTCGGTAAGGTCGCCGGCGGGCGTCGCCCGTAAGCGCTGTCCTCGCAGCACCTTGCATTGACACGGCACATACATGCAATCCTCACACTTGGTTGGGAGGATGCCGCAATTGTAGCCAGCTTTGTCTGAGTCAAAGTTTGTCTCTTTATTGATCTGAGAGTGGACCACAAAGTCATTATTACGCCAAGAATCAAGATCATGAGAGGGTGCGGCCACGAGTGGGGGTATTTTGGTTTTTGGGTTTGGTCCACCGACCAGTTCCTGATTTGGTGATATGTGGGCCAGTCCGTATTCTAGAGGCACAGCGTCATTACAGAACCTCTTCTGAGTTGTAGGGAATCCTACTTTATTGAGATCTGGGTGACGAATGGAGTTGTACTCTCTCATGAATTCGTATAGTTGTTGATTAGACCCACCGGTTGACGGGTCTGCGGGGCGGAGCCCCGCCCAGCGACCTTCGGTCGCTGGTGTAAGACCTTCAATTATGCCCGGTTCAAACCCCTCAATGGTGGGGTCAGCCACTGCTCCTGAGTAAACGCTCATGGTGACTACCATGACGAGGATCAGTGTACTGAACGCGAGCACAGGCTTGTATGCCGCGATCACGATACACACGATCAGCGCCAGTCGCGTGATCGTATTGAGTTTGGCTGATAGACTGTCTTCTGGGCTCGGTAGTAGTTCATATGAACGGAACAGCTGAGTCACATCATACATCCAAAATTTTTCATTTGAAGCCATTTTTTTAAGGTTGATGATAATATCTTCTGTCTTCATGGTTAAATCTTATTACTTATTGATGCGGTCGCAAGGCCGCAGCGACAGGTTTGTAGGTCTTCCTATGTTGACTGATTGGGCCATATTCTTTGAGCATCCTCAGATGCTGTCTAGTAGGGTACCCCTTGTGCTTATCAAACCCGTATTGAGGATAGATCTTGTGAAGCATCAACATTTGATCGTCTCTATACACCTTAGCCAAAATTGAGGCCGCGCTGATGGCAGGCACTTTAGCATCCCCCTTCACGATCGCGTTGCAGGGTACGTCTCCAAGGTCTGGTGCTATGTTACCATCAACCAACACACTATCGGGTTTGATAACAAGACCATCGACCGCTCGCTTCATAGCCAGCAGAGACGCTTGTAGTATATTTAGTTCGTCAATCTCCGTATGGGTGACCTCACCGATAGCCCATGATGCGGCGCGCTCACGTATCTGTGCTGCTAACGCAACCCTGTTCTTCTCAGACAATGTTTTTGAATCGGCTAGCCCCGTAATGGTCTTGAGTGGATCCAAGACGACGGCCGCCGCTATGACGCTGCCAACGAGTGGACCCCTACCTGCTTCGTCTACTCCAGCGAACGGCTTCGTATCCATTTTACCTGGTTTTGTCTACATCACAAATCGTTCCACTATGTTGTCTACAGAGCGAGGTTTGATGTATAAATGGTTAAGCATCTCATTTGCGAGCACGTACTTGACAGTTCCCTGTATCGTGTACACAGAAGCTCTTGAATCCAGGTACGCCTTCTTATCATTGATTAAGGCTTTTAACTTAGGACTCAGCGTCTTCATGGGTCTGTGATTGCCTGGTTGGTCGGCCTGCTTACCACCCACGAATATACGGATCACGTCTTGTATATCGTCATAAAACTCAAATGGGGGAAACTTCTGGTTGTTATTGAGGTTAATAGGTACGGAGCTCTTAATGTTCGGGTCAGTGATCTCGTTCATAGTCCCTTTTACTCTTGAACCACTGGCTGTACTCCAATTAATGGGTGTTCTACCAGCTACAGATATGGGTCTCCAATATAGGTCGTGTGACGATTTCATTACCTCTGCGTTTCTGATTCCGTAGTAGTTTCTGAATGCGTACAGAGGGGACATGACCTCTGAGACGCCAAAGTCGGCAAGGTACGCGACTACCCCAGTATTCTTTACGTAGTAGGTCTTATCCTCAATTACGTACTCAAAGTAACCGCCAGGTTTGATCATCTTGATGAAGACGTTAGTGGACTTGATGTCACGGTGATGTATGGCATAGTAACGATGAATGGCGTACACCGCTATGAGGAGTTGATACAGGACGCTAAGCTGTTCATCAAAATTGTCGAGGGCTACATGCCCTAGATCTGAATCGGCAGACTCCATGAAAGTAACGTAGCACGATCCTGGCGCCTGCGATCCGAAGAGACGTTCGACCTTGCACCCGTCACACATAGCCATATTGTAAACGTACACGAAGTTGGGGCATCGACGGTTCAAGAGGAGGTTGTTCACGAGGTCTAGAATCCTGTTCTCGTGAGGATACGAGTTCTTTTTTATAGCCTCCCACTTCTGCTTTTGAGCGGTGCCCTTCTTCAACCTCCTCTTCTCACTGGGATTGAGGTATGCTTCCTTGATCACGAGGTCATCACCATTGAGAGTGGCTCTATACACCTGTCCAAATGACCCCTTGCCTATCTCGACCACATCTGAAAAGTTGGCCCTAAATGCTGGCGCGTTGGTGCCTGTCATGCACATGTCCCACTGGTCGGCATTGATAGCCCTGAGGAAGTTGTTGATACGCAGTCCCTTGTTGAGTCGCTTCTTAAACCAGGATGTGTTCGGGCTATCTCTGGCCAGTGGCGCGGTGTAATACGTATCAGTGGAGGCTGTAGCTTCTGCAGCTGCTTGTTGGGCTTGCTTGTCCTCGTGCCGTGCCCCGCTCATGACTTTACCGGTAGCCCACCTGACTAGTCCGCCAGCTTGACCATCCGGCAACCGCTTAATACCTTCACAATCTTTCTCAAATTTCTTGTAGGTAGGTCCACCAATTTTGATCTTCTTACCAGTTTTTGGGTTCACGCCTGGGTCGTCGTGCCACTCGATACACTCATCGACAAACTCGGATTTTAAAACACTTGGGTTTTTATCGCGGGGGTCAATATATATCGACCCTAAAGGGGGTTTGTGGAGGGCCGCAAGCTCGGCCGACGTCGCAGGCGGTGGCGGCACATAATCTTTCAATAGATGAGCTGCACGCCCCCTGCGACCTAAAAAACTGTCGTCAGCCGCTGCTTGGCCATCGACCGGCAACCGCCTAATGCCTTCACAATCTTCCTGATATTGCTTATAGGTAGGCCCACCAATTTTGATCTTATTACCAGTGTTTGGGTTCACGCCTGGGTTATCGCGCCACTTGATACACTCATCGACAAACTCGGATTTCAATTTTATATCCCAATTAATTGGCCTAACGTTTTTACAATCTTCTTCCAATTGTTTGTAGGCAGCTCCATCAATTTTGAGCTTCTTACCAGTGATTGGGCTCACGCCTGGGTTGCCGCGCCAATTGACACAATCTATGACATACCGAGGTTGGTATACTATTGGATCGATATGTACTTCCCCTTTAGCGGGTGGTGCAGCTGCTTGTTGGGCTTGCTTGGTGTGGGCGGAGTCCTCGGGCCTGCGACCTTCGGTCGCCTCCCGTGCCCCGCTCATGACTTTGCCGGTAGCCCACCTGACTAGTCCGCCAGCTTGACCATCCGGTAACCGCTTAATACCTTCACAATCTTTCTCAAATTTCTTGTAGGTAGGTCCACCAATTTTGATCTTCTTACCAGTTTTTGGGTTCACGCCTGGGTCGTCGTGCCACTCGATACACTCATCGACAAACTCGGATTTTAAAACACTTGGGTTTTTATCGCGGGGGTCGATATATATCGACCCTAAAGGGGGTTTGTGGAGGGCCGCAAGCTGGGCAGACGTAAGCGGTGTAGGTGGTGGTGGTGGCGCTGGTGGTACCTCGCCCGCTTGTAACCGCCTAATGCCTTCACAATCTTTTTCCCATTGTTTGTAGGTAGGCCCACCAATTTTGATCTTATTACCAGTGATTGGGTTCACGCCTGGGTTGTCGCGCCACTTGATACATTGATCGACAAACTCGGATTTGAACTGCATATCATTGGGTAGTGGCTTCACGTTTTTACAATCTTCTTCCCATTGTTTGTAGGCAGCTCCATCAATTTTGAGCTTCTTACCAGTGATTGGGCTCACGCCTGGGTTTTCTCGCCACTTGACGCAATCTTTGACATACCCGGCTTGGGGTGCGTATGGATCGATATATACTGCCCCTTTAGGGGCAGAGCCAGTACTAGGGGATTCGTTGGCGCATTCTATCTCAAGATCCTTGTATACCTTTCCTGTTGGTTTTATCTGTCGCCCGGTCCTTGGATTGACGGACGGGTCTTGTTTCCATTTTTCACAAACGGTCATTTTTAATATCGTGAGATAGATTCTGATCTAAACGTCATTACCGATTCCTAAAAGATGTCTTTGAAACTAACAGCTGAACAGAAAGAAAAGCTACGCAAGCTCGACGAAGAGATGAAGCTCAAGAAAGAGCACGACGAAAAGAGCCGCACTCGTCGCGAAGCCTCCTCGAAAGCCACCGGTATACCGGTGGATATCGTCGACATGGACGTCATCAAGATTGGGACTCTGTTGGGGATCATCAAAAAGAAGTCCATACTTGAGGGGGAAGAGCCTGACACAACAGGATCCCTTCTAAACTTGCTCCTTGGAGGTGAAGACACGTTTGAGATAGACCGGTCCAAGATTCCTCATAATTTCAGGAACGCACATGCCCTCGTCACAGAGGCAGACAAGATAAGCTATCACCAACAATTTGTACAACAACAATGCCAACACCTATCTGACATAACCATGTCATACATCAAACAAGAAATGACCAACATAAACAGTCTCATCACTGTTAACCTAGAATCAAATACCATTGACAACCTTAAGACAGTGTGTGTCGAGACTATTGATGTCCTTCTTGAGGAGTTGTGCGAAGACGGAGAGGACGATGATGAACTGTGGACAACTCTATCCACAGTTCGTAATGCTCTATTGGGTGCGGTAGACATCTGCGAGTATAAAAAGATCCTAAACGAACACATCGTCATGCTAAAGAAGGCTGGCAAACCTCACAGTCGCATCCTAGGACATCTGTCTGTGAACGACGTGAGGTTGTCGCTATACAGAGGTTGCCTCACTCAGACACAGGGGCCTATGACGTCTGAGGACTCGAATAGGTTGTCCAGAGAGATAGCTCTGAGGTGTTATATGAAGCCACCGGAACTCAAACAATTTGAATTCGATGATATCGTGAGGCAATGCTGCATACCGTCGCTCGTATGCATACCTATAGATGAGGTAATTGAGAACGGCCTGGTAGGCCCCTACCGCAACAACTCAATCGGTTACCTCAACGTCAAAGACAAGAGCCCATCGCCTTGGTCGTTCTACAACCTGAAGAGTATCAACCCCGACGGAACGAGGCTGTGGATCTTGGACAACAAGCTGTGGGTGCTGACTGACAACATGATCTCGACCATGACCGCATATATGATCAAGATCTTCAAAACCTTCTACCGCGAGTACTATGGAACAAACACCTTCAGACAAGGCTTCTGGTTGGCATCACACAACAGGCACTACGACGCGTTCATGAACATGATGAACAACCTCTCATTCATCAGCAATCATGCCATGTTCCATAAATTCCTGATGATGGTCCTGCAACAGAGATCGCCTCTCATTCCCACAGAATATGACTTCTTCAATCACATAGTGTACTATGACTTCCCCATCACACACACCCCCTACCTCACGTGTTTTGAAGACAACATGAAGCAGGTGTTTGACGAGTTGAGTGATGAGCATCTTGGTAAGTTGAAGGCCACGTTCATCATCCCCTACAAAAGATGAAATACGTTGAATTTAAGTTTCTGGAGCTAGTCGGGATAGGTAAAAGATGTAAGAGAATAATCCAGGTCAACATAGTACATGTATATAAGCATATTTGCACCTTGGCAATATACCTCTTTATATGATGCTAACCTTGTCATATAAAACATAAACATGAGATTTAAGGACTATTAACCATAATAAAAATGACTATAACAACCAAACATTATTCTCTTTCTATCCTCAATTCCAAGGATGAACATATCCCTTTCTCAAATGGGGCGTTCAGATTGAGCCACGACACCGAATACAAGGTCATGATTGCTAACAATCATACCTATTGCCAAGCAAATGCCACGGTTTATATTGATGGCAAGCGGGTGGGTAACTTTAGGCTCAGGGCTAACGACAACATCAAGATTGAACGTCCGGTCGATGCTGACAAGGCTCGCAAGCTAACCTTCTTCAACTGCAACAGTGACGAGGGCAGAGCTGGGGGTCTTGAGAGATCGGCCGAGTTGGGCAAGATCAGGGTTGAGATCCAGAAAGAGCATGAGCGTGAGCGTGAGTGTGAGCGTAAAGTGTTCGCTGACAGTACTGACGGAGGCGTCTCAAGAGGGCTCAGTAATTCATCGCTTAGATCATCCAATCAGACACAGTGTGATGGATCCGGTGGGACTGCCCTTGGCGGAGCATCCAACCAGAAGTTCTATACGGCATCTCATATCGAAGTGGAGCCAGAGGTATACAGGCTTGAGGCACGAATGGTCTTGGTTGCGGAGCCGTCTGTCGTTCCTTTGTAGCGGTCTATGCATTATCTTTACCTCATCAAAATGAACACCCAACAGCCGTTTCACCCAACTCACCCTACCAATGAACCTTCCCTGACAAAAGAGCAGGTCGAGGCTGCCAAGGATGAGCTTGTTAGAGATGTGAAAGAGTTCCCACGCATCAACAGGCGATTCGTGGACCCTCATAAGCCAGGCGATCCCAAGTTTGCCCTCTTTTCATACATTGAATATCAAGACGTGGACATGCTTAACTTCTTTGATGATATCAAGGACACCCTGAAGCCCAAGCACAAGAAGCAGCTTGCTGATTTGAGAGCTCGTTCTCAGGTTCCGAAGGGTATCGGCAAGATCAGGGGTGCCTACGTGACGCAGGAAGAGGCTAACCAGCGCGCTGAGGAGATTGTGAGGGATATCGACTCATCCAACTCTGTGTTTACATGCATCATAGGCGTTCCGTTCCCGCTGGTAAGCGAGGGTATGGCCGATGAGCTCAATGAGATCGACCTCCAGCAGCAGACAGAACACGCGATTGCCCAGAACGTGCGCAAGCAGCGTAGGAAGGAACAAAAGGAGATGGAAGATATAAGGATGCGCGAGGATGAGCTGATGCGCAACGCCGAGAAGGACCCCAATGCTGACGACCAGGAAAACTACACTACCCAGCGCGTGAAGCTGGCTCATCTCAGGTACTCGATCGCGGAGCATACCAAGAAGCACGCCGAGTGTATTGAGAACGAAAAGAATGTCGTGAAGTGGCTCATGGATATGAAGAGTCGCAACCCCCAATTTGAGGAGAATTACATGGAGAAGTACATGATCGGACGTAAAGCGGCACATATCCCTGATGACCATGAACTTGAAGGCTTCATGAAGTTCATGAACGACCCCCTGATCAAGCTAGAAGATGTGAAAGAAGATGTGAAAGAAGATGAAGAAGATGTTCAATAAGTCCATTACGTGATATCTTCGTAACCCCTAGGGGTTATGAACGCGATAAGTAGCTGGTATTACTCAATACATGCGCACTCCTGCCAGAGCGGCTGACAAGATGGGATGCTTGTCAGATAAGGATGCGCGAGGAGGAGCTGATGCACTAGTTGTACTTGAAGACACTTGGGATGACTGGGTCTGCGGGGCGGAGCCCCGCCCTGCGAGCAGTCGCTCGGCCTGCGGGCTGTTGTCTGAAGGTCGGGCGGTTGCGGGCGGCGCCTTCCGTCGCCTTGAAGACTCACTCTGATCTTTATTCATTCTGTTATACTTTACAAATTGACTTATTTTTGAAGGGTAAATTCAACTTATTGACCTAAGATCCTTTTCACCTGCTTTACGACTTTGTCCGCTGGGGGGAGGCCATCAATAATATAAGAGCTGTCCCTCATGTCCTCGCGCTCGTACGTCTTGATATATCCCTCATGTAGGAACTTGAGGTAGTCCATGCTTACATCTTGCTCACATTCACGGTTCCTGGCGCGCATGCGCTGAAAGCAGGTGTCCACGTCCGTGCTAATGTAGAAACTGATATCGGGCTTCCAGGAGAGGCGGTCATAGATATCATTGATGAGGCGTTCCTCGTCTTTGGTGAGGAAGCCGTTGTTGATTCCGTTTTCAACAAAGATCATTGAGGAGATGGGTGAACGTTCAACAAACACGTAGGCGTCGCCTCTGTGGGCGCGCATGCGATCGTATTGGGAACGCATAGAGTCAAGGATCTTGATCTGGAGCGCACACATCCAGCGCTTGGGGTCCTGGTAAAAACAGTCCAACAGTGTACCCCAATTACTCAGATCCTCCTCAAACACCAAGTAACCCTCCTCTTTGAGTTTGTTCAGGATGGTACTTTTTCCGGCACCAATGTTTCCATCAATACAGCAAATCAGAGGGACGACATCCGGCTCAGCAGAGACGTGTTCATCCTTGAAATTGAGGGAATTATTCTTGGTAGTCATCTTTGATACTTATCCTTTATTGTTGTATGTTGTTACCCATAATTCATCTATTTTGAGATACCCGCGTTCGGCCATCGTATACAAACAATACTCAGTAATTAAAATGACTGATGATATAAAAGTCTTAGTAACTGGTGGCACAGGACTGGTTGGAACAGCCTTGGCCCAATACGTCCAGCAAGACAGACATGAGGCAAATTGGGTGTTTGTGTCGTCAAATGATGCTAACTTACTTGAATGGGAACAGGTTCGTGATCTCTTTGCCTTCCATCAACCAACCCATGTAGTGCACCTGGCAGCGATGGTAGGCGGTCTCTTTCACAATATGTCTGCCAACCTCGAGTTCCTCATGTCCAATCTGCAGATGAACCTCAACATAGTCAGGGCCTGTAACGCGTACGGTGTGAGGAAGCTGGTGTCGTGTATGTCCACATGCATCTTCCCAGATGACAGAGCGGACGTCCTGAGAGAAGATGACATGCATAGTGGACCTCCCCATCTCAGTAACTTTGGGTACGCCTACTCAAAGCGCATGCTGGACGTCATCAATCGGGCGCACGCAGAGAGCGCTGACGGAGACAAAGTGTTTACATCCATCATACCATGCAACGTATACGGACCCCATGACAACTTTCACCTCAAACACGGGCACGTCATACCGGCACTGATTCATAGAGCCCACCTGGCCTCACAAAACGATCCCGATCATAAAATATTGAAGGTGGCGGGGACAGGCAATCCCCTTCGCCAGTTTATCTACTCGGAGGATTTGGCCAAACTGATCGTGTGGGTTGTGGACAACTACGACTCCTGCGAGCCCATCATCCTGGCTCCTGAGGAAGAGGTGTCGATAGGGGCTGCTGCCCGGGCTATAGCGGCTGCGTTCGGGATCGACACAGTCCAGTTCATGACAGATATGCCCGACGGTCAACACAAGAAGACTGCCAGCAATGATAAATTGAAGTCACTGCTGCCACAGGTCGAGTTCACACCATTTGAGGATGGTATCAAAAAGACAGTTACGTGGTTCAAATTAATGTATCCACAGGTTCGGAAATAAAAGATGTGACGGTTGCCCCGCAACGATGGCTGTGCCGATTTATCTGCAGTATTTAAAAAGATGGCACGGTTTTGCTTCAATGCTAACAGGGAGGACGCGATGGACTTCCTCAAGACGTTCTACGAACGCGTAGACGTTGACTTTGAAATTGATCATACTAGTTCGGACGAGAGCTGCATCATCCTCAAGAACAAACGCGACAAGGATATCTTCATGAACTTGAGCGAACGGTTGGTCGGCGTTAACGGCTTCTCACAGCCGTCATACGTACCCAAGTGGAAGATGATCCGACATAGGGGGCCGTTCCTGGCACAATACAAGAAAGAACCTTACTTTGGATCAGTATTGATCGACAGATCTGGGAGAGGTAAAAACGTCAAACTCTCTCCTGAGGGAGAAAAAGCCGCATTTTTGTACGCGGCTCTGTTGGCCACCCCAATGTGCGACCAATACAAAGATGACTCCACCTTTACCAACAACTACTTGAAGGACCTCAACACATACATAGACAAGGACCAATTCGCTAGGTTTAAGGACATAGACTGGCGAGATGTGGTTGCCAAGTACCAAAAAAGGAGCAAGATGGTGAGTACTGGTGATAAGAACAAATATGGGTTTGTTGAGGTCGACGGCCAAGTATACACAGCCACCCCTTTCGCGGCCGACGACATGTCTATTTACTTTGGAGATGACGACAAAGACGTGCAAAGGGGGCGAATCAAACGCGCAATCACAGCCGCTGACGTCACCCTCAATCTGTCTTCGGACGTAAAACAGGAACTACCCAACATCTCTGAGTTCAAAGAGGTGGTCTACAAACCTGGTATGAAGTGGGCCGCCAAATGGAACCACCCGATCACGGGACGAGTCAGGTATATGGACATCTTTTTCAACAACCCCACCGAGGAGGAGTTTGCAGAAAACTTCATTGAGATGTACGACAGCGACATCGAGTCCAGCGCCGGCGGAGACGACGAGGGAGACGACGAGGGAGAACGCGACTACGAAGACGAGGAGGATAGTGACGTAGACGAGGATGACCGTTGGGCTTTGGACTTGAGCGAAGACGAAGAGGATGACATTCGGTTGAGTGACGATGCTCCTGCTCGTATGTCGGAGTTGGAGAGAGAGAGGCGCCGTTTCGCGTACGCGGAGAGTATACCGCGCGAAGAACAACTCGATACCGCGAACATTGATGATGAGGAACTGGACCTCCCGTTCTCGTATATCGTCCCACCAAAGACGCAGTGGGGGTATGTGCTGGACGCGTGCAAATCGGGCTTCGGGGTTGTGGGTAATCTGGGTAAGGTGAGCAGCGCGGTCCTGCAGCTCGTCGCGGATGGCGCCGCGATAGCAGTGCGCGACGGGACCGCGCGTGTACCAGAGGTGAACAACGCCTTCATGAGGTACGCTCAACAGCGGGATGTGTGAATGATTATTCGCAGGATCAATCGTAAAAAAATTATCTCCACTAAACAAAAGATTCATAATGGCAGATGGTTCAGAAATGCTAACTTACATGCTCTATGCAGTACTTGTCATCGTGCTTGCCGTCGCAGGTTGGTACATCGGTAACAAATGGGAATACAAAGAGGTAGGTGCAGCCGTCGGAGGTCTGATCGGCGCGGGCATCGTCTACTGGCACGCGACGAGCGGCAACAACTACTCATTCTAAATGACAAAACAGCGATCAAATTGTAAAAATTTATCTTGCTCCGGTAAAAAGAATGGCAAGAAGACGATCAAGAGTACGTAGCCGTAGCAAGGCCAGATCTAGATCCAGGTCTAGATCCAGGTCCAAGCCTAGGTCCAAGCCTAGGTCTCGCTGTAGGAGCTATCAGTACAGAAGTCCCAAAACCGGACATTGCAGGAATTACGTCAACATGAGCGAGCGCGAGCGCTCCATCGCCCGCAAGATCCTCGCCAGCCGCAGGCGCAGACGCTCCCGCTCCAGGTCCAGGTCCCGCAGCAGGCGCCGCTATTAGATGAAATGTTGATTTTGGTTATACACGACCCATTACCTCACGAGGTAATGGATACTTAGGATACTTAGGATACTTAGGATACTTGACTTAAAATTCTATAACACTCGCTATGATCTAAGCACTACATCTCATTCACAAAAAATGAAGTTATTCTCACTCACGTTTTGTATGCTATTCCTGATGCAGCTCAGCAGTCTTGCGTCTGGGTTCCTCTTCTGTCCTGATGGCGGTGTCAGGGAGACGTTCAAGTACGTTTACATCAATAACCCCTGCTTTAATTTTGGGGACTGCATAGACAAGGGCCAGGATGACAACACATTCTGGATCTCCCAACTTGACCCCTACCTGAGACAGTCCACGTTGCACCTCACAAGCGCCCTCAAGACCATCGAACGAAAGATCTACCAGCCCCCACGGGACAACGGTAACGTATCCCTGTTTGATGGGACACCCCAGGCCATGTGTATGCCCACCGAGGAGCTGGCAAAGAATGATGCATTCATGAGAAAGATGCACAGCGCCTACAGGCTGGCTGAGTCAGCGCGCAAATGTAAGATCATGGCGATGGACATCGTGGCGCAGGTGCTCGCACGACTGCACACCATCTCAGAAGCCCTTGACGCAAGGCGGGGAAGCGATAACGATAGTGGCAACGATAGTGGCAACGATAGTGGCAACGATAGCTATAGCTATAGCTATAACGATAGCGATAGCGGTAGCGGTAATATAGGTTAGCGGTGACTTAGGACAATATGTCTTTTATTTATTTCAGGCGTACACATAATCTAACCCTGATAAAAATGGGAGCATCGGTATCCAAAAATGTATCAAACGCGGTCACCAAAGCAGTGGCCAAGGTGTCCTCAAATATCATCCAAAACACCCAACTGTCTCAGGACATGGCCCAGGTAGTCAGCGTCCGCGACGTCCACGGAGACGTGCACATCTCCGGCAATACGTTCACCCAGCACGCCACCGTCAACATGCACACGCTCCTGGACGCCCTCTCTACAGAGGAAGCCCAGCAGTCCATCATGCAGGAGCTGGCCCAAGAAGCCAAGAGCGTCACGTCGGACCTCAATATAGGCCAGTTCTCAGACGCTCAAAACACAATGAACCTACTAATGCAAGCCACCATCAACCTCCTCACTAGCATTGGGCAGACATGCAAAGCCTTCAACCGCCAGCATCAGGCCATCGTCGTAAAGCGCGTCTCCGGTAATGTGTACATCCAGGACAACGTCTTCCAACAAATGTACAACATCCTCCAGAACTGCACAGAGAAGGCCGCCTCTAACAACCGCCTACTCCAGGACCTCTCATCCAAGATGTCCCAGACCGCCAGCGCCAAATCAGAAGGCATCTCTGATTGGGTCCTCGTCGCGCTGCTGGCCGTCTTCATAGGCATCCCCGTGATTGGAGGCGTAGTCGCGGGTCAGGCAATCCTCAAGTTCATCTTCCCAATCATCCTGGTAGCGGGGATCGTCCTACTGGTCCTATACTACGTGAGGGGCAAACAGGTCATGAAGGAGGTCGGCTTCTCCACCTTCATCGAGAACACCCCCCTCTGCATGCCCTCCCGAGCGGAGATCACTCCCTCGATCTACGCCAACACGGTGGAGGCCTCAAATGCATGCAAAGCGAACGCCACGTGCAAGGCCTTCGACTGGAAAGGCATTGATGTAGCCCAGAACGGTACGTACACGGTTCTAGACGACCCAGTGACCAAGTTCTACTCAGGCGTGTCCGACAAATGCAGCACGGCCATCAAACCAGATAATGTGAAGCTGCTGCGCTATCCAGTGTTCTTCCAGGGCGACCTCGATCCCAACGATCCACTCGCCATTACCGGTACTGTAAATAAAGGAGATGTATACCTCAATACAACCAACGGTGTCTGGTCACAGAAGGTCATCCAATGGCAGCCAAGAGGCACAGTCACTACAAACTCATACAACAGGATTGCGTGGGGTTACATCAACCCCACAACGCCCCGAACTGGTAATACTCCGTACGACGTCCCCATACTAGACTCACCCATGGATGACGACGTGTATGTGTACGCTAACCAACACAACCCAGCATACCTGTACCTCTTCAGGTACGATACCTCAAATGGATGGGTCCAGGAACAGAAGATCAAGGGACCTGGGCTGGTACCAGACACACCCGCCATCATCAACTCAAGCGGAATAAAGGAAATAGAAAAGACTGCTTGGATGCTGTACGCCGGAATAGCAGGCATCGTCATCGGAGCAATCGGTAGCGTAATCACTCTATACACAAAGAAGGAAAAATATGCAAATTACACAGACTTTGAATGGTAAGTGTTGATTAGTTCTATTATTAGTTCTATTACCCCTAGGGGTAATAGATGGTTGATTTAAACCCTAATTTTCTTTGGTTGTTCTATATTGTATGTTGTAAACCTTACCGCCGTATTCGACCGGAGTCTTGCTGCTCTTCCACGATATGAGGTCCTTCACGGTGCACCAGGTCGTTCGGATGCCTATCTCTTCCTCAATACCTTCTGTGATCATCCTGATGAGGTTTTCGCGTTGAATGACGATGGGGTCGTCTTTGGTGCCTTCGGAGGAGGAGTCGATGCTTCCGAGGTACTCTTGAATGAGGTCTTGGATCATGGACTGAACATCGAACAACTCATCCTGATCGTTTTTGATCTCTTCAGGGGAGATGGGCTGAGGGATGTCGTCCTCGGTGTCCTCTTCCTCGTAACTGGCGGGGAGCCTGGTCTTGACGAAGTTGTTCAGGAAATCAATGGACTTGTCGTAGTTGATGCATATGTAGTTAACGATCTCCTTCAAGTCTCTGAACTTGATGGACTGGTACATCTCCTTACTCTTCTGATGCTTGAATTCATCCAGTATCTTCTGGATAGTGTTGTCGAGTTCTTCGGCATAGTAGACCTTACAGTACCAGGCGTAGTAGTACTCGTCTTTCTTCAGGCGCCCTGTCTGGTATCCGCTCAGGCGTTTGGACAGGCGCTTCGTTGACCCGATCTTGAAGACACGCTGTTTGGCGTATTCGCGGGTCGTGGCGATGTAGATCCACTCTTTCTTCTGCTCGCGGATGCGGACGTTCTTCATCATGGTCTTGTTCCACTTGGATGAGCGCTCGGCTCTAGCTGCTTTGTCCTGGGCTTCCAGGGCTGCAGCTTGCGCTTCCTCCGCTTTCGCACGCTCTTGCTCCATATTCGCTTGCGCTTCCTCCGCTTTCGCACGCTCTTGCTCCACATTCGCTTGAGCTTGCTTCGCTACAGCCTGGGCCTCTTCAAGTGCCTTATCCTTGAGTTCTATGATCTTGGCTTGTTCCTCCAGTTGCTTCTGGGTTCGCTTCTGTATACCTTCCATATTGACGGACCCCTCTGTCCTGAGGGTTGGAAGTATGTAGTCACAGACCAAGTCCTGGAACGCATCTGCGAACTTAGTCTTGCTTCTGTTAATGAGGCGAAAGAAGCCGGATTCATTGATGTAGACGACTTTTCCCCGATTAAAAGATAGATCTTGGAGGTGAGTTGCCCCTAGAAAGTTGGGGGCGGTTGAATCCAACTCAGATCTTAGTAAACTGAGACTTTTCTTGTTACGAGAAGGTACGTGCTTTATAAGTGCATCCTTACTGTTTGAGTACCCGAGTACCGCACATACATCGAGACCATTAAACCAAGGAATCCGATACGTTCCCACTAAACGGACTCGACCCTCTACACCTTTCACATCAAATGTGATGTAGTCGGTGCATGTCTTGAGGTCCATCAAGGCCTTTACCCCCTCTATTTCGTTTTGCATCTTTTACCCTTTGGCATAGATCTTACCGTCTATATTTCAATTTATTCTTACCATGCGTCGCTGAATCAAATTTCAATTACCCTGAAGGTGTTGCTCAAAAAAGTCTCAGTTTACTGAGCTCTGAGGTGGTATGTGAAACCGATCCCACCTCAGAGCTCAGTAAACTGAGACTTTTTTACGAGGACGTACATATGTGTTGGGTGTTGCTCATCAAAAAAAGTCTCAGTTAACTAGGTTCTGATGTGGTATGTGAAACCGATCCCACCTCAGAACCTAGTTAACTGGGCCTTTTTTTTACGAGGACGTACATGTGTGTTGGTCTACTGAGACTTTTTGATGCTTTCAAATTTCAATTACCCGAAAGGTAAGTGATTGCAACTTATAGGATTAAGACAACTTCATGTTTTGTAGTTCATATTCAAGTAGGTTGATGGCTTGTCTATCTCGTGTATACATGTAATCCCTAGTTTATCACCTATAACTCTGAAGATATTGAATCCGTCAGGATTGAACCTGAAAAAGTCACATCCTATCCGATATTACGTTCCTTTTCCTTATAAGGATCCCTATCTCGATGACCGTACTCGTCACACTCAACGACCAGGTTCAGTTCTTTGATGAAGAGATCTACTCTGTATTGATCTATCCTGAACTGGGTATAACAGGTTAGGTAATGAAAGGTCTCCCTGATTGCTGAGCTGTACATCTGACATTTTTACCTTTACTACTGACCAATCATCCTATATTTTCAATTTATTACCCAACTCCTATTTTTATTCCAATCTTCACCCTCTCATCTCATGGTTGGGTGTTGCACATCTTCATTCGCTCATGAGGCTGCCTCTGTAAAAATTATCTTCGGTATCTTAAAAATGACGACTACTGGATCAAATATCACTAGTGGATTCATTGATCTTGCCACTTTTGACGAGATTGAGAAGTACCAATACGGTTCCAATCAGGCTTTTGCGTATTTTGTCAGAGAGACCCGCAAGTCCACCTGGTTCACCCAGGTGCCGGTCATCCTATCCCGTTCCTCGGGTGCAGCAGGCTTCAACCAGGAGTGGTCAGTGTCCATCTCCAGAGCGGGCGACTACCTCCTACAGTCATGGCTCCGACTTACCATCCCGGCGGTCACCCTGTTGCAAAACAACCAGTTTGGCGCCAATGGTAGGATTCGCTGGACTCGTAACTTCATGCACAACCTGATCAGGGAGGCCTGCATCTCTTTCAACGATCTTGTGGCGGAACGTTTCGACAACTACTTCCTCGACTTCTGGTCTGCCTTCACCGTGAGCGCCAGCAAGCGTGTGGGCTACGACAACATGATCGGTAACGTGGACAGTCTCATCGCTCCCCACGACGTCGGCGTCCCCCTGGCCAGCCAGAACCTCAATCTTCCTCTCCCCTTCTTCTTCACCCGCGACAGCGGCGTGGCCCTTCCCACCGCTGCGCTGCCCTACAATGAGATGCGCATCTCTTTCAACTTCCGTAACTGGAACGAGCTGCTCATTCTCGACAACAGCGTCCCCGTCCTTAACAACAATCCATCTGTTGTACCCGTCGTCGGCACCGATATCGCCGCCGCCCCCGAACTCACCAACATCCAGGTCTGGGCCAACTACTCAATCGTATCCAATGAGGAGCGTAAGCGAATGGCCTGCGCCCCCAGAGACATCCTCATCGAGCAGGTGCAGACCGCCCCGAGACAGAACTTCACTCCCCTCACTAACCCCACCCAGAGCTATGACATTAGGTTCTCGCACTCTATTAAGGCCCTCTTCTTCGCAGTCAGGAACATCACCAACAGTAACATTTGGTCTAATTACACGACAGCTTCACCTGTTCCAGGGCCTCAGGTGGTTGTATTTGAACCAACAGCAGGCGCGTTTGATCCGATTAATAATACTACTTTAACGTATGAGAACACCAACCGTCTTAACCAGATGGGTTCTGACTATTACTCACTTATTGAACCCTTCTACAAGGCACCCAGTATTCCAGAGCCAACTGGATACCATCTGTACTCCTATTCCTTGGGCTTCTATAACGTTGACCCCCTTGGCTCTACCAATTATGGTAAATTGACTAATGTAAGCATTGTGCCTGCAGCCTCCCCCGCAGCTATTGTGGGTGCTGGCGGTACTGGTGCTGCTGCATCTGGACAGGACTACGCGCAGACCTATGAATTCATCATCATTGGTTTGAACACGAATATCATCAGAATCTCAGGTGGGGCACTCGGGTTTCCTGTCCTCTAGAATTTTTTTTTACGAGATTTTTTCCTTTAAGAACACAACCACAATATATATCCTCTGGAGGATATATATCACATCGATCTAACTGCTAAGTGACTATTTATCATATTCTACAATGATAACGTCTCTATCTACTGCGAATTCTTCTATCATTGATAAGTAATTGTTCCAGTCACCGCTTGCTAATCCACATCCTATATACTTCGGGAATGCAATTTTGGCATCTTTTTTCACACGTTTGTTGATCCTGTAAAGGCATTTTTTGAAAGCTTCTTCTCTTGTTTTGTATGTTTCATCTCTAGAATAGTAGTATTGAGATTGAGGAGTCCCATATGAATACTGGGCGAACATGCATATCACATGTACGTCCTTAAAAGGTGACTTCTCTGTGAGTATACGCCCCAGTGGTGGTCTATCTTCTTCAATTGCAAGGTTTTTCTTACCATCTGCTCTTCTTCTCGAGTATGGACATACACCCATTTCTCTTGCTATTGTTAAAGATAGGCCATGTGGTTTGACAGCTATGCAGTTGTTCTGCTGACATATATAGTCACACTTGACCTTAGTTATATCTCCTTTTATTTCAGTGATCATGTTTATTTATTTAACTTCTATATATGGTCTTGAAATTCAACTTTTGCGTCAAAGTCACCTACTAATTTCTTGTGGATGATAAAAATGGCAGACAATGTAATGGCCTTAGTGAAAAAGAAGGGTGCTCAGCAGAAGCTCCGCGGGAAGAGGGCTCAAGCCGCCAAGAAGCGTGCGGCCGTAGCCGCCGCGAAGCCGAAGCGAGTGCCCGACAAGCGCAACCCCTTTCGCCCCTTCACCTACATGGACCCGAACGAGATGATCGAAGAGATCGACAACTTCGTCGCCAATGCCGGGTGGACCGAGGAACGACATGTCCCAGACTTAAACTTGGATCGTGAGATGGTCAAGCTGTTCCATATGCTCAAGAGTGGTATCCCCTTCCCCTTAGTCAAGACGTTCTTTGTCGAGTTTGATGAAAGCGACTCGTTCAACGTGGTTCGTTACTTTGACGAGTTCAAGCAGCGCCCAGACGTGCGTGCGCGCATAGAGAACATGAAAGAGCTCATCAGACGCCGCCAGGCAGTCCCTCTAAAAATACCTCAAGACGTATTGAGGCAAGGAGGTATCATTGATGGGCCAGCTGAGCGTAAATACAGACAGACAATGATAGTAGATGATGGAGAGATAGGACGTCTGAGAGCACGCGCCATGTCCCCAACCCAACGACCCAGGATCATGTTCGGTCCTGATGAGCTCTTGTCTCAATGCGAGCGCGAATACAGACGAGCCCCATGGATGTTCCCATTCTCAGATCAAGTCATCAGAGGTTTCGCAATCAAAGGCGTAGGCCCTCAATATACAATACCTCAAGAAATTAAAGATGGTTGGTACAAGGTCAATATGGATTGGTATAGGATGGCTTGCGAAGGTAATCGCAGATTTATACCAGGCAAGGTTGCATATGTAACCATAAACAACGATCTCATTGTAGAGACGGAGGAGATGTACAAGGCGTCCAAGAAAGACTGGATCCGGGAATTTACCCCACTTGACTCCATAGGATTTGAGGTGGCTAAACATATGATCATGAGCAATGATGTCCTCAAATCGTCCTTCGGTGAAGAGCTTGAGGAATATGCGGAAACGATCATTGCGTCGTTTGGGCCAATTGAGACCAATTACGATCTGGCACGCAAGATGTCATATGTCCTTGTATTCCTAACATCTTTGATTGACGACCCTCAGGTCTACCATGAGAGGATCAGGGATCATGAGTACCCAGGGGATGTGCTCGTCAACCTCGACCGCTATACGTTGCTCCCAGAGGTCTTCAAGGATCCCAATGTAGACAAGACTCCTATTGAGAACAAGATCAAGCGCGTGAGGCGGACCATCGAGAACAGATACTACGAACTTACCAAACAGAGAAATCCTGCCGCGAGAAGGCACATGCGTCCCAGGCGTATGGGGGTTCCGAAAACGACTGCTCAGATTTCAGGAGATGAGAGGATTGCGCTGCCGGCGGTGCTCCCTGCCGCTACTGTGCCAATTGTGCGACCCAGAACAATCGCGAAGGAGCTTGCGCCGGGGCTCTTCCAAAAACTGAGAGAGAGGATCACCCAGATAACGCCCATTTATTGCAATCAATGCGACGCGGAGGTGTTCGCGCCCCCATTCACCACACCTAGGGGAGCCGACCGTCTCAAATTCTGTAGCAAGGAGTGCTTTGATCGGCACGATATTTAGACAACACAGGCAGCAGGTCATTTTCTCTTGTAAATAAAAGCATGTTACTGATAGAATACCGCATTAAGCTACCACTCTCATTTGACCTGTACAAGATTGCCAATCTTCATACAACCATGGAGATGTCAAAAGAATACACAAAGCCCGGTGAGGGCGTAGAGATCTTGGAGAACGTCCCATGCGACGTGGCGTGTCTTCCTCAACATAACCCAAACTCTAGAAATTCGGTACAAAAAGTCCAACGTACCTCAAAACGGTATTACATCCCTGACTTTATCACGTCTCACCTGACCAAAGACTCCGTCGTTTTGAGGGAGTCTTCATTCAATGGGTTCCCTAATTTCAGGACTGTGGTGACCGCAGAGTCAGGTACAACTGGTGAGTTTACGATTGATACATTGTGCATGACCGACGACGACGCCAACAAGGATAACGTGTTTAAACTACCTCAAATCATACTTGATAAGAGGTCGGTTATTAACATAGACATCGTAAATGACGCATTGCCACCAGAACTTGTGAAGGAGGGCGACGATCCAAAGAAGGTCTTGGGGTTAAAGGACGACTGGAACTCTTCATTCATTCCTATGGTTGTGTACAAACTAGTCTTTGTCAAGAGTAACGATGAGATCATCAATACACTCATTAGAGACAACCTGAGGACTATGTTTAACTTATTCCACAGGAAGCTGGTTTGTTCCCAAGATCGTTGGATAGGACTGAACATAAAAGACATCAGGACTATGGAAGACGATACTAAGGACCTTTTGGATCAAAGGCGAGCGGCTAGCGACCTTCCGTCGCCCGCTAGCGGCTAGCGACCTTGCGGATTGTATAGTAACCCCTAGGGGTTACTATACCTACCGACCGAGCGGCTAGCGACCTTCGGACGCCTTCGTAGCCCGCCCGCTCGACAAGGTCGCTATGACCATGAGTATCACAAGCACAACTATGATCATCCACCACTCCAATTTGAACGGTATATCCTCAATGTCAAATATCTCACGAACCTTCATGGGACCTGCCTTGTAGTACGCGTCCTCCTGGGCCCGCTTGATGGCCTTGAGTTTTTCCTCGCTGATCTCATTGGGTCTGAATTCAATGGGAGGGGATGTGCATTTGAGGAGGATGATGCCTCCTAGTCCTCTCGTTTGTCCAACCGAGAAAAGGGAGTCGATCTGCCCTCCAGCCATGTTGAATGGGTACATGGCGAGCTTGAAATAGCCTTCGTTTCCGGCGTAGCGCCCGTACGAGTTGCGGCAATGCCAGTATGGGACATCTCCAAACTTTCCATCCTCATATTCGATGTTCTTGGCCACACCCCATCCCATCACGGAGAAGGCGTGGAAGCCATTGATATTACCTGCCATCGTGTTCCAGGCCATCCTGTTCATACCTGAGGTGTAGTTACCGTTCTCAAAATACACACCCCCGTTGATATTACTACCATAGATGAGGAATTTATTGAAGTTGGAGTATATCGCAAATGAACCTATCACTGGTCCATATTTGAGGATGTGACGCTTAACCATGGTCTTGTATACAGGTCTGAAGCGGCCCCCATTGTGAACGAGCTGTCCTGGGGCGTCAAATTTATATTTGTACTTGGGATGCGTTTTGAAGTAGCAGCCGCACGTTGTTGGTACGTTGGCGTTTAGTTTGTCAAGATAGCCTACGTTGAACTCGTTCTTGCCTCGTCTGTTGGTACACCACTGCTTGTCCTGGGAACACCAGGAGTAGTCGATACACGTCTGATCCATGGCTCCTGATATAGAGAGTAAATTAGACAGCTGGGCCAGGTTGCCGCCATTACAAGGCTTGTTGTTCATGAAGCATGCCATGATGGATGTGGCCGAGACGTTGGGTGCCCACGAGACGGCACCGGAGACGACATGACAGTCGGACAAAATCTGCGCTAGCGTGACGGCGTAGCAGGAGCCGCACAGGTACTGGTCCCTCACACCGTCAATCATGCTTTTCTTTTGAAGGACCTCTGGCGAGTCCGCCTCGGTCGGTATGCCCCATGAGAAGTTCTCGGGGATGGCCTGGGTGACGTTTCTATATAGAATTGAATTAGGATTAGTCAACCCATGCAGTAGCTCTCTGGGTATGTCGGCTTCTTCTATAAATTGTAGGTTACGTATGTCTGAGTTGTAAGGTGGTATATACACCGTCTTTTTTGGTTCTTCTTTTTCTTGCTCAGACGTGAGCGGCTTGCGGGGCTCGCGGGGCTCCGCCCCGCCCTGCGACCGAGCGGCTAGCGACCTTCGGTCGCCGGCGGGCTTCGCCCGTACGCCGCAGGCCGAGCTTCGCTCGGTAAGGTCGCCCGCCCCGCCCGCCGCCGGCCGAGCTCCGCTCGGTAAATAGTTGGACCTCGGGTCTGAAGAGACCAGACTCCAGCGTAGCCGGCCAGTCCGTTTTTTGGGTTCATTGGTTGCTTCGTATACGTCCACAGTTTGATTGCGTCGAATGCGTTCATATTCGTCCATTTTATGTTTGTTAGGTTTTTAGGATCGGATAGTTGAACTAAAAAATATTAGATATAGAAAAATGAGTTCATACAGAAGATTTCTGGCTGGTCTTCAAAAGACACAGTTCGAAGCCGATTGCGATGAATGGCGAGTGGGTATTAATCCGAACACTGGGCGCGTATATTCGGCCACCAAACGCGGCGATCTAGATTTCAGGCGTATGCGGGGCAAGTGCGACCCATGTGCCGAGTTTGATATAAGGCCAAGTCATAACCCACGCACAGGCAGGCGTATCTCTCCCAAACGCAACATCTACAGGCGACTTGTTCAAGAGTGTGGGTCCCCCAGGCGCAGCAGATCGCGTTCACGATCCCGTAGTCGTTCACGATCCCGTCGTCGTTCACGCTCCAGGAGCCCAAAGAGGAGATCGTCCACTACTCGCAGACGTAGCCGCAGCAGAAACAGCAGAAGCCGCAGGCGTTAGCGGGCTACGAAGGCTCGGTCGCTGCGACCGGAGGGAGCCTCCAGCGCTCGGCACAATGACGATACATACCTAAAAACTTTATTTGTTATCACAAAATGTCTGATTTAAAACATCCTATTGGATATCTTGAACGTTCAGACTTCTCAGACTCAGGAGATCTGATCGGGCAACTCGGAGGTAAACCCGTCTTTGTAATGATTCAAGGGAGCTATTGTGGTGGGTGCACAGCCTCCAAGCCTGACTTCCAGCGACTCGGCAACGACGGCGCCGTGACGTGCATGACCATTCAACTGGATGGAGATAGACAGGGTGAGAAGGACATCCAATCCTCAGGAGTCCTCAACAACATCTATCCCAACCTCGAGACGGTCCCAAGTTACATCCTCTACGTCAACGGTAAAAAACGCATCCCATACAAGAGCGGTGATAGGTCATTCGCTGCAATGAAACAGTTTGTACAACAGTACATTTAACCTTCAAAAGTAAACCAAAATGACTTAAAGGTGGGGTATCTATACGTAGATAGGCCAAGGTAGTTCCTTTTATTACGAGTGTTTTCCGAGCACTTTTGTTTTATACTACTAGCCTAGCGGGCTTCCGCGCGACCGAGCTTACGGGCAAGGTCGCTCTTTCAAAAGGCAAATATGGTTCCTTTAAACCATCAATAAGTGATATTCTTACCATCCGCCTTTTGAAACTACTTCTTAGTTGTAACCTCAAGTTGGTTACAACGGTAAGCAAATATTATGAATTTAGACCCCAAACGGTCAAGTGAATAGAAAACATCATGTATGACAATTATGAATTCATCAAAGCCTCTCTCTCTCTGCATAGCGCGGTAGCGGCGAGCGAGAAGAGCTGCTATAGTAGAGACCTCCTCAAATATGGCTATATAGCTCCCGACAACCTCTCAGAAACAGCCAAATCCGTCCTCATTGAAGAGGCCGTGAAGCTTAACAGCACGTTCTACAAGAGCTGGCATGACGTCACGAGCAAGACGCGTGAGGAACTGGCGATTGACCAATTCTACCACTACATCTCAGTAGCGATCAGTGACATCTACGGGTGTGGTGAGATAGTGTATGTGCCAAACAAGACTGACGAGCCCCGCAGCCCGCAAGAGCAATCAGTGCCATTCAGATTCATCAAAGGCCTTACGGTAGAGGAGATCAAAGACCTTACCAAGGCTATCCTCCATGAGAAGGTTGCCCTGAACGAAAGCACCATCGAAGCAGCGTTTAAAATCCTTCAAACTCATGAGGTAGACATCGACAAGGTCCAGAATCGCGACAGCCGTACCTACATCTTCGTCAAGCACGGAATCGAACCTCAGACCCCCCTCGAAATCCTCAGGTGCGCCGTGTACGACGTCACCGGAGAGCTCACCCTCATCAAAAACGAGGACATGTACAAGAAGATTGAATATGGTGATATCGCCCGCGTTATTAGATGGCTCAAAGGAAACGAGGAACGCCTAGCTACCATTTTCAATCGCTACAAACCCATCTTCATGAGTATGAAGACGTACTATTACGCCAAGTCTTACATCAACAGGATCAGCAAACTGTCCAAAAAGCTACACATCCCACTAAAGGCCTCGACCAATGAGCCCTCAACAGGGTATGAAGTGGTGAAGCACGTCAAATACCTTATCCAGAACAAGAAGCCAAAAGTCTATCATGTGAGGAACGGTAATATGTGGTGTACACGTGACCGCAAAAATGAGATCGACAAGTATGTCTCCAAACTAAAAGGACTACTTCCAGACACCTTCGTCCAGTCCCCTTACACACGTCTGGCGCTGCCAACCTCTGAGAAGAACTTCTGTGGTGCGTTCCCTATGGGTACCAAATTTGGAAGCTTCCCAGGAGGCGCCCTCATTATCGGCATCCACTGGAAGAACAAGAATGGGAGACGCGTAGACTTGGATTTGAGTGCGGTTGATATGGAAGGAAAGGTGGGGTGGAACTCGGACTACTACACCGACTGTAAAAACGTCATCTACTCAGGCGACATGACAGATGCATCGAATGGGGCCAACGAGTACCTCTACTTCAAAAACATCACCAATCCCAAAGTGGTACTGGTAAACAAGTACACATCTCATCAGGAAGAGGTCAATATGGACGTCATCGTGGCGACCTCGGGGTCAGCTCCGTTAAAGAACGCGGTGCTGGACGACAAAGATGTGATCGCCACGGCTAGCACAGTATGCGACGAGAGGCAGAAGACGCTAGGAATCGTGTACCCAACCGACGACGGTCCCATGTTTGTGCTCATTGACAAGTGCATCGGTAAGAAGCTGATGGTAAGCTCCGCTAACGAAGACTCTGATATCATGATTAACGCTTTCATGAACGACTACATTTACATAGATGAGTACGCGACAGCTACATCCACCGAGCGAGCGACCGAAGGTCGCAGGGCGGGGCTCCGCCCCGCAAGCTCGGCCGGCGGCTCCGCCGCCACAACAGAAACTCAATCCGTCATAGACCTCAGTAATGAGACAATATCAAAGTATGCAATGCTCAATATTTTCAAGTAGGTTAAAAAACTGCTCCACAACATCATGAGAAGTACAGCTCTAATTTCATTACTCCTAGGAGTAACGAATATGTTATGTGTCGCTAGCGCTCGTTAAAACGAGCGCTCTCAATAATGGCGATAGCCTTCTTTTTTACCGCTCATGAGCCAAGCGATGACGATGACGACCAGGATGACGGCGATAACGATGACCCAGGGATTGGTAAAGTAGCCCTTGATGGTTTCCATGATCACGCCACCGTACATATCGTTACTGCTGCTGTACCCGTCATAGCCGTGAGGGATGAGAGGATCGCGGTGTGCGGCATGTTGACCACCTCCATAGAATGCCTGTTGGGGGTATGAAGCCTGACCGTATGGACTGTCCTTGTAGTACATTTTTTGGTAACCAAGGAAAATATTTCAGAGAAAGCGCCCTGCATTAACGACCAATCAGAACTGAGTCACTATCACTATAAGCACTATGAGTAGTATCGATATGGCGAACATCTCGTACTTGTACAGTTTTGCAAAATCTAGGAACGTTTTATCTGGCTTCGCTGGCTTCGGCACTAGGGGATCAGGTGGACCGGCTACATGAGGTTTTGGCGGCAGGGGCTTAGATGGGTCTGATGGGTGCCTGTCAAATTTACACACTATGTCGTTCTGCACGTGGTCGATAGATACGTTTCCATCCTCAACGATGTCAAATAGGACTTGGCACATCTTGTCTGGGCATGTGGGGTTGGCGAGCTGGGTGGGGACTAGGTACTTTCCCGATCTGTTAGCGCATGCCGTGTACCAGCACCCGTCGTTAATGGAGTGTGCCCCCTTCATGGCCTGATACGCGCTGTTGTCGGCCCTGTTGATGCACTTGCAGTCCTCCGTGTTGTGGCGCAAGCAGTAGTTCTGTATTGTTGCGTTCTGGATGTGAGTGGGCTGCCTCTCAAACCACATCCTACATTCATTACCACCTTCTCCTATGGATTTGAGACGACTACATTCCTTCATTCCTTTGGGGCACGTGGTGATTTTCTGTGTACAGTATTTGGCCTCAATATCATTGTTCTCTCCAAATTTGTCTTTGTATGCGAGTACCTGTGCACGTGTATCGATCTTGTCTAGGTTGTAGATACATTTGAGGTTGGGTGCTTGCTTGTCCCACCCGTAATAGATAAGTGGGTCTTTACCTTTGGAGCTGCGTCCTATCTCGCACTCGTCTCTGTCCGGGTGCGCGCACCTGGGTTGCGACGTGCAGAAGCCGCCGCAGCAAGAATCGGTGCCTATCTCCCAATCCCCGATGTTGTGCGTCTTGTGACAGGGGACGCGCGCGCTGAATGCTGAACAATGAAAGCATCTACAGTCGCCTGGTTGATACTGGTGTTTTTGACTCGTCTGGACTATACGTCCTACTACATGTTCTCCCATGTTTTTATGGAAGGTGGAAAAAGATGTGGATCCCATATACTAGTAGCAGCTGTACCGAGCTCGGCGGGTTACGCGTATTGTCGTCTGTACATCCACCAAGCACCTATTACGATGATGACAACTAAAATGACTATCCACATGTTGCTACCACCGCCTCCAATGAAGATATCTCCAGGGTCAAATTCCCCACCACCATCTACGTCGATATCCAGCATTTTGCGTCTGTTGAGCTCCCTCACCTTCTGAGGACCGGCCATGTAGTACGCGTTAGATCGTTGCTTATTGATGTTCTGCTGGTACTTCTGAGATATCTGCTGCAAGTCAACCTGTTTTGGTCGCTCTGTCGCGCGGATAAGGATCATAGAACCAACAGGCCCACCAATCTCGGTCATGACCTGTTTGTCGAACTGGGCAATCTTGTTGAATGGATACATGGCCATCTTGAAGTAGCCTCCTGCGTTTCCCCACTTCTTTCCCCACGAGTTGCGGCAGTGCCAGTACGGGACATCCCCGACCTTGTCGTTGTCGTATTGAATGTTCTTGGCAACGCCCCACCCCACGATGCTGATGGCGTGGAGGCCGGCAGCCTCACTCGTCATGCTATCGCTAAACTTCAGTTTGCCCCCTTTGTACCCATTATAATCCGCGCGATCGAGGTACACGCCCCCATTGAAGTGAGGATCTGTGAAATTACCAGTGAAAAAGTTTTTCAGGACTACGTAGCCTCCGATCACGGGTCCGAAATCGAGGATATGGCTCTTGATGGTGTTCCTGAAGACATCAATAGGGACTTCGTTGTTAATGAAGAAGACGTCACTGCCGGTGTCGATCTTGTACAGGTACTTCTTCTCACCCTTGTAGTAGCATCCACATGGTTTAGGCATGTTGTCATTGAGCTTGGAGGCTAGAGTCTTTGCATCGAAGTGGCGCGCCGACGAGACGCTCTTGCACAGCTCTTTGTCGCCAGAACACCACGAATAATCTATACATGACGTGTCTGCGACGGGTTCGTTCTCAAGATAGGGGGCGATAGCGGCGGGATTGCCTCCAAAGCACCCTTTGTGGAGCTTCCCCATGGGGATGCAGGACATGAGGTAGGTCGCGCTGATGTTGGGCGACCAGTCAACCGCACCGGAGACGACCAAGCAGTCACCTAGGGTGTCGGCGAACGCTACGGCGTAGCAAGAACCGCAGGCGTGCTGGGTGCTCACCTCATGAATCAAACTTTTTTTTACCAGGTCAAGGGGGGAGTCGTGATTGGTCGGGATAGCCCATGAGAAGTTCTCGTGAACGTGTTCGTGGGTGTGCAGCTTATGAGGATGCTCCTTTCCTGAGTGTTTGTGCTGGCGTGGATCGTACGAACCCAAATCCAATGTAGGCAGCTCTTTTGAGAATCGGATGTCTGTGTTGAGTGGTGGGATAATAAGATATTTTCCTTCTTGATTAACATCATTAAAACTCTCTATTTTTGGATCAGTATGGGCATGTGAGTGTTCTTTTTTTTCGTATTTGGTGTGATCGTGAAAAGGGAGATGTTCGCTGAACCTGATGTCTGTATTGAGGGGTGGGATGATGATGTCTTCTGAGAACTGCTCCAACTCAGTAGCCGCACTCAAATGCCCTGCCGCAACGGTACTCAAACCGCCAGTTTCTTCCTGAAGTACAATAGCCCCCTGGTTCTCGAGGTACTGTGTTAGCTTATCTTCCTCATCAAATCCCTCAAGATTCATGGGTTTTCTAGAAATGTAGTTTTCCATGTTTTTATAGGAGGGTAAAAAGTTTATTTTGTTTACGCCTAGTATGAACCATCTAATGTATACCATAAAACTACTGTCCCTTGGGATATGAAAAGCAGGCTAAAAAAATAATCAAGGTAAATCAAAATGGACTATGAATCTATGACAGTACCCCAACTGAAGGATATTGCACGTTCCAATAACCTCAAAAACTGGTCCAGACTCAAGAAAGCAGACCTCATCCAGTTCCTCATCGACAATGTGCCGCGAGGAGCCGTGGGAGGCAGACCTCCCTCGCGCGGGAGAGGCCGGACCCCACGTCGCAGGTCCCCATCCCCGGCGCCGAGGCCCAGGACACCGAGCCCGAGGCCCATACCCCCATCCCCGCCCCGCACGCCGAGCCCGTCCAGCGGCCTTCGGAGGCCGAGGTCCAGGACGCCGAGCCGGAGCCTCAGGCGTCGTTCCCCCGCAAGGATCCCAAGCGGTCCCTTCGGAATCGCCAAACTGAAGAAAAGACAGTGCGTTAGGAACCTCCGCAAAGACGTGGTCGCCGTGGCTGAGGACTACGGGATCTCCATCACGAAGGCCGATGGGAAAAAGAAGACAATCAAAGAACTTTGTGTTGAGATCGATATCGCCGGCGCACAGCAACTCCCAATGCCTGTAGCAGCCACCCCTCCCAGGACGCACACACCATCACCACTTCAAATACCTCGTCCCATTACACCACCCATCCTCGAATCTGTACCTACCGGTATGATTCCAAGGGCCGTCGTCTACGCACTCCTAAACATAGATAGGGATATGACCAAAGCAGATCTTCTCAAACCTAAAGTCCTCAACAAACCAACTCTGGTTCGGTATGCGGAAGAGCTTGGAATCAAAGGCAAGTCTCTCACAAAGGAGGTTCTGTTGGATAGGATTGTGGCTGCCCAAGTTGCACGCGACATGCCCGTCATGGCGCAGGCGATTGAAGATGAATCTGAGGTGATCGCTGATGAGATCGTAGACCACGTATCTGAGATGGTGATCGCTGCGGGGGAACAACCTCCCGCTCAAGAGGAGGTACAAGCCGTCGTTCAGCAGCGCGTCTCTACGGGTGAGTCTGTGAACTCAGCCATTGTAGCGGACGAGATCATTGCCGAACAACAAAGTGAAGATATCATCGAGCGACCGGAGGTCGCAGGGCGGGGCGAAGCCCCGCAGCCCAGCTCAAGACGAAGCTTATCTTCGGTCTCCAGCTCAAGACGAAGCTTGTCTCCACAGTCATCATTCCTCTCATCTCAGGTCTCCAGCCTCCTGTCGAGGTCTTCCATGTCCAGCATTACCAGATCAAGCGTAGCCAGCAGCGTGGAAGTAGCAAGCAACATCAGCAACAAAGTGGCCGAAGATATAGTGGACGAAGTAGCAGACAGAACGGACATATCATCCGTCAGGCGTACCATTGATGAGGTGGTTGAGGAGCAAGGCGTGAACCTGGATATTGACTCCAACAAGCTGGAAGAGGTGGTTAGCGACGAGCAGGCCCGTGAAGCAGTGGAGAGCGTGGTTGATCGCGCCACAGACGAGGGCCTCATCTCAAAAGATGAGGGTAGCGAGATCCTGCAACCCCTGAAGGACGAGGTGTCGGCAGTAGCAGCAGCAGCAATCCGCACCGGTGCGCGCCCCAAAGTGATCCAGCAACGTTCATCGCGGAGGTCCCAACCCATCACGAGGCAGATCAGAGGCGAACAAGACATCGAGCGCCTTCTTAGGGAGATTCAGAAGCCCGAGGAGAGCATCAACAACATGCCACTCATCCAAAATAAGGTGTTCAGGTGCTTAGGTGTTGTCAATTAGTAAATACCAATGTAAATTTGAGAAATTGAGTTATCTTTCATTACCTCTAGGGGTAACGAAGTACAAAGTTTTCTTCAGCACATAGCGGCTCCGCCGCCGGCCGAGCGGAGCTCGGTACCTTTGAGGAGAACAGGCGATATCCACTTTGCGTGCTTCAGAATTAGGTATATTTTACGCTTCTTCAGGTCTTCGATTGATAGTGGATGGTCTGGCACGGCGGGGCTTCGCGCCAGTTCCGGGTAAGCGTCGTAGATCTCGCGATCTAGGAAGCCTACTCTGTGTGTGTTGTTGTTGTAGTATAGAGACAGACTTCCCTGGAACTGAGATATCAGAACCTTGACATCGGAATCAATTTCTGAGAAGATAGAACTCATTTTGTGTCTACAAAAATGATTTTTGGACAAGTTAGAATACTAACATAATTAAGCATGGATACGTATACTGTTATCATAGACTCCCTTTTGGCCCAAATAAGCTCCGAAATGAGGGAAGAGAAGGACTGGCTCTTGAGCCAGGTATATGACGATCTTGCCGACGAAGAGGACCCGCAAGTGATCGAGACATATATCGAGGATGTCATCAAACAGGGTAAGCTCGGGTGGGACCACGCCTCGTTCAACAGCATCAAACAGAGCCAACAAGAGCAGGACGACTACATCCTCAATCCATTTGAGGCAGAGGAGGGTGTCGTCGAGTGCAAGAAGTGCGGTAGCTGGAAGGTCTACTCCGTGTCGGTGCAGACGCGCGCCGCCGACGAGCCCGTGACGACCATGGCCCAATGCACTATGTGCAAGACCAAGTGGCAACAATGATAGATGCGAGCACCTAATTCTTTTTATAAACAACGTCTTCGTAAGTCTTCGTAAGTCTTCGTAAGTCTTCGTAAGTCTTCGTAAGTCTTCGTAAGTCTTCGTAAGTCTTCGTAAGTCTTCGTAAGTCTTCGTAAGTCTTCGTAAGTCTTCGTAAGTCTTCGTAAGTCTTCGTAACCCTACGGGGTTATGAAATATGACGCTCACTGCTCCCAGGTGAACTGAGGATGCCCAAAGTGCCCGTTCTTTGACGTCTCCCTGTAGATAGGCTTGTCAAGTTTCAACTGTTCAATGATCTTTGCGGGTCGTAGGTCAAAGTTCTGCTTCACTATCCCTGCCAGTCCCTCGTCGTTTATCTTGCCAGTCCCGTACGACATGACCGAGATGGACACCGGCTTAGCTACCCCTATGGCGTATGAAATCTGAACAAGGCATCGATCACATAACTTTGACTTGACAAGGGACTTGGCCACCCACCTGGCTGCATACGCCCCGCTCCTGTCCACTTTTGATGGGTCCTTACCGCTGAATGAACCCCCGCCGTGAGCACCCCCCCCTCCGTACGTATCTACGATGATCTTGCGCCCCGTCAACCCCGAGTCGCAGAACGGCCCTCCCATGACAAACGACCCGGCCGGGTTGATGTGGTAGATCGTGTCGTCGTCTAGCATATCCTCGGGGATCACCTTCTTCACAACCTCATCCCTCACGATCTGTCGTACGTAATCTAGGGTCACGTCAGGCGAATGCTGCACAGATACAACGACTGTATGGACCTTCACAGGCTTGCGGTGCGCTCCACTTGGGCTTGCCTCCTTCATAGTTCCTTCTTCTGGTGCAGTCTCATCGTCGTACTCTACGGTAACTTGGGTCTTTGAGTCGGGGCGAATCCAGCAATGCACCCCATGTCTGCGCATCTTATGAAGGAGGAGGTTGATGTTCCTCGCGTATATGAGGCTGACAGGCATCAGTTCCTCAGACTCGTTGGTCGCGTACCCGAACATGAGCCCCTGGTCGCCGGCACATAGCTCCTCCCTGTCCACGTGGACGCCGGACGCGATCTCGGAAGCTTGACTCACTAAGTTGACCATGATGGAACAGGTCTTGTAGTCGAACCCCATCTTTGCGTCGTCGTAGCCTATGTCCTTGATAACGTCGCGTGCAATCTTCTGGTAGTCGATCCCAGAGGCCTTACTCGAAATTTCACCAAAGATCAGGACCATACCGGTACAGCACACAACCTCACAGGCCACCTTGGCGGTGGGGTCCTGAGAGAGGTGGGCATCGAGGATAGCGTCAGCAATCTGGTCACACATCTTGTCCGGGTGACCCTCCGATACGGATTCAGATGTAAATAACATGTTTTACAGTCATATAAGTAGTCTTTAACTCATTCATGGGCACCCTTGACGCTATGTACTGATCCAGAAACTATCATAACCATAGAAAATGCAAACATTGACACTGATCATCCTGTTCATCGTATTCATGTCTGCTTGGTACTTACTCAAGACTAGTTATGAGTCGTACCTCGAGAACGAACCCACAATCATGAGGTTGAGGAATAAACTAACACCTGTGTTCCCCGAGCTCAAATTTGTGAAGATGATGAAGGGGGATGCCTCGTACACTATCAACAAGCAGAAGATCTACCTCTGCACGGAGACCAACGGCGAGGTCTACGACGACAATATGCTTACATACGTGACGCTGCACGAGCTGGCCCACACGCTTTGTCCTGAGATCGGGCACGGCAAGCAATTTCAGGACATCTTCCAAACACTGCTAGGAAGAGCCGAGCGCCATAAATTATTTGATCCACACAAGCCAAGGGTCGAGAATTACTGCAAAGCGGGCGCTAGCGGCGAACGCCGCCCTGCGACCGGAGGTCGCTAGCGGCAATAAGGAGAATGACTGATATGTATTAGTGTTCCTATAAAAATATCTAAGTAATAAAAACAAGTTATAATGGCAGGAAATATAAGTCTTGAAGCATCAATTCGTACATGCAAGATCGATCCCGCGTATGCATCCAAGGTCCAGAGCGATCGATTCCTCAACCCGGGGAACATGGTATGCCCGATCTGGAATGGGTACGATAGTGCGGGTCGTCCTGCATGCGCCGACTCATTTAACACTAAGAACCCCGGCTGCAACACCGCAGAGGACCGTGTGTTCGTGGAGAATTATCAACGACCCCAATACGTCGAGTACGTCAACCTGAGCAGCGGCGGTATCGACGGCGAGTTCTATGGCCCTACTACCCCTTACTCCATGACCCAGTGGTCCAAGATGAAGGGCTCCTCAGACCTGCACACCATCAACAACATCGCAGGCAACTACGGCCTCCAGTTCGGTTCAAACATCTACCCCAACTCCGGCGTTCATGCCTATGCAAGAGGTATGCAGCAGAACGCAGAAGCTATGAGGAAGTTCTCCTCATATAATCAGGCATACAAATCTAACTATATGAAAAACGTCGCAGGAGTCGGCTGCGGCTGAGATAGTTCACATTCACGTCTTCACATCTATAACCCCGAGGGGTTACAGATCCATTGTAGACCTTACCGATAGAGGTAGATCTTGCTGAGTCGCTGCAATGAGGGGTCGTAGCGTTTGTACTCGGCCGTGCACTCAGGATAACACGGATACCTTGTCTTGATACCGGGCCTGAAGCAATGTTGCGGGTAAGAATGCCCGGTGGTTCCTTTCCAGTACGTGCGCTCAAGCCTTGGCCTAAACCCGGCCTCACGCTCTACTATGATAGGTAGGTCAGACATGTACTCACCCCGCCACCAGTCCGGGTAAGGGAAGTAGGCCCTCCCCTCTTGAGTGATGACATCCGTCTGGGAGTAGCGGTAGGGGTTGTCGCTGTTGTTCTTCAGGATCTTCTCCTTAGCTATCAGGACTTGATTATTTAGTGTCATTTTAATAGAGAATAATTTAGTTGAATGAAAATAAGCTCCAAGATTAACTTAATTTACTTAATTAACTTAATCTTGAACCAAACAAAATGGTAGAACAAACGTTGATGCTATCGAGCCCCAAGGCACAACCATTTGGAGTCTTGAGTAGCAAGGCTGTGATCGACTTTACCGTCGGCTCACACTCCGTCCCGAACCCCAAATATAGCTTCAGGCATGGAGCCTGGAAGACCGTGACTCAGTACGTGTACGTCAACATGTTCAAGAAGGACAAACACCGACAACGTATGAGCGAGATGCTTGCCCCCAATCCCTTCAATAACATGCTTCACCTCCGTGAACAGGAGGATGTGGAGATATACAACGAGGCAGTGATGAAGAGTCTGCGAGAGCGGTTCCGTCAACGTGAGGAACTGAGGACCAGACTTTATCAGACCAGAGGCAAACAATTGATCCACAGTAATAAAGAGATCTTGGGTATGCTCAACCACCTACGTCTCCAGAACAACCAAGTGGTGTACGACCCAAAGACCAGCAGAGAGATACCCAGATCTGAAGTTCTTCAAGTTATTAGCGGTGTGGAGGAGGAGATAACAAAGAACCCATCATTCCCCGACCATATGGACTTTGCAGACATGAGGAAGTACGCAAAACGATATGGTTACAAAGATCTACCACTCAATGACGAGATCTTCCTTAATATCAACTACATCGTCCCTATCATCAAGTATAGGCTGCGTGAGCGTCTCTGGAACCAAGAACTTGAACAATTCAAGGACCATCTTCTCGATGTCTTTTTGGACGACATCCTTGAGGATGAATACCCTAACCTAGATCCTTCTGAATACACAGAGGCGAAGCGCCAGCAGATCGCCAAAGAGAAGAGGCTTCAGGTGTACAAGGACCAGCTCTACGACCTTTACACCAAAGGAATGAAGGAGAACGACCACATTCTGGAAAGGCTTCGCTTCACACCCGACAATACGCTTCGCGAAATGGGCCGCAGCGCCCGCGAGATCAATGATAGACTCATGACCCCTGAGGCGCAGGCGGAGAAGATCTACATCAAACCCGATGACCCGTTCCTTCCTCATTACATCGAAGATGTGATGATGGACGGGAAGCGGTACGTGTCGGCAGTGCACTACGCTTACGCACGTATGATTGCGAATCTGCTCGACGTGGGGGAGCTGCCAGGGCTTGAGACGTTAGATATCAACACTGTGGAGCTGAGGGACCTGGTCGATACATACAATGACATCAAACGAGATTGGATTGATCACAACATGAAGGCCAATAACGAGGTGGCCGTAGGGATGAAATTTGAGCAGCATTCGCCTCTAGTTCACTTGTTGCTTGCTACGAGAGGATCTAAGGTGATCTGGAATGATCGATCTGATCCTGTATTGGGGGTAGGTTACGATGACAGGGGCGCCAACAACACTGGTAAGCTACTTGAGTACGTGAGGGACTCTTGGAGGAATGCGTCTCTGCAGAACAGGCTCATATCATCATACGGGTCTATCGCGAACAACGTGTGGACAAACTCATGGATGATGAGCATGGCACAGGACTTCAAGAACACGATGCTCCTCCTTCAGGACCCCACAACGGCGGACCTGGAAGTCATATACAGCGTGCATGGCATACCTGGGAGCCCTGGGACAGACGATGTCCAAACCCTCCACAGATCAGGCCTTAACAACGACCAGATTTCAATTGTGTTCCCCGTGATCCTGGCTATGTACCTGCCCATGCGGGACAAGACTGAGGGGGAGCTCATGAACGATGAGGCCGTGGTATACTTTACCGAGAACGACTACAGAGGGAGGAAGAAGGAACTGAATGATGATCTTGGGCGAGCCAGAGATCGTCTGGGCAGGATGGCGGAGTTGGTCCAGTTGGCTGACGGTGTAGATAAAGGAAAATTCGTGATGAGCATCCTCGGAAATAAGCAGACTAGCAACAAGAACGATGCACGTTGGTACCGTGTGTACAAGTGGTCGCATTAAAGACTTCTCGCCGCTCGGTCGCTCACGATTTGAAAATTTGATGAAATATTTGATGTTGGAAGTTGAAAATCAAGCATGAGGAAATAACTTAACTAAGTAAGACTATATCAAAATGACAATGAACATGAACGCAAATGCTCTCATCTCATGTATCGGCTCCTCTCTTCGCGGATTCTTTGAGTTCTGCGAGGCTCAGAATGGAGTGAAGGCAGATGAACTGGATACCCTCTTTGCTCAGTTCTTTGATGATGCCGAGAAGGCTGCAGCTAGCGGGGCGACGGAAGGTAGTGACGTCGCGCAGGCAGTCAAGAAGCCAGCCAAGAAGGCTAAGAAGTCACCGTGTTCAGTATCCGACAGCGACTCGGAGTCTTACCACGTACCCACAGACATCGACAGCGACTCGGAGGTGGCCAAGAAGGTCCCTAAGAAGACCCCCAAAGCTGTCGGTAAGCCTAAGAAGAAGGAGACATCCGATCACAGCGACTCGGAGGACGATGACGACACACTAATCAAGAAGCCTGCAACTAAGAAGCCTGCAACTAAGAAGCCTGCAACTAAGAAGGCTGCAGCTAAGAAGGATGTTGAGAAAGAGGTGAAGAAGGATGCCCGTAAGCCATCTGGGAAGGGGAAGGACCTCAAGCCTAGGGACGAGCAGACGTCTATTGGTTCGGCTGATCTGAGTAAGAAGAAGTTGCCTGAACTGAAGGCTCTTGCCAAGGAGCGAGGTCTTGCTGTGTCTGGGACAAAGGCCCAGGTAATTGAGAACATCCTCAATTATGAGAAGGATCAAGAAGGTACTTCCGCAGAACAGCCTGAATGCGAGGATGATCTGAATATTGAGGTCAAGAAGCCTAAGACCAAGCAGAAGCTGTGTGAGCCGGCTACTACAAAGAAGTACGAGATTATACAACGTCACGGTCTGAAGATGGTGGAATACAATCCGTTGGACGGCTGCTTTGTGCTTGATGCCAATAACGTGGTTGTGGGTTGGGTCCATAGAGACGATGATGAAATCGAAGATGAAGATGACGGTGTTGATGTCAGGGCGCTTGACAAATACAGCTGTGAGATGGCAAAAGAACTTGGGCTTAAGTATGAGGTCCCGGACAACCTTGATCAGTAAGTACTATATAAGTATTCTTTTTTCTCCTACTATCGATTTCATTCCCTTCGGGGAATAAAATCATACCAGCATTCAAATTTATTTTCTAGATGACTAAAAATGTCTGGTTTACTCACTAATAATAATATTGGAAGCTATGGAAGTGGAGGTCCCAACGTCGGGGGTGGTTGCAACTACGCTCAGTTGGGAGCCTACAACCAAGGATTCAGAGGTATCCGTCCGCCTGTTCCTCTCACTGCAGTGTCTGGATATTACGTCGTGCCGGCGTACTCGGCACCCGGCTATGATACCCTCACTCATGGATCCTCCGATGGATCTTGCGGAAGTTCTTCAGGAAACTACTTCAGTATTGGTCGCGCGTATGGGCAAAACGCGGGAAATTGCAGCACAAAATACATGGGCTCAGTCTGCCAATAGATGACGATGAATGAAGTTAATGAAGTTGAATATAGATCCCCAACAATCAACCTTCAAAATAAATCATGGTTATTCATACCCAACACCCTCAAACCATCTTAGACAGCATCGTACAGTTTGTAGATATAGTTCTATGCTTTGACAACCATCTCAACTCAGAATGTATTGAGGATGCGCGTCGTCTCAAATCTGTTGTGATATCGCTTCTCAAGAAATGCAATCTCCATCCCTTCCTGACCACAGTTGGTCACTCTGTCTCATGCATCTCACCCGACTGTACCCCGTCTTGTCGTATGTTCAAACGCGTTCGTTCTCACATCCAGGTCACAGAGCCTCGTGAGCACGTATGCGCCATCATGCACATCTACGGTCAGCTCCTCAGGATGCACGTGGACACGTGTGTGAAGGACTTCTGTGGTATGCATAGCTGCAAGGACATGAAGAAGATACGCGAAGAGCAAGGACGCATGGTCTTACCAGAAACGTTTGCTCAAAAGGAATATGCACTCAGGTGTTCGATAGCTGCCATGCCGCAGGAGGAGCGAGGCACCCCGAGCTGATTAAGTAGGTTTCAATAGATCTATATCCCCTAGGGGATATAGAAAACAATCATACGAGCTCGGTCATAAAAGTTGAATTTTCTAACCGTTAGCATATCTCACATATAAAACACTATGTCAGAACGTCTAACAAAGTACAATCATGTGATTGTTACTGAAGGTAAGAAGATTGAGTTTAAATGTTCCACATGTGGTACATTGGACGTGATTGCGCCAAGTCTTCTCACACGCGATATCAAATCTAATCAATATCTCTGTTGTGACCCAATGCCAGTGGATCCTGAGATCATCAATGGGTTGAAGGTTATTGTAGATAAAAGCTAAATTGGGTCTTGAGTGCCCAAAAGGTCATAGGTTGTGTATGGCCTGAATGCGTGTCTGAGAAGATGGTCGCTAAATGCCCGATGAAAAACGAGGCTGTGAAGAACAAATTCAAAGAAACACGGCGTAAGCAACGAGAGGACCGTGAACAAGAGTTAATTGAATCAGGAAAGACTCCTGAACAAGTACATCTTGAGAGATTTGGTCATGTATATGTTGGCATTGAGGAGATGGATATAGTACGGGCCAAAAACGCACATGTAGTCATCTTCAATTGTGGGTCATGTGATAATAAAAATGTGATACCACAGAGTCGTCTTCAAAGATATGTGATGGACTCATCGTGCTTACATTGCCTACAACCCACAAATGAGATGGTTGGAAAGTACACACTCATCACGCGTCGAGAAGGGACCAAGTATGTGGCACTTCTATGTGATGCCGGCCATCGATTCTGGATAAGAGAGAAGGAGGTGATTGAGGATGGTAGAGGCTGTCCAGATCCAGGTTGTAGTGACAAACTGAGGCGTGAAACTTGCATGGAAAAATATGGTAATGAGGTGGCATGCCAAGCGTCTGAAGTGAAAGAGAAGATCAAAGGAACCCTCCAAACAAACTATGAGGTTAATAACCCTTTTGAGTCATCTGAAATACGTGAGAAGGCTAAAACGTCCATGGTTGCACGTTATGGTACACAACATCCAATGCACGTTGAAGAGATTGTGGATAAGATGAAACAGACGAATTTGGAAAGATATGGAGAGGAATACGTGGGTGCAGTTAGACGCGATAGGTATAAAAAATAGAATAATAGGACTTCAACATCTATAACCCCGAGGGGTTACAGAGACTGAATGTATTCAAGGGAAAGACGTGGTTTGGACATCTCCCATTGCGGCAGATGCAGCTCCATAGACTTGATGACTCATGTTGGTCTGGGCCATATCGACACCGCCGATCGTGGTGTCTGTGCCGCCAGACGAGTTGTAGATAAGGTTGGCAAGGGAATTGTTGGTCTCATTATTCACACCACCCATAACGTTCATAGCGCCTTGTTGGAGTACTTCTAGAGCGTTATAACTTTGTGAAGGGATCATCCAGTTTCCGCTTATTGGTACAATTGGTAAATCTCCTCTAATAGGATCTCCCTGACCTCGTAGTCTGGAATTTCTATTGGCGTACATATACCTGTCATACACGATAGGTTGTTTCATTTCTCCGTCTTGTGTCACAAAAGCTGCTTGATCAGGTTCAGCTACAGTACTTGTGGGCCATCCATCAGCTGACCCTGTCGCTACAGCCATATTAAGGACTTGGTTATAGTCCCCGTTTGTATACGCCGCTGAATAAGGGTTGTGAGGGTCGAGAGGAACTTTAGGCACACCGAGATATTTACTCTCCTGCCATCCATATTGAGGGTTTGCCCCCTGGTACCCCTCACCGCTCATTTCGTTAAAGCCGCTACCTGGAATACCCTCAGCAATCGCGTAATTGAGCGGGTCTGGAGGGTTGGGCTTTTCTGAAAGGGGATCTTGAGGGACACCCATTTGGTTGTAGTTGGGGAACTTGCTCCTCAGGTCTGCACCGTAATTAACGTTTGAGAAGCGGGGGCTGAGGATACCTTGGAAATTGGGAACCTGAAAGAAGTCCTGAGTGTTTGGATTCTGGAACATCTTCTCAGCCTTAACTTGTCGGCTGGGGGTCATCCAAAATCCTTCTTTTGTGTCACATGTATAAGCCATGTAGATCGCTGTTCCGAGAAGTGCGATCAGTACAGTTGTCAACACTACTTGATTCATTTTTATAGAGGTGATAGAATATTTTGGTGGTAGGGGCCCGAAGGGTCGGCGATGCAGGACAATTAAATGAATTTAGCCATATAGAGACATACTCAAAACAAACCATGAATCAACAATCCAAAATAACGGCAAACTCAAAAAATCGTGCAAGCGATCTTACGGGTGAGCGAACGGGCGTGCAGGGGGTGGAGCCCCGCAAGGCAAGCCCGCCCCGCACGCCCCGCCGCACCCGCAAGGTAACCACTCTCGACATGCCAACCAAAGACAAGGTACTGGACACGGAGACAAAGAAGATGGTCCAGTACGTCTCATCTATAGTCAACCTCTCAACTGGCAAACGCTACCGATGTTGGTGGTGCACGCTCACCATAGATAACGAGCCAATCGGGTGTCCCATCGGAGTGAAGTTCTCGTATCCAGACAACGACCCGCAAGCGACCGAAGGTCGCCGGCGGGCTTCGCCCGTCCGCCCCGCAGCCCGCTCAGAAATCACTACATACTCGACAGACGGGGTCTTCTGTTCCTTCAACTGCGCCAAAGCCTACATCAACGAGAAGGAGCGTGCGAACGTGATGTACAAGAACAGCAATGTCCTCCTTGCTCATATGGTCTGCGACATGAACGGACGCATCGCGCCCGTGTCCATTGAGCCATCGCCCGATAAGCGACTTCTGATCGAGTACGGAGGACACATGACGGAACACCAGTACAGACAATGCTTCGACCGCATGCTTTACACCGAGAAAGGTATCATCAAGATGTTCCCAACAACTGTCATATTTCAAGAAGAAGAGAAGCTCAACAGAGGAGGCAGCCGAACACCAACGAGCACTCCTCAAAGACGATAAATTACCGGACAATTCTGTGTCGCCGGCTCATGTTGTTTACAAATCATCTTCGTGAAATAAAATGTTTCAGATCATCCTGATTATACTAATCATCACTTTACTACTTGCATTGGTCTGGTGGAACGTAACAACCAGAGACATCGCATACTTTGACGGCCTCTCGATGGTTGAGCTCGACCCGCGCTTCACAAGACTCACCAAAGGTCAGAAGGACGATCTCTCCGTCGATCTCAAGTTCCCAAAGGACGGTGCCAGAGACGGTATCCTCCTCTTCATGGCGGGGAACGGCACCAACGATTTCCAGATCGTCTACGTCCAGGACGGTAAGCTCATCGTCAACACCAAAAACAGCAAGCCCGCGTCATTTGTTCTGGACCCAGACATTGAGGCCAACGTCAAGAACCAAGATTGGATTAGGTTGGTATTTACCATACCTGATGAGTTCAAAGACGATATGATCTACTTTGGAGGCGCCCCCATTAATCAGATCCCCAAGAACACGCTCAAGTTTGCCGGACAGTCCAAAATCATCCCGTTCCCGGATAAAAACCTCAAGGCGTGTACCAACAGATGTTACCTCAACGATATCAACCTCAGCGAACAGTTCCAGAGAATAGGCCTCAAATCAGATTGATCACCAAAGCCAAAGCCAAAGCCAAAGCCAAAGCCAGGACCAAGACCAGGACCAGGACCAGGACCAGGACCAGGACCAAAGCCACCACAAAAACCTTAGACGCTTTATTCTATAACCCCGAGGGGTTACAGAAATTCAGAATTTTTATTGTTTCATATATGCGTTGTCGTAGAGCTTGCAGACCTTTCTGGCCGCGAGGTTACCTGGGATGCCGATTGAGTATGGGGGGATGTCGTCACTTGAGGGGTCTGCGCCGCGTGTGGACTGGCCTTGGCGTTGCGTATTGATCATGATGAATCTCTGCATCTTGGCGATGTTATTCTTGGGGTTGTCCTCGTCCTGGGAGAACTGGCCTATTTGCCGTCCGTTCGCAAACAGGAGCAGAAGGGGGACGTACTTGATGGGCGTCCTGGTCCTGAACGACATATCTCTCAGTCTCCAGTTGTTCTGAGCAACGTCCATGTAGGCGAAATTGATGCCTCTGATCATTTTGGAAAGGTAATTGAATGCCGGCTTGACGTCGTCACACCAGGTGCAGTCATTCGTGAAGAAGAACACGAACGAGTAGCCCTGGTCGTTGTGTCTGACGAGTTCACCGTTCTGGATTGCGAAATCATTGGGTGTCAGGAACATTTTATATATCTCCATAGTTTCTTTAGGGGCCTGTGGCTTACCGAGCCGAAGCCTCAGGTTGATGCAAGTTGGAGTAAGACCAGGACAATAAGGAAGATGAGCGTCTTCACGAACATAATCACCATCTCAGAGTCAGGTACCACGCTTTTGAGGAGGTTGTCAACAATTGGCAGACTGAGCACCACGAACAGGATGGCGGGGATGATGATCTTTTTGAGTTGTAGGGACTTTGCTACGGCCTTCCCATCCCCGAACACGTCTCTCATGATGTTGACGTCAATCTCCGAGGGCTGCTCCTGTTGGGACGGTGACAGGTTTGCGATTCTATCAGCCATTTTTTTTGTTCAGGATAAATTAGGTAAATTAGGTAAACAGTTACTTCTTCTTGTGAGTCGGAGTGGTGTCGGATATGTACGAGTCGCGGTCCTTGGCCATCTGCTGCGCCAGTGCTGTGATATCCACCTTCTCCTTCTTCTGGATTTGGGGAACATCGTCTTGGGGTGGAGGCGGTATGTCAACAACCTCGGATTCAGCGACCGAAGGTCGCAGGGCGGGGCTCCGCCCCGCCGATGCTGACTGTTGGCCCTGTCTACCTACAGAGGAGAGATCTGTCCTGTGGGCGCCACCTGGTCGCACGGATTGTTTGTCAGGAGCCTGAGAGGTCTGTGGTAATTCACTCATGACCTGGTCAATCCACATGTATATGTAGTCACGCTCAAACTTCTGCTTGACCTGGTTTGGGGTGACACCTTGGTAATACTCGACTAGTAGAGTGGGTACATACTCAATACCGTTTTTCTGGAGTGTCTCCTTGAATCGCTCGTTGTCTATACAGATCATAGACATACCGGTCACCTTTGGGAAATCGAGTGGTAGTTCTTTGATGTATGACAGCAGGGCTTTCGAGGCAGGAGAGTAATTTGAGTACAAGAGTAGGCAATGTTTTCTATCCATTTTATACACATATGTTTTGCCTTTAGAGAGCTAGCGGCCTTGCGAAGGCGGCGCCTGCGGCCCTTATCACTATATTTCCATGGACTCGTTGCTTGCATCCAGTTGCCCCTGTCTCTCAAGCACTCTGTCCAGGACGCGCTCGGCAAAGGCGTTGCGCTTCTCAGCCGTCACATCTGCGAGGTCGCCCCCTCTGTACTTCTTGGGTACGTTGCTGATGAACGGGAAGAAGCGTGAATGGTGGTTCAGCTCAGCAGTGAGATTGTTCATGCCATAGGGCTGGCTCGCCAACACATCTGCCACGGACACAATGACGAGGGCGTAGAAGAAGGTGAATGGCTCAGATGATCCTACATGGTCAATGTAATCATCAACGGTCTTGAGGTCATCATATCCTTGCCATTTTTGGATGTAGTTGCCCAACTCCCAATGGAGGTCGATGATTCTGGCACATATAGGGAGGTCCTCCTGGTTGAAGCCCAGCTCACCCAATAGGTCATTGATCTTGAAGAAATCTATCTGTTTCATGTTTTTGTCGAGGATGGGTAAGGGTCGCGTGCCGCGTATGTAGTCACCTCCGAGCTCGGGGTGTTCGGGGATTGAGAAGTAGACACAGTCATGGCTCCTCTTGGTTACGCGATCACTGTTGGGTGCCATCTTGCCGATATCGTGGATGAAGGCGGTTGCCGCTATCTTTTTTTGGACGTCTAGGTCTGGGATGCCGTATTTGGGTGTATTCAAGACGAGCTGTTCGGCAAAGAGGAGTGACCATATAGAATGCTCAAGTAGGTTACCTGCATGGAAGTCGACATTTGTGGACTTGTAGAGTGCCATCTGGTCAAGAAGCTGGGCTATCTCAACAGGTGCGTCCTTCAGGTTGGCGTGTTGCCAGTCTAAAGGGTTTGTCAAGTTCCTCTTGAGCCATTTGAGGGGGTTGCAGAACATGAACTCTAGGTGAAAGTACATCTGTTTATTTTCAACTGGTGTGTTGGATGCGTAGCCAGCGTAGTCTTTGGGGATGTAGGTGCAGAGCCAGTCTGTGAAGGGTAGGTCGATGTCTCTATAGGATCGACGCTTCTTACGTTTGATGCTAATGTTGCCAAACTCGTTCTCTGAGTAGTCTGCCTCAAGGTTCTCCAGGTCGAACATGAAGCGTAGCTGCTCCTTGTTCTTGTTTGGTACATTGGGGTCGTTGAGGAGGCGCCAGATATTGAAGTTGTTGTCTAGGAGAAAGAAGATACAGTCTTCCTTCAATTCGTAGACGTTGACGCACTTGTTGCCGCACGTCTTTGCAAAGTTGGGGTTCTGGAGCGAGTACGTCTCCGCAGTCTCGGGTGTTCCGAACCAACCGGGTGACACCTTGAAGAACTTGGTCGTCTCAAATGCGACGCTCTGACTGGGTTGGTCTACGACGTCTTTCATGAGATCACTTTTATTGACGCCCGAAGGTGCGCCCATCCTGTGTGGCTTGTAGAAGTCGATACCGGCTGGGAACTCGACGTTGGCATTGGCGAGGGCTCCTGAGCCGTGGTAGAGCTGCATACCTTTGGGGAACTTGACGACCTGGTACTCGCCGTCAAAGTAGTAGGTACCGCATGAGAAGTAGTTCATTGGGATCTGAGCACCACCGCCCAGATTGATATTGGTTTGACCACCTTTTTTCCAATCCCATAATTGAATCTTAGAACATGCCATTTTGTATTGGTGATTAAAATTCGTAACCCACAAGGGTTACGAAAGCATGTTGGGGGGAGACTCAATTGAAGATCGGCAAGTGGTCATTATGAACTTCAACTCTGTGCATCTCAGGAGTGATGCCTTCCTTTTCACGTAATTGAAAATATCCATTGATGTTGCTCTCGATGTCACCTTCGTAGAGGGTGATCCTATCCCTGTAGACAGGATAGACCTTCTCGAACTTGACGCGGGCGGTGTCGGTGTCGTCGAAGATGACGAGCTTGGTGACGTCCTCTTCGGCCAGGATTGCCTTGACGTGATCGTTGTCGAACCCGATGAGGATGACGCGACGTTCATTTGAGTTTGAGTTTGATTGCTTGGAGGGATATGAAATGGCTAACATTTTCTGAAAGGATGGTTGCCTTTAGCCCACATGCGTTCCTTAAGGTCTTTGTTTGCAAGCTTATCATGGCTGACTTCATGTACTTATAAGTTGAAATTTGCCTCCAAAAATATGGGGTAAAGTAAATACTATGTACTTAACACGTTTGGCAACTGATGAAATCGACATCGGTGACGAACGCTCGCTGGCCGAGTACTCAACGTTCCTGGCATCACACATCAACTCAATGGACAGGCTCATTGAGGTGATCAGGAATCTGAAGTGTAAACTAAAGACTGACAATCTTGAAGGTTTCTTTGAACCATTGAGGCCGTACATTGAGACGTACAAGCCCAAACAATCCGTTATCCTGAAGACATCACATGCGTTCTGCGACTGCTGTGAACTGTACGTGCCTTCACATCTCTGCGTCTGGGTTCGAAACAACTCCGAGCTCTTTGAAACAGAGATCGCCTTCTACGACCGCCTTCTGAGGCACTTTGGATCCCTTATCAAAGCTGACGTCTCACCATACCCTGTCGATGAGCTATATATCGGCGAAGACACGCCGTTGTCGGGTCAGACCAATCGTGAAAAATTGAAATTGCTCAGTTCTGTTGTAAGACATTATGAATATATCTGTAAATATCTAATGTAACAAGTAAAAATGTCAATTAGCACCGGCACCGCAGCGACCAAAGGTCGCCTTCGTAGCGCCATCCGTTCCGTCCGCGCTGTCGTTCACGCGACCACACCTCTCGCCCTCAAGAACATCTTGGGGATTGGCCGCGTCCTCGACCAGCGCGGCCGCTCTCAGTGGCACGTATGTAATGAAGGTCAACATCACAATCGCTACTCGGTGGCACCCAGAGACATCACACTTGGCAAACCATGCACAAGCAAGTACACAAACAATGCATGCTCAAGAAATTTTGAGGCGGCAGGCGTCTATTTCAGACTCAGCACAGACAGGGGTGACCCGGTCCACAACCCACTCAAACCTATCCAGATGTTGTTCTCACCTCACTTGCTTTCCCAATACGACACCTGGACGCTTAACAGCGTCGTGAACAACGGCTTTGTGTTCGGCCCCCACGGCCACTGCCTCACCAGCATGATCACAGGCAAACAGGGCATCACCTATTTCGCGAACATCGAGGAAGACGAGATCGAAGACATAGACCCGTCTTCGGCAGAGCTGCTCATCCCCGGGGACGTCAACCTCATCAACCTTGAAAAGGTGATTGTGCCTGTTTCGATCGTGAGGGAGGTAGATGCATTGGGTGTGCTTGATCAGGCGAAAAATTTGATTGCTCCAGAGTTGAATATCTAATAAACACATTTATGAGCATAAAGTAATAGACAAAATGACTACGTCCAACAACACTATTGCTACAAATATGTCAGCAACCACTTCTAAGAAGATCACCAAGCAGATCGTTCAACAGCAGCTGATGAAGAAGCAACCAGACGTGGATAAGGAGCGACCATCCGTCGAGTTGTACTCCGCAGAGTACAGAGACCAGCGATGCATACCTCACAGCACCAACGTCAAGAGCTACGTCTTTAATGGCGACGAGCTCTTCTTCGAGGGCTACCCTTACTCTATCGAGCTCACCCAGACCAACTATGAGGGGCTCGAGTTTGAGAAGTGTAGGTTCTTTGAGGCGCACGAGGGTACCCTACTCAGAGTGTTCAACATCGGCGGAAAATGGTACACCTCCACAAACCGACGCCTGGACGCCTTCAACAGCAAATGGGCAGCAAAGACGACCACATTTGGTCTTCACTTTGCCCACGCAGTCCGGGAGAACATCAGAGCCCTCAGCGACGAAGAGTTCTTTGAGGATGAAGAGGAGTCCTTTGAAGAGAAGAAGAAGGTTGCGAGGGAGTACTTGAACAAAATCTACGAGGCCAACCTCGACAAATCCAAGAAGTACATGTTCTTGATCGAACCCTGCAAAGAGGAGCGCATCGTCTGCCTCACAAACTCGCCCCGATTCTTCAATATTGGCGTCTTTGACAAGGACAACAACCTGTCTCTTACTGAAGACGTTGTGTTGGATGGTTTCATGGTTCCAAAGCCTCAGGAGCTGTTCTTTGAGGATATGAGGGAGATGCTACAGGCGCTCGACAACATCGATATCAAGCGCATTCAGGGCTTCATCGCCATCCAGAGCGAGCAGGGTCGCGACGACAAGCATTTCAAGATCTTGACCAACCGTTACAAGTACTACTTTGGCCTCAGGGGCAACACATCAAGCATCAGGTTCAGGTTCCTTGAACTTGAGTACCAGAACACCCTCATTCATCTAGGCCAAGGAACCAACCAACAGACCACCGCTCAAACCAACCAGATGTTGATAGACTTCTGCGATATGTACGACTTCAACGCAGAGCCCCTGCTCAACTACATCTGGCGCGTGGTCGTCGAGGACCTCTTCCAGAAGTACCAAATCAGATACATCAAGAAGAACCTTGCTGACCCATCAATGTCGCCCAAGCAGGACAAGATGCTCAAAGAGATTCACATGCACTTTAGTGAGTCGGTGAGGGCAGGGCGTCGTCGCCAAACTGACCGTCTCAGGATTAGAGACATCCTGGCGATGCAGAAGCCATCTTACCTCAATCAACTCATTGCAGAGTATGAGAAGAAGGACAAGGACGCAGAGCGAGAACGTCGTATGAGGGAAATGTAAGACCAAGTGATGTCCACCCACTATTTTAATTAGGCCACCGTCCAGATCATCGGACTTGAAATTTAACTCTTCGGGGTTAAATTTTTACGATAAGACGATTACTAGGACGAATTAAAGACAGCCGATCTATAAGGTGAGAGAAAATGTATCAGACCGTAAGTCAATTGTTAAACAACCCCCTCAAGCTCGTGTACCTCAATGAGCAGTACATGCAGGAGACCTTCAAGTTCAAGGACCACGACATCCAATTTCTGAAGCTATTCTGGCAACCAGACTTTGACGAGTCGTGGTTCCTCCTTGATGAACCATTCATCGAGACTTGGCTCATTCAGGATACCAACCTCAATCTCAATCAATTATATCAGCATATCCTCTTCACCATGTTCCACAAAGACGCCGACTACAAGCTCTCTTTGGAGACTAACCCAGAGAGTATGTACATGGTGAAAGGGCACTGTCTCAAAGATCTGTGCATCATCTGCAACAAAATCTTCAGGGCCTTCTTTATCAAGCTGGGGCGCGTAGCGCACATGCTCGTTCTCACCAAATCGGTAGAGGAAACCTCTACCCAGATCAAGCTCAACAGAACGTCTAGACAGCTCGACGCGCTGTCCCGGAAGACGGACAACCTCACCTTCCTCATTGAAGAGATCGTGAGCGAGCGCGTCGCAGAGGTGACCAGCAAGGTAGCGCCAAACTCAGGGTGCGAGGAGGTAGTTAACCTCGTTAGATTACCTGCACCCAGTGAACTCCATTCTGAAGCTCGGTCGGCGCTGCCCGTTCATCTCAGGGGGGCCGGGTATGTCGTTATCAGATGCCTCCGCAAGAACTATGCTAAGCACCTGAATAGAGTCAAGTCTTATGTCGAGCGACCGAAGCGATCGGCTGACGGTGGTAACAATCTGATGGTAGAAGAGGTATTCAGTTCACCGGTCGCAAATGGAGGCGTCGACGTCGTGAAGGAGCTCGGGGACGCGGGCGTCAAGACACACAAGAACAACGGCGTGTCCTCTGATGACCACATAGCCCTGATTGAGAAGGTCAAGACCATCCTCAAGATGATATGATCTACGAAGGCGAGCGACGGAAGGCGGGGCTAGCGACCTTCGGTCGCCGGCGGGCTTGCGGGGCTCTGCCCCGCCTTCCGTCGCCCGTCCGCCCCGCAAGCTCGGTACCTTCGGTATTATAACTAGTGTTCATTATCTATCAGATAATGAAAAATCAACCATTTCGTGGCAAAATTTGAATAGATTTATTGACGAACAATCTAATATATTAAAAGGATGAGTAATACTAAGAATCATCACGCCATGTCCCTCAATGAGTTCCTACGGGAAATGAAAGCACCCAATGACCCCGCCCATACACATGTGTCAATGGGCACCCCAAGAGGCACCTATGCCTTCGGGTTAAAGATGAAGGACTTCTGGCAGATATACAATGTCAACTTGTCTCAAAAGAAGCTTATGTATCTCGCTGAAAACCCAGGCAAGGAGACACCCATCCTGGTTGATATTGACCTCAGAGTCAAGAAGTCAGTCCTCTCTAAGGACGAGGAGAAGCGCCACCTCTACACCGATGATCAGGTCGTAGAGATCGTCAGTGCGTACCAACAGGCAATCCATGAGGTTGTAGACTTCGCAAACGTAGATGCTGACAAGCGAGACAGCGCATACACGTGCGTGCTACTTGAGAAGAAGCCCTATGAGACCGATATATGCGGAGAGAAGTACATAAAGAACGGCTTCCATCTCCACTTCCCCAAACTGTTCCTTGATAAGAAGGTGCTAGAGGTCTACATCATCCCCAAGGTGCAGGAGCGCATCAACGGCCTGTTCGACAACATCGGCGCCAAGGACTTCCTAGACACCAATTCCATCAACGTCCACTGGCTCCTTTACGGCTCTAGGAAACAAAACAATGCCCCATACAAAGCAACCAAGTGCTTCCTTAAAGATGCGGAGGAGGTCAGCCTTGAGGAAGGGCTGAGCGACTACGTTTGTAGCAGGTACTTAGGTGAGACAAAAGATGACGTCAAATGTGAAGGCAACGTGAAGGCTATGCTGCCCCGCATCCTCTCCATCTTCCTTTACGACAGAGCAGATCACTACTTCTACAACCCCAAACCCAGTGTAACCACTCCCCTTATGAAGACCTTTGAGATGGTCAAAACGAAGAGGAAGCAATACGACAATGACTCTGTTGAGAAGCAGCTCCAGGATGCACAGCAGCTCATCCAAATGTTGAACTCCTCACGCGCCGATGACCGCTCTACCTGGCTGCGCGTCGGGTTCTGTCTTTGGCAGATCAGCGGTGGTGACGACGACGGCTTCTCGCAGTGGCTCGAGTTTTCCGAGCAGAGCGATAAGTTCGACGAGAGCGAGTGCCTGTCCCTCTGGCAGAAGATGCGCCCCAGTAGTCTCACGATCGCCACGCTCAAGTTCTACGCCAAGCTGGACAGCCCCGAAGAATATGAGAAGATGATAGAAGATAAGACCGAACACCTGGTCATCGAGGCCGTCAACGGATGCCACACCGACGTTGCCAAAATCTTGAACAACGAGTACGACAACGAGTTTGTGTGTACCTCAATCAGCAACAAGGAATGGTACCAGTACAAGGACCATATCTGGAAGCCCCTAGACAGAGGCACCAGGCTCCGCGAACGCATATCTGACGAAAACGGCATCATCATCAAGCAGCTCAAGTCTAAGCGTCGCGACATCTACAGCACGCTAGAAGACCTGGACGGAGACGACCCTGAGAAGAAGGACTGTGAGAAGAAGCTCAAGACGATCAACAACCTCGTCAGACAGTGTAAAGCAACACCTTTCAAGAACGCTGTGATGGTAGAGTCGCAAGAGGTGTTCTATAACCCTGATTTCCACAACCTCCTAAACAAGAATCCATACTTGGTCGCCTTCAAGAACGGCGTCTACGACTTTGAGAACGACAACTTCAGAGACGGTAACCCAGAGGACTACATCTCAGTGGCGCTACCTATTGAATACACAGACTACGGCTCATTTGACCACCCAGATGTGATGGAGGTAGACGACTTCTTTCAGAAGGTCTTCCCAGACCATGAGGTCCGCGACTACTTTCTGGACCAGGCATGCCATGTCTTTGTGGGAGGCAACCACCACAAGGTCATCCTGTTCTGGACCGGCGAGGGCAACAACGGCAAGACGGTCACGCAGACCTTCTTTGAGAAGATGCTCGGTAAGCTGGCCGTCAAGTTCAGTACATCTCTCCTCACGGGTAAGAAGGCCAATCTCGGTGCTGCCAATCCTGAGATGGCTCGCGCTGGTGATGGTGTGAGGTGGGCTGTCATGGACGAGCCCAACGCCGACGAGATGATCAGCTCAGGTACGCTCAAGGCTCTGACTGGCAACGACTCGTACTGGGCCCGTGACCTGTTTCAGAAGGGTAAGGAGACTAGGGAGATCCAGCCTCTGTTCAAGTTGCATATGATTTGCAACAAGCTTCCAGCCATCAAGGACGCAGACAAAGCGACGTGGAACAGGATCCGTGTCATCCCCTTTGAGAGCACCTTCAAACCTGAGAATGAGTGCCCCCAAGACGTTGAAGAACAGATCAATCAGAAGATCTTCCCCATGGACAAGAACTTCACAAACAAGATTCCGAGGATGGCGCAGCCGCTGGCCTGGTACCTCATTCAGAGATGGCGCACCATCAGGAAACTAGAGCCCGTGGAGCCTGAGAAGGTCAAGGTGGCTACTGACACATACAGGCAGGAGAACGACATCTACAAGCGGTTTGAGGAGCAATGCATCTTCGCGAAGCCGGATTCCAGGCTCACTCCTGCCACACTCTACTCTCACTTCAAGGAGTGGTTCAGGGAGGAATGCCCCAACTACATCACCCCGACCAGGAGCGCCGTCAGACAGCACTTCATCATGCAATGGGGTGAGCTCCAGAAAGGTAAGTACTGGTCTCACAAGACGTGCAGTCAGTTTCCAGTCAATGACAATGACGAAGACGAAGATGAAGACAGCGGAACCGAGGGAGTAAAAATCAACCCATACCTGTAATCAAGAATACTCAGATGTACCATATGTGCCTTAGTAGTTAGATTTGATAGTAAGTTTAGATTTGTAAGTTAGTCGTAACCCTCAGGGGTTATGACATGATTAGATATATGTTTACTCTTCGTCACGCTGGCGCATATCTGCGAACTGGAGGTAGTCGTCGCATCCAAACCTGAAGTCCGGGACTTGGTCTGCCTTGAAATAGAAGACGGCGTCGGTCCACTCGTTGCTCTGGATCTGGTTGTTGATGTAGATACACGTGTAGTCGGTGGTGAGTTCGTTCATGAGCTGGCAGAAGATGGCGTATGAGGGGATGATGCTGGCGAAGTTCTTGTAGATCTTTTCGCGGTTGGCCTGATTGGGATCCCTGAAGATGAACACACCGTCTATGTTGGTTCTGATGTTGGGTTTGAAGTCAAACACATATTGGTTTGCGAAGATGGCCAACATGTTCCAGTGCCGCCCGTTCTTGAAGAGTCCCTGGAGCAAGGGGTCGTTGAAAATCTTGACGTCGTCCATACAGTCGTCCATCACAAGCACTGCCCAGGCGTTGGGTAGATGTTCTTTGGCGAGCTTCTGACGTTTGATGAAGTCTGCGACCACGTCCTTCTTGTACTTCTCGTAGATGAAGAGGTCTGGAAAGAGACGTGAATAGAACTTGTTGCTGTCCTCGGAACCTGAGATGACGAGGCCAGTAGGGATGACGTGCTTCTTGGCGTACAGAAGATGCTTGATCAAAACGGACTTGCCTGAGCCGGGTTTGCCAATGATGGTGATCTTGGATCCTCCCAGGTTGGATTTGAGGCTCTCGGCATTTGGTCTGATGGAGTCTATGTTCAATTCCTTGATAGAAATCGTTTTAACCATTTTTCATCAAGAGTTAGATCTCTAACCCCCTAACGGGCTTGCGGGGCCGCTCGGTCGCTGCCCGGTGACCATCGCGAGTTGATTGTAAAGAAGGATATACTCAAAAAAATTGAATTATGAATAGTAATGATGATAGAAAAGAATAAAGCAATCATGTCTAACCAAATAGTCAACGTTATCTCCGCTGAACAAGACCCCGCATTTCACAAACTCAATGTAGAAAACATCGTCCTTGATTTACCCAAGTACGCCCCTGCCCCCGGGCAGAAAGGTATCTGGCTCAACATCAAGTACAAATATAGCAAAAATGGAAAGGAAAAACAGGACAAACTCAAGATTCAGACATCCGAGCTATTCTCGTACGGTATCTCACGCTATGGTATGAAGGCCAATCTCGGTGCTGCCAATCCTGAGATGGCTCGCGAAGATACGTCTCCCCCCAAGATGTGTTTTGTCATGGTGAACAGGAAGCTTCGCGAGGCCATAGCCAAAGGTGAGGATATCAGTGAAGAGGATGCCGAGGACATCAAGGTCGAAGACGAGACCATCAAGATGTTGGAGGACATCACTGAAAAAGTCAAGGAGCTCATGAAGGAATCCGATATGATCAATGCCCTCGGTAAGCAGCGCGACAAGAAGAAGTGGCTCATCAACGTCGATGGCATGGAGATCATCAAGAGGAAGGAGCAGGAGAACGGCATCGACTCGGTCTACGTCTACTCCAAAGTCGTCACAGCCAACAATTTCATGAAGACCAAGTTCCACATATTAGACGACAACGAAGAAGAGGGCGTCAGGGACCTCGACCAGGACGAGACCGTAGAGACGCTTGAGAAGAAGGAGTTCAACTGTAAAGCCACAGCCATGCTCGTGATTGACAGTGTCTTCGTGGGAACGGAGCCTTACCTACAGGTGAAGCTGGCTGAGGCCGTGATAAGCGAGTTCAGCGAGTACAAGGTCAAGCGCAACATCATCATGCCTGCTCGCCTCAGGAACAAGTCAGCTGACAAGAAGAAGTCAAATAGTAAGCTGTATGACTCTGACTCTGATTCCGATGACGACAAGAAGGACACCAAGAAGACCACAAAGAAGGTTATCAAGGACGACTCTGACGATTCAGAATAAACTGGGATGCGGTACTTTTTATTATTAGGCCAACAGCGCACGGTCGCAGGAGGACTTCCCTCCATCTAAATTTAACCCTTCGGGGTTAAATTAACAGAATGGGTTAAGTAGTATCTTAGGGTATACAAAAATGAATAGCCAAATCAATGATCAGTCGCTCTGGAATGACGCCGCAATTGAAGAGACTATCAAGCGTATGGACCCCGACAAACTGTATCGATATCAGAAGATGGCCCAGAGCTTATACGACAAGGCCAATGATCCTAACCCTCACACCATCAATATGGAGGTCGCTGCTCAAATAAGGTTGATGTTGCGTGACGGCCTACATCCTGACATGCTTGAGGAAAATGAACGCCAGATCTACATCGATGCATACGGTTTAAAGTCACTGGAGGAGTACTCAAAAGATGACGACAACACAAGCGACGATCAAAGCCCTGATTCAGACCAAGGCCAAGATCAAGGACTACCAAGTGATGATAAATGGACTACGAAAGCAGGAAAAAGAGTTGGTAAAAGAGATCCAAAACTACCTTAACGAACTAAACGAGCCGGGTATTCGCGTCGACGACAACACGTACATCACGCTGGCGAGCCACGAGAAGAAGATCAACCTCAGCAAGAAGGAACATGAGCAGCGCGTGCGTGACATGCTCTACTCGCGAGGTATCGACGACGAGGACTTCACCATGCAGCTCCTCAACAAGACCAGCGACGTGGTACAGGAACAGAAGATCAAGATCAACAAGGACAGTTAGGAGCGACCGAAGGTCGCTAGCCCCGCAGCGGACAGACTATGGACTTCACAGCGACACTTTATAACCACTAGTGGTTATAAATTTTGATGGTTGGACCTTCGGCTACCGCAATAAGAACTTACAAGCCTAACAGATCGTAATCTATGTCCTCATAACAATGGAGATCTACGTCCATCATGCTCTCGAGCCAGTCTCGGAATGGTGCCAGCTTGGGCACGTTATGAGCTAATATATCTAGACCTTTGTATCTGATGTACAGTTCATGCGTCTGGGCGTAATCTGAGAAAAGGTCAAAGTCTGGGCCGTACAGCTCCTGTCCAACGTTGTGGTTGAAGTCGTATCTATAGATGTCCCGTAGAGAGTGTACAACTAGATATTGGTTTACTGTCCTTATATATGCCGTGTTTAGTTTGAATTTGGCAATGAGGTCAGTGACCTTCACCTTGATGTCTTCTTTGGTCTTGCGCCCCCTGAACTCTATATCTTGGTATGAGCCAAAAGTGACTAGCTCAAGATCGATAGGGAACAGAGGTGCGGCACACTCTTCTGGGGTGTTAGGAGGGGTTAATAAATTCAAGGTTGACATGGTTAATTACAAGTTGTCTTTATTATGGTTATCTTTAACTCAAGCTCTTTAACTCAATATCTTTATGGGTCGTCGAAGCAACACTCGAGAGCCAACTTGATGGCTTTGTGAGACATACCTACCTTCATACTTTGATCTATCAAACCCATTCCGCTCAGGTTTTGCTTACCTTTGGTAACAATCTTCATCTGGTGGCACTTCTTGAGGAGCTCAAGCAATGAGTCCCAGTACCTATCAGTTGAGTCCTGAATGAGCTTGACCACGTTTTTATGAACCCTCTCCAACTCAGGTATGACGTTCTTGAAGAGCAGTGTCCCAAGATCAAGGACAACAAACAGCTTGGTCTCCTTCGGCCCGTTTGCATAGAAGATGTCAATCTCCCCGTCTTCGTCAAGCACAATCAAGTACTCCTCGGAGATGATTCCTATCTTGTATGGGATGGACTTGAGGGACGGCTCGAGGCGCTTGATAAGATCGACAAGGCCTTGGGGTGTCGACGTGGCATGCACCTCCTTAACAATGGACACGTCTGGGTCAGCGGCCAGAACAGCCTCAAAATTAACTTCATTGTCCCTCCATCTTGACAAGGATAGAAATTTCCTTGTGTCCATCTTGATCTCGTGCTTTGACGGTATGTAGAGGAGGCATGGTGTGCCGTTCTCCGTATTGAAATGTACGTAGCGTAGCTTGTCGTTCCGGCCGTAGAGCTCCTTCACCGTACATCTGAGGGCGGGTCTGCCACCACTCGTACTTCGGCCTGTTAGCAAGTCATACAATTTAGAATACAACAACATGTTTTTACTCACAGGAGTGATCTTTAGAGCCCTTTAAACCCACAGTCATCTAATGAGTAATTGATGAAGTCATTAATCTATAAATACTCTTTTTTACGTCACTCAGTAAGCGAGCGACCTGCCGAGCGGAGCTCGGCCGCCGGCGACCTTACCGAGCGGAGCTCGGCCGGCGGAGCCGCTCGGTCGCTGCGACCGAAGGTCGCCTCCGTAGCCCCGCAAGGTCGTGCACTGCTCTTCGTTGTTCGTTTCCTCTTCGGTGACGCCTTGCCCTCTTCGATGACTTTGATCAGTTCAGCGTTGACGATATTCTCCAGTTCATCTTCGTTTGTGTCGATGCGGAGCGGCTCCAGGTCGCACATGGCCGACTCGCACGGAGGGGATCGTGGAGAGGGTCTGTCGTATGGCTGTTCATATGATCCTTGATCATGAGGTTGTTGAGGATGATCGCTGACAGGTTTTTCGGCTACGTACTTGGGTCTATACATGGCCTGAAGGTCATCGGGAGGAGGGGGTCTGGCGAACATCATCTCAATTGCCTCGCAACGCTTGGAGAGCTTGAACATCTCCTGGTTCTGAGCTGTAACCTTGGTGTACATGAAGTAACCCACAATGGCGATGGCGACAAGACATATCGCACACACTATGATATTTTCCAAGTTCATTTTCTGATACCCACATAAATCGTTAACTCATAACATACAGAACTTGTTGATCATGTCCATATCTATTTCCAACTGACCTAAATTTATAACCTGATGTTATAAAATGAAGCTCCAACCAACCTGTTCTATTTGTTTGAGTAAGATCAAGATCATTGATCTGAGGATAGGCTCCAGACGTATGGGTCCTGGGCGCAAGCTCCTATGCAAGCACGTCTTCCATGCCTCATGTATAGACGGTATCTACAAGCCCCAGTGTCCACTATGTCAACACCCTATCTTCAACACAGACGAGGAGGCGCTGCTTACCTGTGCGACGGAAGAGGCGGCGATCGACATTCTCAAGAACCTCCACGAGCGTGATATCAACGTCAAGAACGTCTTCACCTTCCTCACTACCCCCTCTAGCATAAACTCTGTTGATAAGTACAAGTGGATAGTGGACCTCATGTACAAGTACTGCGACTTCACGGAGCTGCTCGCTGATAATCTGAATGATAAGGTCCTCGTAAAGGAGATCGTTGCTAGAGGCAAGGTCAATTGGTTCAAGACCTTCTATGGTGGTCTAACCTTCTTTGACTTGGTATACGAGCGAACAGACGACCCCGAGATCATAGCACTAGTACATGAGAGGTTACCTCATCAGAGTAAACCGGAGATCATCACTGTCTTGAGACCAACATCGACACGACCTACAACAGAGTCCGTTGTACCAGATCAACAACCATTAGTTCCACCCAGAACATACCAACGACACAGACGCATGGACAGCATGTCAGGTGCCACCAACGAACATCAACTATGGGGTACGTCAGGACCATTGAGGCCGGAACGAACAGCAACTGTTAGACGATCCCTGAGAGGTCCAAGATCTAAAGATCAATATGAGCAACCCTATCCATCTGCACCTCCTATTGAGTTGATGATCTGATATGAGCCATCAGACCTCATAACATAGACTTAGATAAATGATTTAACACCACCACGGTAATAGAAAATGTTCGTGACTATGATTTTCTACCTATTTACATTGATCAACCTCTTTGCCGTGAAGGACATCTACTGGCCACTATTGAAGGACCATATTGACGCTTTTGTGGCTCTTCATGACATCACCCGTAGTTGGTATACCGCCACCGTATGGGCCATCTTCTTCATCAAGATGTTAGCCATGGAATTATACAAAAAGAAGGTCACCAAACTGGAGCAGTGGTGGCACAAGACCGCAATCCCCCTCGGCAATGACAGGTTTCTACTGACTCACTATATTGATGGGGAGAAGGTTAAGCTGATCGTCAAGAAGCGTGAAGATGAGGTTATAGCTGTAGTGGACGATAACTACGAGGAGTGTTACATGGACGATGCCAAACCATTCCTCTTGTATGAACAGGAAGATCTGGGACCAGAGGCGCTTGGTCTTGACAAGACCCTCATCATCCAAACAGAAGAAGGGGAAATCCTGAGGAGAGAAGTAAAGACCAAACAGGAATAGATCTTTTGAAGAGGGTTATGTATAGACCAACAAAGACAAAATGAGTATATTGATCGTTCCATACAACGGCGAGAGCGCTGAGCTCACCAAGGTTTTGAAGGAATATAATGTGACCATACCCAAGAAGAAGGAGTGCAAGGGTGGATCATGTCCTATCCCGAAGCCTCTCAAGATGATGTCTGCTGCTGAGGTCGAGAATAGCATCGCCAACGCCATCAAGAATGTTACCAATGTGAAGCAGATCACCGTGCTGGCCCTGAACGATAAGGACCAACTCAGTCTTGTGGATATGAGTCGTGCAGGCGACTGGGGCACCATGAAGAAGGGTGTAACCGTCAAGATCATAAATTCATCATAAATGGAAGTGGTCGCCGACTGCAAGCGCTAGGGTTTTGTAACCTCTCGGGGTTACCAAACGAGTATTTTTCAAACAAACGATGTGTCGCCTTACGAATACGTGATACGGACCATTGAGCCGACTCCTGGTTTGTCGAAGCCATACATCTTCTTTGCGTCAGATAGTGACATCTCTGGCTTCATGAAACGTCTGTTTACGTAATTATGGGCATCGACAAAGAACTTGAAGAGGTTCTCCCGTGATGATGTGGCTTGGTCTAAGTCGACCGTCTTCAAAAACGCAAAGAAGTGTTCCTTACAGGCGAGGCACGGGATAAGGAGTGGCATGTTGCCGATGATCTTCTTCATACCGTCTTGAACAAAGATAGTTGGTCTGTTGGGATACGTTGTGGTGGCATTATGGAACGTGAACCAAAAGGCAGGTCCAAACGCGTCCGGGTCGTATGAAGATCCCTGTGTAGTTGTCGTTACTTTGACCTCAATGGGTTGTTGATAGAGTTCGTTGGCTCTGGCGTACATTTTAGTATACCTGGGTTTTTTATAGCTCATGATTCCTCCTGAATAATTAGATCCAAATTGTCAATCAATATATGGCTTACCAAGGTTGTCGAGCTTGAGGCCACTGACCATGTTCATGAGGTTGTTGATGTCGACTGCCTCGTTGCGCTCGACAGCCCCCATGGTGTCGGTCACGACCTTTAGGGTGCTCTTCGTCTCGTCGTCGAGCTCGTTCTGGACACTGCCGATGACGCTGGCGACGGTGCCGGTGAGGTCCTTGATACTGTATTTGCCTGTCTGGAGGTTATTCTTGATGTTGCTGACCATCTGCTGGAACCCGGGCTTGGACATGAGGGCATTGATGTCGCTGATGTCTTCCAGATCGCCCATGGTCTTGACCTGCTGAATCACATCAGACATGATGGGGTTGTTCTCGAACGCTGCCATCGCCCCAGTAAGACCAGTGGCCCCACTGGCAGGCATCATCTCAGCAGGCTTACCATCAGGGAACATGACCTGTTCAACCTTCAGGATGTTCTCCCAGAAGATGTCGTTGTCGGAGAAGTTGTCCATGGCCAAAGTGATGGACGTCTTTCCGGTCTTGAAGTCAGGGGAAGACATCTTCTTGTCGGCCAGGTTCTGATTGGCGACGAGGAAACGTTTGAAATGTTCGACCTCCTCGGCCTTGTCGGTATCAGACGAGATCTTGTTCAAATGTCTGTTGGTGTAGGTAACGATCATGGGGTAGCGGCGCTTGGCGTATTTGAGGGATGAGAAAAACTCTGTGAGGGCATCAAATTCCATCTTTTGTTTTCGCATACGCCCCGTTAAACCATTAAACCCCTTCAGAACATCCTATATCAGTGGTTCATTGTAACTTAAATTGGACAGATGTTTGATCATGTTGCGCTCTAATTGTTATAGTCAGATTGTACAGAAGTACCAGAATAGGGCTCCTGCAATAAAGCCAATGAGAAGAGACCAAGCCCAATAGATCTCTACCACGAATAGGAGGCCAAACACGATGAGCATGACTAGGAACGCGAGGAGGAGGGTGCGTGAGTTGTGATCTATGCGCTCTAGCGCTATGGAGCGACCTTCGGTCGCAGGGCGGGGCTCCGCCCCGTAGTCCTCGTCGGCGATCTCTCCCATGTACATATATGTCATTTTCACTTGTTTTTTTACTTCCTGGAAAATAATACATCTTTCTGATAAGTGACTATGAAATTATTGTGTAATTTAACAGGTTAATGACAAACGGATTTACAATGGCTTAAGAAATATCAACCACTATACAAAGACTAAATGGTGAAAGAGGAGAACGCCCATTATCACAACGTGAACAAGTTTGTCGTTGCTTTCCTGAACGCTAGCGCGTTCGCAACCCCGGAGTTGATTGATGAGTGGAAGACCAAGTCAAACCTCAACAAACTCAAGAGTGCTATCAAGAAGACCGACAAGCCCAGCCACCCCCCGCGCCCCAAGAGTGAGTACATCTTCTTCTGCGAGGAGGTGCGCCCTATCATTCAGGAGGAGATGCGCAGGGAACTGGGTGAGGACGGGAAAGAGTGCAAGATCGACATCCATGATGTCACGTGCGAGCTTGGCCGCCGGTGGAAGCAATTCAAGCAGGTCCCCGATCCTGAAATGAAGAAGAGGATCGCCGAGTTGGCAGAGACCGACAGGAAGCGCTACCACATCGAGAAGGATGCCATGCAGAAGAAAGAGACCAAGAACGACAACCATCTCAAGAGTAAGTACCTCTACTTCTGCAAGGAGGAGCGCGACAAGAATCCCAAGATCATGCTCTCCAACATCGCAATCATGTGGGCTGCCAACAAAGACGATGACAAATTGAACGAACGTTACCAGACCGCAAAAGAGAAGGCTATTGCAGCCCCCGTTTCTATTGAGGCGTAAATTGCTTCATTACTCTTAAGAGTAATGAAATATCACTACGGCTATCATTAAGGTACGGCTATCATTAAGGTACGGCTATCATTAAGGTACGGCTATCATTAAGGTACGGCTATCATTAAGGTACGGCTATCATTAAGGTACGGCTATCATTAAGGATTACGGCTATCATTAAGGTTATCACTACGGTAATACTGGTATGTAACTCAATTGATCATTCATCCTTGCGCTATGTATTTGGACTCTTTGCGGCGTCTGGGTAACTTGATGGTCGTCTTTGGTACGTTTACAGCTTCCTTGTCTTGAATCGTCCGCGGCGCACTCTCATCTAGGAAGAGCCTGTTCACTGAACCTCCGTGTTCCTTATATTTCTTAACACGGCTTCTGAGATGTTTGAGGAGTGGTTTGAAGTTGTCTTCAAAATCTATCACGATAGGTTCTACGTTCTCTCGTCTCATGCACCTGCCCAGGAATTGCTCAAAGTACTCGAGCACGTCCGCGGCCATACAGAGAGCGTCGATGGGCGAGTGGTCGAAGCCGACTCCTATCTTTGGCGTTGTTCCAATGAGGATCTTGGCAGACTTGTCAAACTCACGGGAGGCTCCGACGATGGTCTCACTGTCAACCCCCTTATTTCTGAAAAGGGTCTGCAGTGTCCTGGCGTGCTCAACCCTCTTGACCAAAATGAGCCATGTTCTTTCTGGGAAGCGACACACTGCATCCACGACCATCTGATTGCGCTGCGGGTCCTCCGCCTGAGATGTCAGCACGGCAGACCAATCCAGTTGGCCGCTGTGAAGCTGTATGCGCGTCTCGGGTGTGAAGTTGGTTTTGATGCAATACACCGTATGTTTCCTGAAGAGTTTACTACCAACCACGTTTTTCCCAAAGAACCAAGCAATAGCTGGCTCAAAGGGGTCCATCTTGGGACGATATGGGGTAGCGGAGAGGCCGATGACGTAGTCGGGTTGAAATTTGAAGAACGCTTTGTGAAGCACCTTGGTCACGATCTGGTGCAATTCATCCACCACGAGTAGTTTGATATGCTCAAAATCGTTGAACATAAACCTCGTCTCGTTGATGGGCTTCTTCAGGATGATGGGGTTCATGAGATAGACGTCGACTTCGGGATCGATAGGTTTCGTAGATGTGATCTTGGCCACCTTCTTGTCTGGAGCATTCCTGGCTATGGCATCCACCCATTGGTCCATGATAAGGGCCTGTTTCACAAAGATGATGGTGGGTTCATTGATGGTACATATCATCTCAATTGAAGTGATGGTCTTTCCGAAGCCGGGCTCCGCCGAGATCACGATTGAGCCTGTGTTGTTGAGGCTCTTTATTGCGGCGTCGCGAACCTTCTGTTGGTGCGGTCGAAGGGTTCCCGTAAAGGATGTTGAAGAGCTGTCATTAATCTGTTTGAGGGCTACGGAAGGTTGCTGCGAAGAGTCGTTGACATCAGAGGAACATCTATTTTTTACAAACGAGCGTGCAAAACTGAAAGGAAGAACCACATGGCGGCCCGAGGGCGGCCCTTTTACAACATCAAATACATCAATATCTTCGTTGTTCCCACAGGTGATAGTCAATGTCGTATCTATATGTTTCTTGTCGTGATCGGATAGACCACTAAGGGGTAGTTTAACAGACATTTTTACTTAAGATCAATATCCTTAGGGGGTTAAATTCAAATTTCCTACTCATAAACAATGATGAACACCATGAACATGTTCCCATTCTTTATCGAGTGTAGCAAACACTACCAGGACGAACCACACAAACAGAAGTTCCTTCAGAAGATCGCATTTGGTCACGGCATCCACATCATCAAGCGTAAGGACAAGAACATCCTCGTCGCCCCCTACGGAGAGTTTGTCATACCGGCCACCTACTCAGACAAGGCCCGCCGCGACCTGGCTTCTAAGCTCTGGGAGGTAAACGACTTCACGCGCCTGGAGGACTGCATTGAGAACACGCGGCAGACCTGGCACACGACCAGAAAGAAGGACAAGATTTATCTCCTCTACAAGTACGTTACGTCATTAACCGACCTCACCCGATCTCAGAAGATGGCCGTGTGCAACATCCTCGTGCTGGCACTACTCCTGAAGATGATCAAACCCATGGACATAGACTACAAGGATAGCAAAATAGCGAATGTGAACGAAGACCTCATTAAGAGAGAGACGTACACCCATATGAATTTCGTCTACGACTACTCGGGCCCGCAGCACGGTAAGACAGGCGGCGACATGTTCACCGCCACGTACACAGTCGAGGAAGACGAAGACGATTGCCCCTGATCATGACAAGGGGTTAGGGAATGGTGACCAGCATAAAATGGAAAATATAGAAGAAAAGGCAGATCAGCAAGGGAGCGGCTACGAAGGCGACCGAGCGGCTAGCGACCTTCGGTCGCCGGCGGGCTTGCGGGGCTCTGCCCCGCCTTCCGTCGCCCGTACGCCGCCGGCCGAGCGGAGCTCGGTAAGGTCGCCCTACGACACACTCGTTCTGTCTGGTAACTCAACGAACGCCATCGTGACATTAGGCGCCCTGCAGTACCTCATAGACCATGACCATATCAAACACATCAAGAACTACATAGGCACGTCGTCAGGAGCCATCTTATCATTACTGCTCCTTATAGGCTATCAACCGCTAGAGATCCTCACGTACCTCTGTATTGAGAAAGTGTACAAAAAGATGGTCCAATTCAACATCTCCAATATGCTCCTCATGGGTAAGCCTCTCATGAGCTTTGAACCTATCAAGAGTTGCCTTGAGCAGCTGATCATTGAAAAGGTTGGTCACATGCCCACCATGCGCTCCGTTGAGAAGCTGGGATGCAAGCATGGCAGGAAGCTCTTCTTCACTACTTACAACCTGACAGACGACAAACGCGAGTACATATCCTCAGAGACGCACCCGGACCTACCCGTCATCAACGGCATCCACATGAGCAGCAACTTCCCGCTCGTGTTTGAGCCGTACATGTATGAAGATAAGGCGTATCTTGACGGAGGCCTTGTTGACAACTTCGCGGTCGAGTACGGAGAGAAGATAAGTAACAAATGCCTCGGCGTCATGACCAACAATCCTCAGCGCAAGTACAGTCCTCACGATTTTGGCAACATAGAGTTTGTGTGGAAGGTCTTTCAGATCTTTATCTCAACAGTCACAAAGGATAGGATAGACAGAACCAGCTGTGATATTATTAAGCTCGACTTCAAGTCTAACTTCTTCGATTTTGAGAGCAGTAATAATGAACTGATTGATATGTTTGATAAAGGCTACGAACTATGCAAAGAGAACACACTCTGGACACAAAGCTATGACGGTGTATCTACCGATGCCTCCGACCGTAATAAATCTGAGTAAGCCGGTTGTAACTATGTAGGATACATGAGGACTTTAGAGTACTTGTGTACACTCGAGGTTGATAAAAGATGCAAGACTGTGCAACAACTACGATCACATTCACATTGACAAACATCATCCAATTCGGTATTGTGATGAAGATGCTCACACCACCAGCAACTTGCTACGCCTCATGTCTAGCGTCTGCTATGGCAGGGTCGACACTGCTACCATGCTTCATAACAATGGAGCACACACTCCACTCTCATATGAACTGGATCTACAAGGCCGCAATTATGTTGGCGATGGCGTGTATCCCGTTTGCGTCTTCTGTGGGTGCGAGTGTAGCGCTTCACTACTGTTTTGATGAAAACTGGTATGTGTGGCTCGTCCAGGGATCTACAGTACCGGCTATGTTCTGGACCACGTACAGGATGCTGTTTGGTAGACCTCTTATTCACGACATCGTATCTAATACCATTTGAGGCATTGAGGATTCATTACTCTTCAGTAATGAATCAAAGTGATCCCCGGCTCACAGCTGGAGAGTAATGGGTCTGTTTACATAATGGGTCTGTTTACATAACAGGCCAAGATGGTAGGTGTATAGGCATGCTGCCAGCGACCGAGCGACCTTCGGTCGCAGGGCGGGGCGGACGGGCGAAGCCCGCCGGCGACCGAAGGTCGCTAGCCCCTCAGCTATTGAGTTGGTTGATAGCGCTTGGGCTCCCTGAGGCGACGGCCGCTACGGCTCCTGTCTACACCGGGATGGTTGTGTCCCTTGGTGTAGAGGAAGTCAATAATCTCGTCCTCAAAGCCAGGTGACAACATATACATCACTACCTCGTCGTAAGGGGCTCCGTTGTCGTACCCGTATTTGAAGCACTCGACCTGATTGGTCTTGATGGCCATGATCAAGGAGTCCTCGCTCCAATTACACCCATTTTGAGTTGCGTACTTGACGCACTGAAGATGACCACCCTCCATGGCGGCATCAATGCATGTGGACGTCATAGGACATCCGTTGCGGTGAGCGTGAGCCAATGTAGAGAGATGGCCCTTCTTGGCAGCCATCTCCGTGGTTATTGAGTCCCACGTGTAGCCGTGCTCGAGCGCATAGTCGATGCAGTCATTATGACCAGCATCGGCTGCCACATGCGTGCCCTCGCTCCTAAAATCAGATGTATCCTTCTTGTAAGGATGCATCAGGCAGCACGGGCTATTGAAGCTGTCCTGCACGGTCCGAGGTACGTCAGAGATCGGCAGCTGGGCCGACTTGACGACTGCCCCGGAGATGCGGAACAGGGAAGCAGGGTTGTGAGTTTGGTTTGACATGGTTGTGTCGTTACTTTTTAACCATATTTTTACAATTTGCATTTTCAAAATTTTTTAATAGTCTGTGTGCGCAAAAGATATAAAATTACGTTAAAATGAGTAGACAGCAAATCTATTGTGGTAACAATTTGTACGAGGTCGGCACTAGGCGCGTCGGCACGCCCTATGAGTGCCTCAGGAAAGGGGTTGGTCAAGGCCTCAATTCAGACATGACAGGCTTCAACCCCAACTACCAGGCCATCATCGCCGACAACATGTATTGCGGGACAGGCGCGCCTCCCGCAGGCAAGCAGATGGGTACACCTACCGCATGTCTGAGGAAAGGCGTGGGGATAGGTAAGAAGCTCCAATACGAGAGAGGAGGTAGTGGGCAGCTATCATCAACAAGGGGTCCTCGTCCTGGAATAGTGGCACCACAGGGTGGATGGGGAGCGTTCCTCATGAGGTGGTGGCCCGTTATATTGGCGCTCCTGGTGGGAGGAGTGGTGGCCACCTTCAGAGCTACATACACGACCATCCTTCTAGCGATGATTGTGGTGTTGGTGGTGGGTTGGTTCGTGCAGTCAGTGATGGATCGATGACAATATGAAATCACATGAAATCACATGAAAACTACACAACTTGAATCTTATGCATTGCCATGTATATATAGAAATAAGCAACATGTTATTCACCAATCATCAATTAAGTGCGATCAACGCCATTAAGAAGGGGAAAAACGTCATGATCACGGGGCCTGGAGGTACCGGTAAGACGACCATCATCAACCACCTCTTTACAATCAAAGACGTGCTGATGGACCCTGTCCGCTACCTTGGCATTACAGCCATGACCGGAGCCGCGGCTGTGCTCATAAGAGGCACAACCCTACACTCATATCTGGGTATAGGGCTCGGCAAGGACTCCGAAGACGAGCTCGTGAAGAAGATCAACAGACGTGAGAAGCTCAAGAACAAGTGGCGCGACACCAACATCCTAGTCGTGGACGAGGTCAGCATGCTCCCTGCAGACCTCTTTGATAAGCTCAACATGATCGCCAAACGCGTGCGCAAGCGCAGCGAGCCGTTCGGCGGCATGCAGCTCGTTTTCGGGGGGGACTTCCTGCAACTGCCCTGCATCAACGGTGACTTCTGCTTTGAGAGTAAGGTCTGGCGCGAGTGCAAGTTCGAGATCTTCCACCTCACCAAGATCATGAGGCAAGAGGACAGGCAGTTCCAGGAATGCCTCAATAGAGCCCGATTTGGGGAGATGACGGATGATGACTTCGAGTACATCACCCAGAGTGTACCTACCAAAGAGAAGATAGCAAGCATGGAGATCAAGCCGACACGGATCCTGTGCGAAAACGTGGATGTGAACGAGATCAACGATGCAAAACTGAAGCAACTACCAGTAGAGGACGTCCACCAATACAAGTACAAGATCGCTTACAACCTAGACAACTACGAGCCCCATACCCACAAGTACATGATCACGAAGCTGTGCAATGCGCAGCCCAAGCTTCGCCTCTCGGTGGGGGCTCAGGTGATGTTGCTCGTGAACATGTCTGTGGAGCAAGGCCTGGTGAATGGGAGTAGGGGCGTCGTCAAGAGCTTTACCCAATACAAGACAATAAATAGCAAAGGAGAGGAAAGTATCAAGTACGCGCCAGTTGTCATGTTTCTTGTGGGTAGTTCAAGGATCGAGATGACCATACATAGGCATGGCTATGAGGTCAAGGATGGTAAGTACTTGATCGGTACCATCTTTCAAATCCCACTCAAGTTGGCATACGCGGTCACCGTGCACAAAAGCCAGGGTATGACGCTCAACTCGGCCATCATTAACCTGAGAGGGGTGTTTGAGTACGGACAGGCGTATGTGGCGTTGTCGAGGGTGAAGGACGTCAACAACCTCTTCCTCAAGAACGTGACCAAGGCTTCATTCAAGGCTCACCCGAAGGCGCTAGAGTTCTACAAACACTTGAACTGTGATGAACCACAAAAGTCAGATGAGGAAGATGAGGAAGATGAGGAAGATGAGGAGTAGTCGCATCAATAAAGGCTCATTACACCATCTCATACTCTTTCTATCATCTATTACCCCTCGGGGTAACAGAACAACTCTAGCGGCGAACGCGGGGCTAGCGACCTTCGGTCGCCGGCGGGCTTGCGGGGCTCTGCCCCGCCTTCCGTCGCCCGTCCGCCCCGCAAGCCGCAGGCCGAGCGGAGCTCGGTACCTCCGGTCGCTAGCGCATGAGGAAGATGAACATGATGATGAAGCAAGCGATGAGGAGGTACATGACTCCTTGGTTTTGGACGAGGTCCTGCATAGTGAGGCTGAGTCGCTCTTGCGCGTCGGCGGCCATCTCGAACGCGGTCTCGGCCTTGTCGTGGGCATCGTCTATGTGATCGATATGATCTGCATGCGACATGAGCAGTTGCTTTTTCTGCATCATGGCCACCTGAGCTGCGGAGGCGTCCGCGGTCATGGGCACGACGTACGTGCGGGCTTTCGGGCTTGACACTGCTTGCGGGCTTGACATTGCTGGCATCTCCCCAACATCTCTCTGTGGCATAACTGACCAACGTTTCATACTTCTGTATACCATTTTTCTGTTCACAGATAATATTTGTAGGTATATGACTATATGATCTCAGTCATTACACAGCGCTAATAATTTGTATGTTCAGATTCTGTCACCCCGAGGGGTGATAGATGATATGATAAACCTAGGATTGCTTCAAATTCAATGTGATTTCTGGCCTCTTCTTCTCAAGCACGCTCTGCAACATTGGCAACAGTTCCCTTCGGCCTGTCCTGATCTTCAGGTCATCAAACACCTTCTTTTTGCTGATCTCTTGGCATGTCAGACCATCCACGTATTCCTCAATCTTATCACTGAGTGTCCTAGGCGAGTTTGTCTCAATCGTGGCCACGGCCACACTCCCATCGGCTTGGCAACTCGTGATCTTGGCGAAATTGAAAGAGGTCTTTGGGGGCACAACAGGTCTCAGATTGTACGTGTTTAGGTTGTTAATGAACTCAGAGAGATGATTGTTCACGTAGTCCAGCTCCTCATTGTAGTGCTTGCAGAAGTACTCAACGATGTGTTGGATGTTGGTGTAGTGGAGGATGTAGATCTCTTTACTAGCTCTGTCTCTGAACCTGATCATCAATGACTTCAATCTTTCCTCAATTTGTCTATAATTGGGTACGAGGAAGACGTCTGAGTAATAGAAGTCATCACCATTTGCTGATCTGGAATTGTATGTGGACAGGCGGGGTTGTAGCTTCTCAGTTGATTCGACACCTCCTATCTTGAATCTGTTCTGATTGGCATAGGAATTAGAGGTTGCGATGTAGATGACCTGTGTCGCCTCCATCTCTGTGCTGTCAATGAGTAGCTCATTGAGCAGGAGGATATGATCATCTTTTTGTTGAAGTTGTTGTTGAAGGTCTTGGGCTTGTTGTTGAAGGTCTTGGGCTTGTTGTTGAAGCTGTTGGTCTTTGAGCGTCAATTTCTCTTGTAATTCCTTAATCAGTTGTACAGGATCGTCTGTAGTGTCGATAAGCTCATACGCCAGTTCAACCTTGTCCGAATCAGTGCCCATATGAGCCTTGAAGACGATTCGATTCATCCAGTCTCTGAATTTATAAGCTACACCTGACCGTGAGCAATTCATGACCTTGATGAGACCGGCGTATGTGAAGTAGAGCTTCGTTCTGTTATAGGTACTTCTATCTATCCGCTCGGCGGTACGAGATTTACTATCCATTACACATAGTATCTCGTAATCCTCATTTTCAATGTAATTTGTATGTGCGTGTTGTGCATTAGTCACGAGATTTTCCATCTCAAATACTCTTTCAACGTCCCGACCTTTGAACCTGACCTCATCTTCGTTGCGCTCTCCTCTGATCTCAACCTCAAACATGTTTCCTTCATCATCAACAAATTTGTCGTTTTCGGTCAATTCAAGGAGAGGAGGTGCTACACGTGGCGCATCTCTGATCTTTTGAGGAGGATCAGCCATAAAATCATCAAACCAACTCGTTTTGATAAGGACCTTTGAACGCGTGTATGTGAGTGTACTTTCTTCATATGAATCATCATCATTTTTCTTGACCACAAAGTAATCATCTTTTGGGATATTGAACTCGGTGATCATTTTCTTGGACGTTCTGAGCCCGATGAACACGGTTGGAAAGAACTCCTTGAGATCACTGGTGAGAAATGTCTCATGACCTCGATACACGATGCATTGGGGGTAATTGGATGCCATTTTTACTTTGGGGGTTGTTTTTGGGAGTTAAATTCAAATTATGTCACAATCAAATTTCAGCCCGGGAGCAATTGATGAGACGTGTGAAGTAGAGCTTCGTTCTGTTATAGGTACTTCTATCTACCTGCACCACGTTATGAATTGTACAATCAGCTACGAGTAGAATCTCGTAATCATCATTTTCAATGTAATTTGTGTGCGTTTTGTACATTAGTCACGAGATTTAGTTAATTCAGATTCTGTCACCCCGAGGGGTGATAGATGATATGATAAACCTTGCTACATGTTCGATAATTAGATCCTCATGTACTCCATTTACTCCACAAGCTCATCATCGCTTATCAACTGGCATCCCAACGTGTCTGCGAGATATCTTTCCCTTTCAGAAGATCTATCCCTGTCTTGGTGATCGTTCTCATCACATTCAACAGCTAATTTTTTCTAATAATGAAGATGGGGGTTGCTTCCTGTTCGCGATCCTTAGATATCTTGTCCCACTTAGTGCTGAGCTGCTTCATCATGTCTCCGTAACCCATGGTCTTGAAGATCTGATCCATCGGGTTGATCATGGCCTCAACATAGTACTTTGGGTCGAGGTCCAGCACACTTGCATGCCTCTTGAAGTAGTCGTAGTCTTCGATCTTTTGGCCCAATGACACGGCCCTGGGCTTCTTTGTCACTACGTACTCTATACGTGAGCCCGCGTCTACCGGAACGCCTCGCCTCTTCATACGTTCGGCAAGCTGGACCTGGGCGGGCATGGATAAGACGTAGTACTCTTTCTCAGTCCTCCCATCCAACATCTCCTCCCTCTCTTTGGGGTTGGTTGGTAGTTCTTTCACCTTGTAGTCACCTACGCGACCCGTCTCATTGTCTACGCCGCCATCCGAGTCGCCAACCGATTTTGTGATGACATAGTCCTTGAGGTCTAGTTTGTTGTCGTAGATGTCCCTCACGTAGTCGTCGACGTACTTGTAGATCTCGTCACGGGTCTTCCTGTCGAAGATCATGGCCGTCACGTGCTCGTACACAGATCTGACGACCTGTGAGTTGTCGCGACGGGCTAGGATGACACCCCTCTTGCCAACCTTCTTGTTGAGGTTGCCGTCTCTGTCGATCTCCTGGTACATGTATCTTTTCTTGGACAGAATGAGGAAGCGTTCGTAGATGGTGTTCTCAAACTCAAGCTTAATGGGATGTGGAAATACGCGCTTGCCGTCCTCCATCCAGTTGGTGACGCCGTCAGCTACCTCAATCGCGTAGTCCCAAGCCTCTGTGATGGACTTGGTGTGAGGAAATGTGACGTAATTACTCGCATATCACGATCATAAAAATATGATCGCCTCTAGCTTCCCAGGCTTCAATTTTCAATCCGCCTGATCACTAGAGCTACCCTCTCTCAATATTGAGGTTAGGTAGGGCTGACTGTACATTGAGCAGAGTACGTGACTCCACCGGTTGATGACCCAGTCGATAGCGATCGGGTAACACCCTCGCGAGTGGCCCAACCGACGGTCTAGTCCCTTTTGAAACGTTGACCGTTTTCATCAACCTTGCCTGTTCAGCGGTTTCCCGCCTAGGTGGGGACTGTCATCCCCGTACCACTATTAGCCATACCAGTGCTCAGCTACTGATACCCGACTAATAGCCGACTAGAAGGTACCACGGCATCATGTTAATTCATGATTCCTCTTGGACCCTCGCGGATCCACCGCCTCCTGTTACCGACGTATCATTCATCGGTGTCACCATAGATTAGAGTTCCTCTGAATTGTGATTGTATCAATTCGGCCGTCTTTTCAAGCGCATTGCGACCCGCGTACGTCACACACATAGCACCTGGCATGAACGGTAGATAGCCCCTCCTCACGCCCATTGCTCCGTACATGCTATTGGCTGATACCTTGTACGCGAGCTGCTCCTTGTCATACACCACCTTCTGCGACTCGTCTTCACACTTCTTCATGAGCCCTTTGACACGCTTGCGCGAATCAAGCAGACTCTGAATGATGGTGGGGAAGACGCCTTTCTTGACCTCTGGCTTGAGGAATCGATAGCACCGCTTCGCGCACACAACTCCGCTGATTTTATTGCCGTCTTCGTCCTCGCGATCTGCGAGCTTGGTCTTCTTGAGTTCTTGGCGCTTCTCCCTGTATGGCTTTTGCGCCGCCACCTTTTCATCAATCTGGAGCTGAATCTTGGCCTTTACGTCCTTCACTGTTCCCTTGGGAACCGTTGACGCCTTGATTTCATCGCGTTTTTTCCTGAGGATTGACAGCTCCTTGCCTATCTTGTCTATCTTCTCCGTGAGATCTTTGATCTTGTTCTCCTTAGGATCATGTTCGCAGCCAACGTGGTCTTCCCAGTCAAAGATGTTACATTGATCGTCAGGTGTTGTCTCGTCCGTAATTGTAGAAGGACAGATGTTATAAGCTATGATCAGAGATGGATAAAGTGAGCTGAAGTCCACGGGTACCACACGTTCATAGAATCCCGGCGTGGGCTCAATAACGTGTGCTCCTCTGTACCTCTCATTAATCTTTGTTTCATATCCGTCATTGTCAACTACGATGTTCTCCTTGAGGCAATGCTTGTACACCTGGGAGTACATCTTGATCTGTTGTCCCTGCGTGTACAGAGTGAACATGGATACGTTGCACACCTTGGACATCTCAGACAACGAAACCCAAGTGTGTAGGTGGTTCATGAGCTCAATACAGAGATCACTGTCCTGGACACAGTACTTACCCACCACATCCATCTTCTCACGCGTATTGTACGCAATGAAGATGTCTTTGTAAGGCACTGGGTCCTTGGTGTTGTTGTTCAGGAACGTGGCCGTTACGTTCTTCAGGGTATAAGTGTCTAACTTGTAGTCGCGTCTGATGATGGGTAGCAGGTCCAACAATAGGATTCCCTCCCAGTTGATGAACTTGAAGACCTGGTTCTTGTATGCGCTGGATGACCACTTCACCTCTTCAATGCGCGCAGGCGTGTGCTTGTTGAAGCCGATAAGCTTGAAGACGTCGGCGAGGAAGAACCTGACTGATCGCTTCATGGCGTACTCGATATCGAAGCCGAAGATGTTGAAGCCCGTCAACGCGTTGGGCTTCTCGACATCGATCAGGTTCATGAAGTCGGCAAGCAACTCCTTCTCTTCATCAAAGACACGCACCTCCACACCTGTCAATAACTCAGACTCAGACAACTCCATATCCTTGGCCTTCAAACTGAGGAGGATCTTACGGCGTTCTTTGTCCTTCTCGGTGATGACGCACGATATCTGGAAAATGCAGTCACCAGGCCTGTCACTAGGCATCTGGTTCATGAAGTCTGAGTTGACCTCCATGTCGAATGCCATGCATTTAGGGACGATCTGGTCTGTGCGCTTAGACCTGGCTAGGTTCTTCCACTTAATGATGTACTCTTCGGCGCACGCAGTCATCATCTCATCCTCAGGCACCGGATCAGGACAATTATGTGAGAAGTCGATCCATCCAGACATAGGGATGTCTCGCAAAGATACCACCTGAAGGATAGGGCTCGCTGACGTCTCATGTACCTTGAGCTTCATTGTCTCGCCCATGATGTTGACGCCGCGCTTGAGATGGAAGATCATGTCCTGGATGTACTTCTTGGACTTGAAGGACGCAAACATGAACGGGCCCTTCTTGTTTCGCTTATTCTCAAAATTGTAGAGATGGCGCTTCTTGATGAGGTTCACCTTGATTGGAGGTGAGTCCATGCGTTGGAGGTGATCTATCACCGCTCGCGCTGTGTCGTCGCTGCTGTCTGGAAGTTGGATGTACGCGTATGGCTTGAAGTTCTCGACGCGTAGACATATGTTCTTCTGAACACCATCAGGGTTGAGAGATATCCCATAGATCCTGATGTTGGTTGTGTCTTGATCGGGGTCAAGTACCCATTCATAAGCAAACACTTCACTCATGTCTCTTTATTTATCACATCATGATCTTAGCCTAGTATTCAACTATTTATCAACAACCATCCTATATGTATCCTATATGTATCCTATACCCCTAGGGGTATAGGAATTCAGCCCAATAGAGCATCACTCAATTTAGCCCAACCTATCGAATTAGGAGCGCCAAGGCGCTAAATTAATTTTCTCATTCATCGTCATCAGCGACCTCTTCATCAGCGGCCTCCTCTTCATCAGCGGCCTCCTCTTCATCAGCGACCTCTTCTTCCTCTTCAACGACCTCTGGCTCTTCCATCTTCAGTTCCTTCAAGACGATCTGTTTGTAGTTGCGTACGCGTTCCCGGAGCTCGCGCTCATAGAATTCGCATGACGCCTTAGGGAAGTACTTGGGCATCTCAGCCAGCAATGTCTCCTCATGAGCCGCAAAGTCTAGCTCGTCAATCACGCTCACAATCAGCTCGGCCGTCATGAACGGACTGTTTTTCACAGGCTCCTTCTTATTGAAGACATCCTTACGTTTACCGTAGATGTCATTCTCATCAATGGCCCACAGTTCATCGTCCTTATCAACCAGGATGTTGCGGATGATGTTGTCAGACGTCCTGAAGAACCCATTGAAGAGCCGAATCTTGAGCATCTCCCTGAACTTGATCTCATCATTGATGAGGTACTTGCACTTACCCAGGTCATTCTTTACATTGACCTTGGTCATGATGGCGATGACCTGACCCTCTTCGCTGTCCTCCCAATTGTAGGACTTGTGCTTGACGATCTTGGTCTTACCGGTCTTCTCGTCTTGTACCTCCTCTTCTGTGCGCTCTATGGTGAGCGCCTTACCGGGGATCTTGCGTAGTTTGATGTCCAGGTCCTTCAATCCAAACAGGCGTTTCTGCTTGTCAATGTAGATATAGTCCATGCCGTAATTGAGTCCTTTGGTCATGGGTTTAATCACCTTGTCCTTACCCCTGATGCAGATATGGCCACATGGCAGCTTACCAGCGCACACACCCTCAGTGATCAGTTCAATGTCATCCACATTCAGATTGATCTCCTTGATATGTTCAGACTTGATCTCCCCCCTCCTCAAGCGTTTGGGCTTGGCATCCCTGATAGCCTTCTTGGCTTTTTGCTCCTCCGTGAGTGTCCTAGGCTTGCGGGGCTTCCTGACCTTGGGTTCATCGGGTTGGTTGTTGTAGTGATCCTTGAGGTCTTCAAACTGATCGAGCCATACGTTGTCTTCATTGGCCACGATGGCGCCCTCGGTCCTGAAGTCCTCAGTTGTCTTGCCCCTCTTCTTGCCTTCCTTTGTGTGTTTGTCGTACACAAAGTCCTCAAACTGCACATCGTCCTTCGCGTACGCCTTTTTGATCTCCTTCTTGCTAAATGGCCTGGCGTCTGCGCCGTCCTGCACCTCAAGGTGCTCTTCATACATGATCCAGAGCCAAGGGACTATGACAAATATGAAGCGCTCGTTGCTACCCGCTTTGCTCTTGGTGGGTTTGAGGCGCTTCCACTCAGCCGTGATCATGGGCAGGATGTACTCCTTGCCCGGGAACTGTCTCTCCTCAAGCATCTTCAGGGCCTTCTGGTCGTTGTGGTAGATCCACTCCATACACTCAATCTTCTGGTTGTCGATGCCGTCGAGGAAGTCCTTCTCGTCCATGATGCTGTCCTCGCCCTTGCCGTAGCTGGCGCGCAGGTAGCTGGGCAGCCTGAGCTTTTTGGCATGAGCGATGATGGCGACGATATCGGCCAGCGTCTTCTGATCTGGCCTACCTTCATCTTCCCACTCCTTGATCTTCTCAGACACGGTAGTGAAGGCGCCAATCTGAGAAAACGACACGTCCTCAAAGAGAATTACTTTGAGGCGGTTGATCATGTTGGTCCTAATGGCCTTGGCCGCTCGCTGGGTTGTGGGTAGTGGCGAATCGTCAAATGCCGAAAAGGCATCCATCTCAGACACGGCCTGGTGCATCTCCTTGTGCATGCCCCTGCGCGCATACTTCTGGATGGCGCTCTTTACGGCGTCTAGTGATGAGTGACCAGATTTGGTCACAAGCTTGAACAGGTTGCTCAATTCCATTGCTGTAGTCATCGTGTTTTCTTACTCTTACATCATATTCCTTAAAACAGATTTTTCAAGTTTTGTACAACCTCGATCAAGTCCTGTAGTGAGCTATCGATATATCGCTGGCGATATATCGGGTGGGATCAATCAAATAATCTATACTGCGTGGACAATCATCTTGACTGAATTCAGGATCTTATCAAAGTTCTGGAGCATAAAGAAGATCTCTGTGGGTTCATGACCAACGATGCTTTTGTTGATCTTCTTGAACGTAGCAGACACACTCTCGAGATCGCTGATTAACTGGACAAGATCAGCCCTTACAAGACCCCCAGCCCTAGCATTGTTGACATCAGCTTCTTTTTTTTGCTCGGTGTCAGCCGGTGCATTAGTCGGTGTTGTGTCAGTCTGTGTTGTGTCAGTCTGTGTTGTGTCAGTCTGTATTGTGTCAGTCTGTATTGTGTCAGTCTGTGTCTTTGCATTGAGATTAATAGTTATATTAGTGTTCTTTACAGCCTGTGACAGCAGGTCGTATACCAAATCAGCCATTTATTTTCACACTTCACTCGCTTAGGTCGCTTTCGTTTGCCCCGCCTGCCTTGCCGCTAGGCGACCTCGCTCAAGCAACATGTCCCTCAGTTTGACTACAGTGTTGTTGCTGGCCACTGCATTGTGATACAGGAAACCATCTAACTTGATAAACTGTCCAAAGTCTCCCTCATCAGTGACCACACCGAACAGATAGGCCTCCAGGCACAGGACCCACGTCATCATCCAGTCCTCGTGAGAGATAGGATCCATGACCGCTGTCTCTCCGCGCGCAATCACGTACTCTGGTGTCATCTCATCATCCAGGTACACGGCATGAGGCTTGGGGAAGTCCATCTCTGGCATGGCTGAGCTAAACTTGGCCTCGGAAGTTATAAACAGTCGCCTCACGATGGCCCACTTCCTCTTCACGTCGTTGCTCCCTTTCGCCATCTCATCCTCCACCCACCCAAGTCTCCGCTCCAGCATGTTCTGGATGACCAATTGAAAGAACCTGTCATCGCTCCTTGGAGGCCTAGATCTGTCGACGTGCTTGATCATCTCGAGCAGGGCTGCGTCTATGTTGCCATGAATCATAAAGCCCTGCGCGATAACAGGGTTGACACCCTTCTCCATCGGGTAGACGAACTCAGACGCCTGAGATAGCTTGAGCTTGGGAGCGCCTGCGTTCTTGAACGTGCTCATCACAAAGTCTACAAAGTTCTTGGGCACTGCGTAGCTACCGGTCTTTGTCGTTAGTTTGAAGTCGAAGAGGGTTCCAAACTTACCCCAATGCTTTGTATCCTCATGCGACTTGAGGCCCAGGCGTCCTGGGAAGTCGAGCAACTTCATCTCGTTGGGGCCTAGCCGGTTGGCGTCTTTCAGTACGTTCAGTGACCCGTACAGGATAGTGAGCGAGTCGATGATAGAATTGTGCTGGTACAGGTTTGCAAACCCATGATCAATGGTCCCGTACTTGGGCTCATACACAATGGCCCTGGACTTGCCGTAGTCGATCATCACGGGGATGACGCTGGGTTGCTTGATAGTGACGATGTTTTGCTTTGGTTGTTGCTGACTCTGGCTCTGCTGGAAGTTGAGGAAGTATGTGAACGCTGTCTCATTACTGGAGCTAGCGGCTCCGCCATAGTATTTGGTGGCGGTCTGGGCACTCTGAACCATCACATTCCAGGGATAAAGGTCGTAATGGATGAAGCCAACGTAGTTCTGAGCGACCGATAGTGATAGGTTAAGTTGCACTAAGATTGAGAGGAAGTCTTTGAAGTTGTACTGAGATGACTTGAGCCAGTTCATCAATGACATACCCTCAATGTACTCGACAAACACCATGTCCTGGGCGTCTTTGAGAGGTCCAAACACGTATGCGAAGTTGGGCATACGCGCTACGAGCTTGTTCACTGCTTTCAGACCAATGTAGCTCTCATGCATGTGTTCAAGCGTCTTGCCTCGGTGGTTGGCCTTCTTACCAACAACCCTGACCCCATTGGTTGTGAAGCGGTCTATGCTACCGTTGACGTTCCTGAAGATGGTTTCATTCCAAGTAAGGTCGTTGATGCTCTTTGACCTCATCGCTCTCAATACACCATCCAACACGCCCACGCATCGCGGACTGTTGGGCAATGGATAGCCATACGTATCGTCAGTGAATTTGAGGACTGTGGAGCCACCTGTTCTGAGCGAGCCCCGCAGATCGTCAAAGAGCTGTCTCTCCTCGTCCTCCATGGCCCAGATCGTGAGGTCGGGCAAGTACTTGTATGGTTTGGTCCTCGCGGACAGCTCCCACAACTCTTTTTGAAGGAAGTCCAGGATCCCTCCTATGCCGAGGTACTTGCTGTAGAAGGAGCGAGCGTTCTTAGCAATCTGCTCACATTTAGCATCGTTGGTCTTACACCATGTGATCTGAGTGAGAAGATCACTTAAGTCCTCTTTGACAGGGACATAATGCTCGTACGCCTTCAGGAAAGGGTAGTACCACATCTGCCACTGCGACCCGGCCAACAGGACGACGGACCCTGACGACAACTCATAGGACAGCCGGTACGCGGCCACATGTCCTTCCAAAGTGAGGATGTACTTATATTGGCTCTGTTCTTGGAGATTGAGCCTGTTAGCCTTGTTGTAATTACCCTTACCTCTCTCAATGGTTTGGAGGTAGTCTGACCCTTCAAGCTTACGAGGCCTGAGGTTCCACTTGGTGATGCCCACGTCCAACACATTCTTGTGTTGGACTCCCATCTGAAGGGCTTTGAGACGCTGATTCGTGTCCTCTGTGACGCCTGAACCTGTTGTGGCTCCCCTGAAGACGGCCTTTTCAATCTTTTTGGACCAGGGGGTGAGTTTGATGTCCGGGTACTCGCGGCAGGCGTTGGGGAAGACGAGACCTGTTTTTTGGTACGTCGCTCGGGCCCAGTCCTCGTAAGTAGGGAATGGGATGTCTGCGTGCATCTTGGTGGACGATCCTGAGAGGATTGGTGCGTACTTGTCATATTGGTGGGACACGAGCGGTTGGTATTTGGTGCCCCAGATATGGTTGTATGGTTCTGTATCGTCCACCTTCATCTGAGGGTAGTCGCGCCGATTGATAAAGAACTCAATGTCTGGCACGTCCCTCTCACTGCATAGGGTCCTGAACATGTCAAGGAGGGTGATCTTATTGTTGCCATTGTTGTTACCGGAAGCAGCCACGCTTATGTCCTCCACCTCATATCGAACTAGGGAGTTGTTGGCCACCCACTCGTTGAATGGTTTGATGTTTTGTCTGCTTGATCGGTAACCTAACAATTTGGACACGTGGTCTAGGAAATCTTGTACTGAGCCGTACTTGGGATCTACTTTGAGGATGTGTCCAAACTCATTCTTGTAGTGCGCGTTCTCAAAGGGGAGAAAAGTCTGAAGTTTATTGTCTGCAATGCGTATGAAGATACCTTTCTTGAACTTGTAGAAGATATACTTGAAGGTGTTGGCCACGGCTCGCGAGTCCAGGTTCCTGTTCTTGTGCCAGATCTTGTTTGGGGGGATGACGCGTTTGTTCTCGAAGAGATTGTCCTTGAAAGATGGCTCAGGTTTGAGGGTTAGGTCTTCGCGCACTCGTGAGGCATTGAACTGTTCAATGTCTCCTGCGGTGTCCTGTTCGATGCGCTGGTACCTTGAGTTTGAAATGATCTTCTGATTGAAGTTCTTGCACTCCTCCACAGTCATTGGCCTATTGGCTATTGGCCTATTGGCTATTGGCCTATTGGCTATTGGCCTATTGGCTATTGGCCTATTGGCTATTGGCCTATTGGCTATTGGCCTATTGGCTATTGGCCTGGCTATTGACCTAGC